GAAATGAAACACGAGCGTCATCTTCGAATCCGAGCTCGTGCCCCCGAGCACCTGTCGCACCGCCTCGAAAACACCGTCTTCGATCTGGCACCGCAGGCGCACGCACGTCTCTTCGCGCAGTGCTTCGCCCTTCACGTCGTCGGCGTCGGCCTTGATGATGATCGGCTCGCGGAAGTCGAGATCGTAGCCGCTCGTCTCCGGGCCGGGGCCGTCAGGATCTTTCGCCATCGCCACCGTATCGAGCTGGGCCAGATCAACAATGAACGGAAATATTAGTCTTCCGCGCGACACCTACGTCGCCCCGAGCTGAATGGGGCGCGTGTAACGGGCGAGGATCGTATCGATTTCCGGGTCACCCGTGAACGCACCGATCGCGGCGCCGCGTCCAGACGGGATCGCCCATTTGGTTTGCTGATCGCGAGTGCGCAGCTCGGTCAATCGCCATGCGTTGAGTGTATCTTGCCGCTTGTCGGCATCGAGCAAGCTCGGCGCATTCCGCATCACGAGCAACTTCGTCGCCTGCTCGATCAACGGGGGCACGACGCCGATCGGGCCGGGCGGATCGGTGAATCCAAACACACCGTCGACGATGATATTCTGTCGACCGCGCGTCCAAACGAAGTCGTGCAGGAACGTGACCGAGCCGGCAGGAAGGTTCGCCGTGCTGTGGAAGAAAAACTCAACCTTCGGATTGTCGCGGTCATCCGGGTCGAGCAGCCCTTCGGACAGGTGCCGGTTGTAGACACGGATCGAATCAGGATCGACTTTCTTGTCGGACGGCTCGAACGAGGCGAGCACGATGCTGATATCGGCGAGAGCGATGATCGCCTCGTTGAGCAACAGTCCGCGCGCGCCATTGCCGTCGACCTGAACTGTCTTGGCCTCTGGCTGAAAGAACCGGCCAGTGTACATGTCGACGTAGGCCGACGCGAGCACGATCAGATCCCGCAAGGCGCCCGCCTTGATCTTCGACGCCTTCACGCCTGCGGCGCGCATCGCCGCGACGGTTGTATACGCATGCGCGAGCGGATTGCTCACCGAGCCCAACACCTCGAACTCTTGCTTGAACGTTTGGTCGGCGCCGGCCGGCGTAAATTTGAACGTCCATTCGACGAACCAAATTCCGAGCGGCGTGGCCGTGACGAATGGTGCGACATAGCGCCCGGTTCCAAGCCGCATGCCGGTCGGGCAGTCGAGTATGTCGATCGCCGTCGGCGCGACGACTTCGGTGCCGGCCGAATCAACGATGCGGAACGTGCCGCTGTCAATGTCTTTCAGGAACCCATCAACCGGATCGACCGCGAGCAATTGCAGCGCAGGGAGCGCACAACTGCTATCCGTTCCGACTGCAAGCGCGACAGGCATACCCGAAGGCTACCATGCACCGCCGACGCTACTGGAAGGCGGGATCATCGTCAGCGGCGGACTTGTCGCCGCCGCCGCTTGCCGCCGCCGGCTCGTCTTCGTCACCGGCTTTGCCCTCGGCTCGCCTCTTCGTTTCGGTCGCACGTTCGAGATTGGCCTTCGCGCGCTCGGCGCGGGCTTCCTTGGCCGCATCGCTTTCGAGATCAGCGGTCGTGAGCGAACCCACGAACTCGGGGTTCTTGACCGTGGCTTCCTTCTCGGCCTCTTGCTCGGCCACGTATTGCGCCTCGGCCTCTTTCTGCGAGTCGAACAGGTCGAAGGCCAGCGGCGAATCCTCGGGATGGTCAGGACGCGAATGGACCTTCGACAGCTTCTCGGCTATCGCATCGCCGACGTGGTACCAGCGATTCGCCATGAACTTCTGATTGCCGAGAACGTACCGGCGCAGCACGTATCCCTTGCGCGGGTTGTAGGGCTTGAGTCGAACCACTTTCGGCATCGTCGTCGCCTTTCTAGTTGGCTAGTTCGTCTAGCCCTTGATCGTGAGCAAGCTGCCGCCTGCAATCGCGTTGAGCGCGGTTTTGATCTCATTGACCAAGGTAATCGCGGTAGGGAGATCCGAGGCGTTGGCAGACGCAATCGTAGCGACCTTGAGCAGCACGAGATCGTCGGCGATATCGCGCAAGGTACCGGCCAGCGTCGGCGCACCCTGCGCTTCGTTCGGCGCGAGATTCGAACCGCCCGAACCGAACTCTGTGGTGATAGTTGCCATCGTGTCTCTCCCTGGCTAGTGCCCGGTATCCGTGATCGTCTCCGTCTCGCGCCGCGAGGCTACTTGCCGATGACGAGCAGCTCAAACGTGATGCCCGACAGGTCCACGGCGCCCGCGACTTCGGCGCCGGTCGACATGAGCTGAACGAGCAGCTTGTCGTTGGTCTTGTCGTAGCGCGCGACGTGATCGCTGTTGTTCTGCTGCACGACCGCCTCGATCGTGACGCCGGTCACCCCGAGCTTTGCCGCGACGAGCGCGGCGAAGCCGGCGGTGCCGCCGGTCGGATAGCTGTCGTCGCCCAGAAACGAAATCCGGGCCATCGAGAGCGGGCCGCCCTTGCGGCCGATCTCGTTATCTACGGTGATTGCTCCGAGTGACATAGCTTGTCTCCTAGCTTGAGCTGCCTTAGTTGTGCTCCGTGTGCTGAACTTTGCCGCTACTAGGCGACGAGAACGTTGATGCCCTTGACGACGGCGGTTTCCTCGGCGTACTTCACGTCGAAACGCATCGTCGCGACGATGATCAGCACGCCCTCGGAGACGAGCTTGTCGGTTTCGATGCGGATCTGACGCCAGATGCCGACGTTGATGTTCTTGGGATCGACGAGCAAGGTGTTCGTCGAGTCGTTGCCGCCGCCGAGATCCTCGGGGAACAGCGGCACATCGATGATCGGGATGCCCGACCAGTTGACCGGCGTGTCTTGCTCCAAGAACTTGTCACCGAGAACCGTGCCGCGGTCGGCGAGGAAGTCGCGGTAGTCGATCTCCGAGTCGATCGACGTGAAAAAGCGCATCGCGCGCTTCGTGCGCAAGAACTCGCTCGGCATCGCCTTGAGCATGTTCTTGAACAGCGTCTTGTTCGTGCGCGTGGTCGAGTGGTCGACCACGTTCGACGTCGCTTGCTTCAGGATGCCGTCGAGCACCGCGAGGAAGGTGTCCGCGCTCGCGGTATCACCTTGGATGATGACTTCATCCATGTCGCGCGAGATCGCCTCGCCCATCAGCGTCATGATGGTCTGACGCAGGGTGCCGCCCTCGATGGAGTCTTCCAACACTTCGTTGTTCAGGCGGATTTCCGCCTTGAACAACTCAGCGTCCAGCTCCGTCTGCGTCAGATCCGGCTTCGCGCGGTCGGTCGCCGCGAGCGCTGTGGCCTCCTGCCCGGCGCGCAGCACGCGCGAGGCGAAGCGGATCTTGTTGATCTCTTGCTTGTGCGACTTCATCGGCACAACGGTCGCTTGGTTCATGATGACGGATTCGTTGATCAGAATCCGCATGAACTTCTTGGCCTGCGCCGGGGCGAGAAGGCCGCCGTCAGTCGTCAGATCCGACAGCGCGAGATCCGCCTTCTGCAAGATGGTCTTGTTGTCCATGACGTGTGCGAGCTGCGACATTCTGACTCCTCCGGTTTTTTAGCGGTCGAAGAATGAACGATGTGTTGGGGTGTTTTTTCGGGTCTGTTCCCGATTCAGGTCCATCGGCCAAGTCGTATCGTCATCGTCCGACCGCTGGCCCTTTTCTACCGGCAACGCGTTGGAGGTAACGCCCCTGCGCTTGCCCTTCCTGACACCTTGACGAAGTTTGCGCTCGTGACCCTCGACCTCTTTCGTGAGCTTCGTGACCGTACTGACAAGACTGTCAATCTTGGCCGCCGTCGCTTTGTCGAGTTTCGCTGTCCGATCGCCGCCGTCGTCGCCCTTCTTCTTCTCGGATTTGCCTGCACCCTCTTTCACTGCCGGGGCAAGCGAGTCTCGCAACGCGAGCAAAATTTCGACCGCTTCTTTCAACTTGTTAAAGCGGGCCGCTGACATTTTTGCGCCGGCCTTCTTCGTGCCGGTCGGGGCCTTGTCGGCCTTGCTGTATGACGTCTTCGCCTTCCGCAAGTCGGCGATCGCCGCATCGGTCTTCTCGATGGCAACCCGCTCGTCGTCGACGTTCTTCATCGCTTCGGCGATGTTGGCGTTTGCCGCCTTGAGCGACGTCTTGAAATCGTCGTGGCCCGCCTTCGATGCGTCCGTCTTCTCTGCCGCTTCCTCTGCACGCTCGCGCAGTGCGGCCGGAAGCAACTTGTCGAGCGGGTCATCGGGATCGATCGAAGGCTTGGCGCCGAACTTGAGCTGCGCCTCGACGATGCGCGTGTGCACCACGCGCTTCGAGCTGTCGTTCTCGTAGTTGTCGGCGAACTGTTTGAACCGGGTGCGTGCGTTGTTGGCGCGGCCAGCCGTGTCGACCGGGAACTTCAGGTTAACCGGATCGGCATACAGGCTGAGCTTCGTCGGAAAGTTCGCCGGGAACGACAGGTTGCTGTTCGCTTCCAGTACTTCGACGCCGAACTTGCTCGAACGCTCCTGCCGCAGCTCGCGAAGCTCGTCATTCGTCGCGCCTTCGCGCGGCGCCTGCTTTGCTTCAGCCTTCGCAGTGACGAGATTGCCATCGTCATCCAAGACGATCTCGCCCTCGACCGTGCCGGACGTGTCACGCTTGACGATCAGAAACGGCTGCAAGTTCGCCGGACGATCCACGAGCGAAACTTCTTCGACCACGATTTCCGTGAGTCGATGAACTTGCTCGTCGTCTTGCTTCGTTTTCGTCATCTCCGTTGCGCTAACAGTCTGGACGCTATCTCACACCTCTGTCAATACTACTCAGGTCGCCGAATCGCGGAACCTCCGATACTGAACCCGGTGAAGTCCCCCGCTTTCACGTCCTTCCACAGAGCATCCGATAGCACTCTGACAGCGAGCAGCCATGTACCGGCCTTGATGACCCGCTCGCCGACGGAAAAGTCGGCGGGGGCAAGGAAGGATTCGAGGATCCTGACCTGTTTGGCGAGTTCTGTGTGCTGAATCCCGATGTTCTGGAATTCGGCCATGAACTTGTGCGCAGCGGTCCGAACCTCGTCAGCCGAGTAGATATCCTTCTGCGCATCGACCGTCTCGGGTTCGAGGACGATCCCGTACACGAATCTTTCTTCTTCGGCCTTCGCGATGATGAACTCGCCAACGCGGTAGCTCTTGGCGATCGCCTTCGCGGTTTCCGCTCGCGCGATTTTCCAGATTGAATCGGCGTCTTGGCCCTCGATCGTGAACACCCCCCGGAGCTTCGCGCCTTCGAAGCGAACCTTCATGCCGTCTTCAGTCTTGTCAACTACGACGGCGCGACCGCGGTCAGCAATCCAGATCGCCGAATCCCCGCTCGAATCATTCATCGGCTCGCCGCCGATCGATCCGCCGGCCTCGACGCCTCCGTCGAAATCGAGCAAAACCTTCGAAGATCGATTGCGCTGAATACCGGCGACAGCGGCCTTGCCGATCGGGCTCGCTTGCAGCGTCCATCCGTCGAGCCCCTCGCCGTGCCGATCAATGAACAAATGCCAAACGCTCTTGCCGTCTTTCCAGACCTGTTGCGACAGCGTGAACTGGCGCTGTTGATCGAGCGTGGCTTCTTCGATCGCAACTGACTGCACGCCCTTGACGACGAAGTTCGACACGAAGACAAGGTTCGCGGTCGAGCACTTCTGAATCGTGAACGGCCTGCCGAACCGCGAGAAGGCGATGCGCGAACCGAGCGAATCGGGCGCGGCGATCAGGATCGGCAGTTCGAGCGCAGCGGATTTCCGAACGAGCGAGTCAGCCGTTTCCTTTCCGTCTTGAAGCCAGCGTTTCGTCACGGCGGGATCGAGAACGATGACCGAATCGGGAAATTCCTTGGCATCGTCCGCGGTCGGGAACGCATCGTCGATCGACCACATCGCACAGCCGCGCTTGACGATGATCGCGATCACTTCCGCAAATGACTGCGGTCGCGCGAACTCGGCGTCGGCGTCAGGCTGGTCAGGCGAGATAAACCGCTTCGTCAGGATGCGCGTCAATTGATCGTTGACGACGGCCACATTCTCGCTAGTAAAAAATCCCGACTCGACGAGCGCATCCCGAACTCCTCGCGCACGATCGCCAGCCTTCCAGTAGCGATAGGCAGGGGGGACCGCGGTTTCGAGCGAGGCCGGCAGACCCGAACCGCTGGCCGGCATTCGCTTCGCCATCACCGCGCCCCACGTCAATACGTCGGGCAGTCCCTTCGAGAATTGCTCGATTTGGTCTAGCCGATCTTCGGCTTCGCCCTTCGTCGGGAAACATCCGAAATTGCGGCCGGTCGTCTCAGCAATGACGCAGTATTCGCCATCTTCGTTTTGCTCGATGCGCTTCTCGGCTTCTTCGCGCTTCTCGGTAACTTCGAAGCGGTCGCGCATTTTGACGACAAGATCAGCGATCTCGACATGTGGCCGACTGAGATCGGGCGGGCCGCCCAGAATCTTCACGCCCTTCGCGGCATCCGCGCTGAGCATCTGCGCGATCGCTGCCTCGGCAGACTTGCGCAAGTCGCCCCCGGCGTGCACGTAGAGATTCCCATCCTGCAACACGATGACGGCCTTCTCGGCATCGAAGCTGCGCAGGCCGGCGAGCGTATCGCCCTTGGCCGCCACTCGCGCCAGCTCGCTCGCTGGCGGGACTTCCGGGTTGCCCTCCTGCGACGGCTCACCCTGCAACCGCCAGAACTCGCGCGGCGTGAGCGACGTGAGCACGCGCCCTTCGGGGGTCACGACTCGATGCGTGTGACCACCGTCGAATGCGGTCGTCTCGACCTGCATCTCGTGATCGTGGAATCCCTCGATCTCGGTGCGTAGCTCGGTGCCGTCGGGAAGCACGAGCGCATGAACGTGCTCACCGTCCCATCCGATGTGCTCGCTGTCTTCGTCGTGAGAAAATATCTTGTGCTCGTGCTCGCCGTCTTCGTTCGTCACAACGAGCGTGCCATCGGGCAACACGAACAGGTGGGTGTGCGCGCCGTCGAACTTCGTGCTGCTGTTGTCGCGATCAATCGCGTGAACGTGAATGCCCGCCTCGGCGTTGCCGCTCGGGAATCCTTTGACCATCGAGTTCGCGCTAAAATCTTCTTCGAGCGCCTTGAGCGCCTGTTCGCTGATCTCGTAGTTCGAGATCAGCAGATGCACGAACGGCTTGCCGTCAGACCGGGGCGCCGTGTGCCGACTCTCGATCTTTTTGACGTGAAATCCGGTCGTGTCGATCTCGGATTTGGCCGTATAGGTGACAAGGAACTTGCCCTTGATCTCCTTGAGCGCCTCGACGAACTCTTCTTCGTCGAACGCGTTTTCGCCGACCATCGCGTCGTGGCCGACGTAAGGCGGATCGAGAAAGAAAAACGCATCTTCAGCGTCGTACTTCTTCACCGTGTCGAGATAACTGCCGGTCAAAACCTCGACGTCTTTCAGGCGATCGCGGAACTTCTCGATCCGTTTCGTGGATGTAAGCCGCGAGCCTTCCTGCGCCGGGTTAAACCCCGCGCGCGCCTCGCTGCCGGCCACTCCCCCGAACGCGAATCCCGACACGTACAGAAAACGGTGCAGCCGGTCGACCTTGTCGACCGGCTGCTCGCTTGTTCGCAATGACGAGTAGAGATCCTTGCTGCCGATCCATTCCTTTTTTTCGAGCTGCTCGAATTCGTCGTCGGTCAGGGTCTGAATCGCCTTGAATGCGAAGGTGATCTCCGGGTCAATGTCGTTGATGACCTCGACCTCGGAGGCATCCTTCGCGAACAAGACTGCCGCGGACCCCGCGAACGGTTCGACGTACACCCTGTGTTCGGGGATGATCGCCGCGAGCGTTTTCGCAAGACGCTTCTTCCCCGCCGGGGAAGACCAGATCGTTTTACCGATCTGGCCGATGTGGTCGGGGAAGGGCATCGTTCACGGGGCCGGGGGGCTAGTGCTGCGTCGAGGCTTCGGGATCCTTGCCCCAATCGTACAGCTCGCGAACTTCGTCGTCGCCGAACGACTTGGCGAGATCCATCGGCCAGCCCTCGGCCGCGTCAGCGCCAGCCGCCTTCTTCGCGGCAGCGGCCTCTTCTTCGGCCTTCTTTTTGTCGGCGTCTTTCTTTTTGTCGGCGTCGGCCTTCGCTTTCGCCTTCTCGGCGTCGGTCTGGGCGGCACCCTCGCCCTCGCCTTCGCCTTCGCCCTTGCCTTCTCCTTCGCCGGCACCGGCACCTTCTCCCTCGCCTTCGCCTTCTCCCTTGCCTTCTCCTTCGCCGGCACCCTCGCCTTCGCCTTCGCCGCCCGCAGCGATTTTGGCGGTCAACTCGGCGACCGTGGCTTCGAGTCCGGCGACCTTCTTCGCCATGTCGGCCTCGGCCTGCGCGGCTTCGTCGAAGACGGGGATCTCGAACTTGTCCAGCTCCTTCGCGACGAAGGCGCTGCTCGCGACCGCGATCGACGTTCGCAACGCCGTCAGGCGCGCGATCGCCTTCTCGACCGTGTCGGCCTTCGCCTTCTCGATCTCGCCCGTGGCATGCGTTGCGAACTCGTCGGCGGTCATCTCCTTCATGACGAGAGCGGCATCACCCGCATGCCCCTTGAGCACGGTTGCACACGCATCGCTCAGTGACTTGAAGATTGTTTTCATGACTCGGATCTCCTGTTGCGGTTTTATCTGCCGTCAGTCGGAACCCAAACAGATCGATCGTCGGGCTCCCAAGATTGGCCGTTCAGCTCACAGTGCAGATACTCGGGCAGCTTGTCGAGTATCCGCTGAACTCCCCACTGTTTTTCATTGCGCAGGTCACGAAAGATCCGTTCGCAAATCTTGAATCGATCGCGGACGTGGCCGGCAGTGAGCTTGCCGCCGCGCACAGGATCGCAATCCTTCGCGAAGCTCTTGGCGATGACGGTGTGAAACCCATTGACTACCTGAGTCAACACCATCGGGTCGCCCTGTGCAAGTTCGAGGAAGGGCGCAGGGATCTTCACCTGCGGCGCGAGCTGCCGTTTCACCTGCACATCCTAAATGTCGGGTACGACGATTGAGCGACAACCGCCGTGCAGAGGGGGCATCGTAACGCCCGCAGCCTGTAGCTCAACGTCGCTTAGAGTGTTTGAAAAACGGCCTATTTTGTCGCGCTGGCCTACCGCAGACTCGACCACGGTCGCCAGCCTCTGAGGCTCGCCGCCGGGCGGGCTGATCTGGATCTCCTGCCCTCCTTCAACGTTTCGTGTGCGCGCGAACGGCTGCACGTTTCGAATATCGAGCGGATCGGGCAGGGCCTCGATCTTGTCGAATGTCTGGATACCGAGATCGACCGAGAAGAATCGACCGTGCATCATTCGGCACACGTCCGACGTGACTTCATCAAGCATCGCCTCGAAGATGAAGCGACGAATGTCGGCATCCTTGAACGCCGAGAGCTGACCGAACGTGCGTGACCGATTGACGAAGACGCCGGCCGCGACATTCCAATAATTTTTTGATCTGGCGATGCCGTTCGCTCTGAGATTCTTGTCAAGTCTACCGGCGATCTGATCTCGGCCTTCGCCGCGAGCGAGCCCGCCGCTCACGATCTGCCGCGCTTGTCGCGAGAAGACTTCCGAGCGCTGCCCGAACTCGTGCGTGATGTAGTTACCCTGACTGCTGACATTGAAGTCGATCACGCGCTTGTCAAACGCGTTGGTAGCGACCGCGATGTTGAGGTTGTGCCGGGTGCGCGTAGCCTTTCGTGTTTCACCAGTCAGTCGCGGACTCTCGACTTCAGCAACGCCGATGACGCCGGGCATCACAGCATTCGCGGAATCGCGAATTATCTGCGAACTCTGCTCAATGAATCGGCGCCGCTGTTTCTGGGTTAGCCTCGGCCAGTCACGATCGAGATTTTTGATCGCGCGATCGAGTGCGACTCGCTCAGGCTTCGCGGCTCGCTCAAATGCCGCCGCCAGACGAATCGACAACACGACAAAATCTTTTCGGTTGAGCGGATTGAGCGCCTTGCGAATATCGATCCCGAACACATCGCAGAGGACCGCATCGCAGGCAGCAACGCCGCGCGCATATAGCTCAGTCCGTTGCATCGCCGCCGGTCAACTCGCGCTCGGCTTCGGCTTCGGTCGCCTTCTTCAAAACCTCACGCAACTTGATCAGCGCGATCGCCTGTCGGTCAAGCTCGTAGCTCGCGAGAACGCGCTCGATGTTCGACTTGATCTGTGGTCGCAATCTGCGGAAACGACGAGCGCCGGGGGCATTCGAGAACGGACCGCCGAAGGGGCCACCTTGCGCGGGCGCCCGCGTGCCCGGCCCTCCGGTCGTTAGGTCGGCCATGTCGAGCAACTCACCGCCGCCCTGTTCGAGCAAATCGAGCATGTCGCCGAACGCCTCGGCCTCTGCCTCCGGCGTGGCATCGGGATCCTCGCCTTCGTCTTCGGTGACGATCTCGCCGTCTTCGCCCGTCTGGATTCCGGCCACGGTGAGCGGCACCGGTTGCTTCGCCCAATCGGCGGTGATTGTGCGGAACTCGCGATTGAAGACTTCCTCAAGGAGCGGACGCATGTCGAGCGCGGTCACCGCGTTGGAGTTCATCAGATCCTTGATCATCTTCGCGACGACTGCCGGATCGCGAGTGACAGGCGCGTTCGAAACGTATTTCCAGTAACGGATCCCGAACTCATTGAGCAGCAACCGACGATTGATCATGAAGTCGAAATCTTCACGCTCGGGCTGGAAGACTTGCATCTCCGCGAACGCGAGGGCAGCGTCAGCGGTTGCGCGGTTGAAATCACGGATATCGCCGCGCAGCATTCGAGGCAACCGGAACGACATGCCAACCTTGTCGATGTTGCGTTCGTCATAGTTTTGAAACAGCGCGTCGTTGTGCTGCGCTGCGGTCAGCGGCTTCATCTCGATCTTCACGCGGCCCGAATTTTCGCTCGCCTTGCTCGATACCGTCTCCGCTTCTAACACCATGACCGAGTGAAAGTTCTTGCGGCCCTTGATGTTGTTCTGAATGAAATCCTTGATGCGTTCGACCGAGTTGCCCGACAGCTTGCCGCCACTGATCAAAAGTGCCATCGGCGGAACGCCCTTGCCATCGAAGTAGAGAAAGTTCACTTCCTCGGATTGGCGCGAACCAATCACCGAGAGCAGATTGCCGATCCATCGCGGCACGCCATAGGCCGATTCGGGATTGTGAATCGGAAAGTAGAGCAACTCGGTCGCGGGACCGTCGCTTTCATCTTCGAATTCCGCTTTGCCCTCTTCGTTCGTCGGCATGACCTTGCCAGTCTTCTTCGAGATCACGCGCGGGTCGCCGAACTCCTTGAAGAAGACTTCCCGATCTTCAAAAACCTGAATGAAGCGGCGGAACCGTCGCTGCACTGCCACGTCTTCGAATGACAGATCGGAAATACGCACGCGCATCTCGACCTCGACGGGATCATCGAGCGGCATCAGGCGAATGCTGAATGCGGGCAAATAGTTGAACTGTACGACTTCACCGCCGTCGTTGCGCAGCGCTTCCCATGTCCCCCAACCGATAACCTCGCGATCTTGCCGTGACCGCTGGCGCAGTTCCGAAAACGAAATGTCGGGGCAACAGAAGTCGAAGAAGTTTTTGAGCCACGCCTTCTCAAGCTGCATTTGCAGTTTGATTTCTTCTTTCGCTTTGCCGACGTCTTCATCGGTCGGAATCAACTCGCCGACGTCTTCGGACATGGCCTCGCGCGGATCGACACCCTTGTCGTGCAGGCTTTCGAGAAACAGCGCGTTCTTGATTCGTTCGTCAGCGTCTTCACTTTCGAGGTTGATGACCGGCTCGAATCTGTGGCCGAAGCCGTCGATGTTCGTCTGGTACGCGTCAATATTGGGACGCAGGGAGTTCGAAACCCGATAGAGCGCACACAGATCGTCGGGCTCGAACGGCGGAACCAATGCGCCATGCGTGGAGAACCTATTGCTGACTCCGGCCTCGATGACGTTCGAGGTAGGGAGATTTCCGCGATCGATAAAGTGCGCCTTGATCAGCGGTGACGTATCGAGCATGTCGCGCAGATTGCGCGGCTCGTCGGGATCAGTCTTCACCTGTCGCGTGTCACTCTTTTCTTCGTCGCCCACGAATTACCTCGCCTGCCGGCGTTTTTTCTGGCGCGGCTTCCGCACGATACGCGACGGGTCTTCGCCCTTCCAGACGTAGACGATGACTGATCCGTATGGCTCGGGATCAGGAGAAAACGACAGCGTTCGAAGCTGGTAGTTCTCTTCCGCGAGCTTCTCCTTCACGATTCGCCGGCAGTTCTCCAGCGATGTCGCGATAACATCAAACTCGGTCTTCAGGCTCGGAGTTGGCCTTTCGGGCGCACCCGCCGTTCGCTCGACCTCGTACACGCGCACCGGGTATTTCATGCCGCCCATACTACGACGCACCTCGGACACTCAATCGATGATGTGGATGCCGATAATCGCACCCTCGCTTCGTAAGGTGCGATCCTTACTGCACGCAAGGGCGCAGGCCCAAAAACGATCAGCGTGACCCTTATCGGTCGTGTCTGTGCTCGTGAGCTGTGTTCGTCCAGCCGGCGTGATCTTGCGGCGAATCGAATGGATCTGCGACACGAGTTCCCGCTCGCGGGGCAGCACAATCAGACTCTTCTGTAAGCCGATCTTGAAATCGGTGGCCCACGTTTCTTTCGATGGCCCGGTGAACGTGACGCCCTCGACTTGCGGATAGTCGTCGGCAAGATTTTCGGTCAAGTGCATGCCGATACCATTTTGATCGATCAGCATTCGACCGATCGGCAACAGGTTCAGCATCTGCCGAAGGCTCGCCTCTTGCGTTTGAAATTTCACCTTGTCGTAGCGCTTGAGTAGCCGGCAGATGAAGCGACCGTCATCAAGCTCGTCGAAGATCGCGAGTTCGGAAAAGTCTTTCTTGCGACCGACGTCGAAGCCCGCGTGAAGTCGGCCAATGTGTTTGACCTGCGAGAAGTCGTCAGCAAGTTCGAGCGAATCGTTCGTCGCCGGAAGAATCAGCTCATAGGGAAAAAACGACATCGCTTCGTCGACGTAGACAACCTCAAACTCCTGCTGAAAGTCATCGAGCGGAAGCGAGGAAAACTGTTCCTTGATGCCCTGCGTACCGAAGCGCGCAACCCGTTCTTCGGTCGCCATCTTCAACGCATCGCGCGAGGCCGTCACAACGTCGTTGCAGAAGAACGAACACAGCCACCACGGAACCTTTTGCCGCCAATAGGATCCGTAGGGCCGAAGCTCTTGGCGGGCGATCTCCCAAAACTGCCCGCGCCGGCCAAGCGGAGACGAGCACACCGTCATCTGTCCCTTCGCTCGAAGGATCAGCGCGGTCGATCCTTTGTAGACCTCCCTATCGTTGGCGTAGTGAGCAAGCTCGTCGAGGTAAATATCGCCCTTCTTCCCGCGAGGCGCACGAGACGGATGCGAGATGATTCGACTGACGCGCTTGCTCGACGAGTTGGATCGGAAACCGAGTTCGAGCTTCGAGTCGACGACCTTTTTCTTCTGAAATTCGAGCGGCAATTCTTCGTGTAGCTGCGCGGCGTAGGCGATCTTTTCTTTCGAGTCAGCGAGGTTGTACGAAACGAAAATCGAGTTGTGGGTTTCCCGAAGATGTGACCGGGCGATTGCCTCGCATGCGAAGAGAAACGAATAACCAACCTGTCTGCCCTTTTCAACACAGCGATACGGGGCGCGCGTGGCGAGAAATGCTTGCTGATAGGGTTCGAGCCTCAGCGGCTCGTCATCGAAGCGGGCGATACCCTGGAGAAACCCCGATTCCGTGGCGATCCACTCGCTGAACTCTTCCTCGGTGCGTTTAACAACAATGAGCGGCCCTGAGTTGCTTTGTGTTTCCTCTTTTGCTACAATAGCGGCAGACGCACTATCACCATCAGGAGGCAACCCATGAGTTTCGCCAATCGGGGGCGACCCCCCATCACTTTGACCGACGTCGAGCAAGCCCGGCTTCTCACTGTCAGCGGAGAGCACCGTGACGGGTTCCGTGACCACATCATTTTCGCTGTCGCCCTCGGTACTGCCTTGCGCGAATTCGAGATCGCCGCCCTCAACGTCGGCGACGTAGTGACGGGCCAGCTCAATCGCCGCACTCCAGGCATCAAGCGGCGCGTCACCCTCACCATCTTCAAGCGATGCGCCCAGAAGCCCGCCCCGCAGCAAGTCTTCCTCCCCGATTCGCTCATCCACAAGATGCGAACCTTCATCAAGTGGAAGATCAGCAACGGGGAGAACGTCGAGCCCGGCGCCCCGCTGTTCATCAGCCGCAAGGGCAATCGAATCAGTCCACGCACTCTCCGGTTCATGTTCGCCAACTGGCAGCAGCGCGCCGGCTTCGACCGCCGGTTCACTTTCCACCACCTCCGGCATACCGCCCTGACCAACATCTATCGGCGCACTCGGGATATCCGTGTCGTTCAGCGAGCTGCCCGGCACGCCAACATCAACACCACCACAATCTACGCCACCCCCACTGACGAAGATATCTTGCGGGCCGTCCGCGACCTGCCCTGTTAGACTCTCGTTGTTCCGCGAGGACGCGGCGGGCATTGCTTCTCCCAAAGGAGGCACAACTAGCTTCGCCCTCGCGGGCTCTTTTTCGAGCTGCTCAGCGAGCAGCGCTTGAAACGAGAGCTTCCCCACGAATTGAGTCTACTGCCTAACGCGGGCGACTGCGGGATCGATCTGGTGTCGGCGGTTTCGTGGCATCGCTGTGCCTGCGCATAAAGTCGGTGCGCTTCTCAATGCCGGGCCGGAACGTGCAAAACAGCGTGACCGTGACACAGTGAAATTCGTTGTCGCTCGATTGCGTGATTTCGCGATCGACCACCACGAGATGATTGTTTGCCGCGAGCCAACCAGTGATCTTCTCTCCGAGCACGGACCGATCGCCCGCGGTCGTGCCGGCGAACATTTTGATCACGTCAAAGTTCGGGCATCCTGCCCGGCGGTTCACTTCAACCTGTAATTCTTCGGCGTTGGTTTGTCTCTCACCCATGCGCTTGCAATCCTTATCGCATCGCGGGCGCAGACTTCATCGCGTGTTTCGAGAAGATCCGCGATTCGATCTCGGATCGCTTCGTTGCCGTTGTCCACGGCACGCGCGATCGCGAGATAATCCTCACGATGCACGTCAAGGGGATGCGCCGCCGTCCGATCCTCGCCCATTTTGCGGAAGCCTAACACGGCCGCCGGACACTGAGAATTTGAACCATTTCAATGGGTAACGAAAAAGTACGAAAAATCGACTTTTCCTGTTGACGGTTCCCGGTTTGTTGCCTATGATGTAAACACCACCCAAAGAGGCAACCATGAGCTACCTGAACGCACCGCAAACCGAACTCATCGCAACTAGTTGCTGTGTCTGCGCCCGTGCGCTCTGCGACTCCGTATCCGTCGAGCTGGGCATCGGCCCTGTCTGCCGTTCGAAATTCGGCTTCGACATGGACGCCGACGAAGCCACCCGCGCCGCTGCGAATGCACTCGTACATCGCATCGCCGTGAACCAGAGCGGCGAGCAAGCTCTCGACGATTGCCGCGAGCTGCGCACGCTGGGATTCGAGAAGCTCGCTGACCGCATCACCGAGCGGCTTGCCGGTCGCGCCGGCATCATCATCGCCGAAGTCGATGGCGGTTATCTCGTGACCACACCCTACAACGAGGAAGCTACGCCCGCGTGGCGCTGCGTTCCGGGCCGCCGCTGGAATCGCGACGAGAAAGCGAACTTCGTACCGGTCGGCGCGCGAGGCGATCTGTGGGCGCTCTTGCGCACCTACTTCGCCGGTTCGGTTGCGCTCGGACCGAAAGGCGGATTCGTCATCAACTAGAAAGGGTAGACTCAAATCGATGAAAAACCTGACAGTCATTTTGAAGCGACCCGGGCAAAATCCGATCGTCGAGCAGATCGAAAACACCCCGGCGGCAATGCGTCAGGCGGTGCTCGATACCGTGACAAAGCGAACAGTCATCGCGAACAATGGTCACAGCCGCTTCGTCTTCGTGACCCGTTTCGACGACGAAGGCGAATTGAACTTCGTTATCGAGGGCGCGGCCTTCTTCGGCCCGGCGATCTTCACGAAGCTCGATCCATCGGGCAACCGGATCGACCTGACCGAACAAGAGTGCGAAGAATGGATCGGCTACATCAACAAGCTCGTACAACACACCACCGAAGGCCAACCCGAGTCAGTTGAACGCGCGAAGCCCGAGCGCATCATCAACGACAAACACTCGATCCAGATCGTTCCGGCAGACGCGACCGACACAGAGACGGGTAATCCGCTCACGCCCGAGCAACTGATCGAGCGCATGGCCGAACAATGGGGCATCGAGTTCGAGCACGTTCCCCTGACCGATCAGAACGTCTATGGCGCCGCGCTCGTCGTCATCGAGTCATCGATCGAGTACACGGTCGCCGATGAAGAGACGATGCTACTCAACATCGGGGAAGGCGGGGCGCCCTACTATCTCAGGGTCATCGAGATCACGAAGATCGAGAACGAAGAAGCCCGAGAGCAGTTCCCGCACATCGACGGCTAGCGGCTGACAGATCCGCGTGCGAGTATTGGCTCGATGCGGATCACGAAAAGCGCAGTTATCGCCTTGCTCGTCGGCCTCCTGCTCGTGGCCGGTATCGGCATCTGGTACAAGCTCGGTGTCGAGCCGGGGATCCCCGTCTGGGCCGAAGGCAACAAGGCCGTCGAATGGCCGCGCGAGCGCCTTCCGCTCAAGGTATGGTGCGAATCCGATCAAGACGATTGCCGCGCCGCCGTGAATTTGTGGAACGACGCCGCCGACTGTCCGTTCCTTCTGTGGGTCGAGCGGCCTGACGGCGCCGACGTTCGCATCGTCAACGGATCAGCGAACGATCCCGAGCGCGGCGATGCGTGGGAAAAAACATTCGCGAGCAAGACCGGCGATCAGGTGAACTACGTCGAAGTTCGATTGTACGAGCCGCCCATCAGTCTTAGCTCGCCCTACTCGATACGATACGCTGTCAACGCCCACGGGATTTCGCACGGCCTCGGGCTTGCGCACACAACCTTCGGCATCACGCGCGCCGTACTGTCAGGAACCAATCCCTATCCGCGCGTAGTTGACAAACACGGCCGCGCTTTGCAAGAAAGATACTGCGAACCATGATTGGAGAAAACTGATGGCACAGATAGTCGAGAAGGATCTCGTAATCGACGAAGCGTTCGACATCTCGCGATTCACCGAGAAGAGTCTCGTTGTCCATCCCGGCGCGAGCGGCGACTACGACGTCGAGATTTCGAACGACGGCACGATCTTCCTCGATCTCGTGACCGGCATCGTGGCGGATACGTTTCTCCGCGGCGGACGCGGCGCAACCGATATCCCGCTCGCAGTGAAGTTCATCAAGATCACGGAAGACGTCGCCGGCACGGATCCGACCTTCAAATTTCTCGGCCTCGACAGCGCCTAGCCTGAATGGCGCTATCACAGCGAACGCACTGGCGCGTCTGGCGTGTCAATCCGAAGAATCGTCGGGCACGCTATGCCGACGCCGCCTGTCCAACAACCTCGCGCCTACCGCTCAAAACGACAACCGCCCCCGACCGCGTTGACTGCCAACTATGCCAGCGAATCCTCGCTGCACGATCCCCCAAAAGCCGCAAATGAGCTAAGCTCATCGACGCGGGTCATGTTCCGCGCCGCTTTCGCCCTCGGTCGGGTCGCGCTGGCCGGGGGCGGGCTTTATCCGACAGAAATCGACGTAGAGACGCGTTACTTTCTGTCAGAATCGGCCGCAGTCTGGGAAGGTCGGTCACGATCCTCAGAAGGTCGCAAGCGCTTCATCAGGCGAGGCCGGATCGCCTTCTCGACTCGCGCAAAGGCATCGGCTGCGCCGCGGGTAATCGCTGTGACGAGTCGTTCGAGCATTGGCCCATGCTATCGCATCACGTCGCCGATTGCCACGCGCAGATCAAGCAACAACCGATCGACGCGCACAAGTGCCTCAGCTTTCGCATCAGCGATGTGAGGTTCCCGCAAAACTTCAGGGCCGAGCTTGAGCGCTCCATCAACTGCGACGAACCAAATCTTGCTCTCCGGCGCGCGCTCGACAATAACGCGCAGACCATCCATCGGCGACACTTCGTAGCGGCACCGGCTATGCTCCCTCCAGCGCCTCCGCGTGTCCCTTCGCCGTCTCATGGTCTGCACGATAGCGGGGCAGTGCGACAGCGGAGTCAAAAAAGCTACAAATTTGCGTATTTTTTTGTTGCAAGCGCGCGCCGAGTTGTCATAGGATCAGAAGACGCACAAGAGGCAACCAATGAACGAACCGAAACACACTGTCGCCGAACTGTCGGAAAAATTCGAGACGATGTTCGGCATCCCCATCGAGCAAGGCATCGAGCGCGTGAAGCTGCTCATGCGGCGCACGATCTCGATGGGCGAAGCAACCAGCGGCATGAATTGGAATGGATTTTTCGGTCTGTCAGTACGCAGCTGTTCGCGCACGACGATCGAGGATCACGACTTCATGATGTTCGCTTTCTTCGCGATGTACGGACTCGGACAGTTCGAGGCGTTGCCAAAGGTCGAGCTTCGCGCGACGCCGCCGGCCGCGTTGCTTCAGAAGCCCTGAAAGCGGGGTGTCGCGAATCCAAACACCGTGCGGCTTTGTCACAGACGGTAAAACACGCACTTGCGTTTTTTACTGTGCGAACCTGTCACGCGGTAAAAAACCTACATGAGTAGTTTTCCGTGGTTACAACTTGGCACCCCGCGTGCATTACCATCCATCATGACGAGCAAGACCGGAACCGACGGCCTCCCTCTCAGTTGGACCCCCTCGCGGCGGGCCCGCCATCTCGCGAAGCGCGCCGCAGTACGCGCGGAAGAGAATGCCCGCGCAGCCGCCTACGAGGCAATGACAGATGCCGAGCGCGCCGCCGAAGTCGTGCGCATCATGGGAGGATTTTAGGATGACGACGCACACAAACAACAATCCCGAAGATTTCACCACCCGCCACGTCGGCGAGCTTTTCGATTCAAATCTCGACATCGTCGAAGTAGCCAAGCTCGTCCGCAAAGCTCTCAAGGGCGCCGGCCTCCGCGCCTCCGTCCGCGTGCAGCGCTACTCGATGGGCCAGTGCCTGAACATCGCGATCAGCGAAGTCACTTCGGTCGCACTCAAGGCCGAGTTGACCCGCACCGCGATGAAGCACGCCGACGAAATCGCCAACATCCCCGGCTCGCGCGACTTCGAAAGCTGCTACCGCTACGCCGCCGAGTGCCTCGCGTCTTCCTTCGCGACCGCCTACCAGCGCAGCGAGAGCGACTCCCACACCGATTACTACTCGGCCAACTTCTCGACGAACGCGACTTTCCGCGCCAACTAGCAAAAAAGACGAAAAAGAGTTTTTTATTGTTGACACGAACGCCGAACGTAGGCATACTAAGAACATGACGCACACACTCTCAACCAACCCGCCCACCGGCTCGAAGGTTCGCATCAATGGCCGCCCCACCGTCTACACCGTGGTGAAGTCGAGCGAGATGGGCTTCGACCTTCGCGGCCCCCGTGGCGGTCTCCGCTCCGTAGTTCGCAACATCCACCGCGCCGACGACCTCACCATAATCGTCATGGCCGGCATCTCCGCTCGCTCCGAGCGCATCGACTCTATCGAGGTTCTCTAAAATGACCACCACCCAAGCCTGTCGCCTTCTCGCCCACGCCCTGCGCCTGCATGCCGACGTTCCGGCCGAGCCCGGCCTTCCGCTCTTGTCGGAAGTTCCCGACGACTGGAAAGATCGCGCCAGCCTGTCAGTCAATGAGCACCGCGATCACGGCATCGTCGACACCAAGGGTCGCGCTGTCGGTGGCCGCATCATCGTGCGCCCTTACTTCCGCTGCGTCACAGGAGAAAAGTACGGCGAATTCGGGTTCTCGGTACATCGCTACAGCGGTCAGTGGGATCTCAACTGTCAGGCCACGCGCAACGGTAACAGCTTCGGTGCGAGCACTCGGGACAAGACCTATCCCAGCAAGGCCGCCGCGCTGGCCGCTGTTGATGCCACATTCGAGGCCCAGCGCAAGCGCTACGCCAAAAAGTTCGGCACGGAGGTTCTCTAAGATGACTGACCTCGAAGCCCTCGCCATCCGCATCAACGAACTGACGCCCGGCCTGATGGTCTCAGCCGAGATGCTCGGGCACATCGCGCAGGCGCTCGCGCTCGACGAAGACGCGGGCATCCTTTTCTTCGGGCTCGTCGCCGAGAAACAGGTCGACGCCGAAGATGACAAACAATGAAAATCACACTCACAATCGGCGACAAGAAACTGATCGCGCGCAGACCGCACGATCAGTCGACGTTCGTCGAAGTCAACGCCGCTTGCCCGCGATGCAAGATCGAGCCGATGCAAGTGCAAGGCAACGGCAATTCGATCGAAAGTCGCGATACCTACCGCGCCGATGCGCGCTGCCTTGCCTGCGGCGAGACGGTCGGCACCCTGCGCGTGAAAGTGTCAACGATCTTCGGCATCGAAGAAGATGACCGCGTTTTGAACGGACGCTGCCGCGTCTACTAGTTGAGCGTGATCGCGTTCTATGTGTATAGAGTCCCGTGCATGATGCGAGAGATCGACGATTTCGCGATGCCGTACTTTTCGCTCAACTGTGCGTAGGTTTCTCCGCGCGCTCGATCCTTTTTTAGACGCCCGACCTGTCGATCCGTAAGATTGCGCCGGAAGCTCGCAGCGTGTCGCGCGTGTGCCTTGCGTTCCGCTTCAGGCCGATCCAGGGCGTTATCCGTGCCGCTCCCTATTGCAAGATTCGTGAACCGGTTGTTTGTGTGATCGCCGTCGAGATGTCTTACCTGCGTAACCGAATCTAGCGCTGCCTCTCCGTAAAGCTGGTATCCGGCCAAACGATGAACAGGAACCGGAACTCTTTTTTTTCGAGAATCAACAACGTTAAAAGTCAGGTACCGAGGCCGCGACGTTCCCGAAGACCTTGAGCATCCCGAAGACATCCCTAGCTTTCGAAAGGTGCCGGTCGGCGAGAGAACCTTGCCATCCTTCGTCACGCGATAGCCTTTCTCAAAGGCCGTTCGCACTGCATTTATCATCACGCCCATTGCTTCGCTACGCTATCACAGGTTGAAAATTTCAGGTGCCGCGATCTCGATCGGCGCGTCGGCATACCATGGCCACGGACATTCGGAATCGCCGAGCGCGTGAATGCGGGCTAACTCCTGCTCGCGCGCGCGATCGTGTTCGAGATCGTAGTCGAGGATTTCTTGCGTCATGAGAGCATCCATCGTCGCGAACGTCATGCCCGCTTCGATCTCGAACTCGCTGTACTCGCACCCGTGACTGCAAATGTAGGCCGGCTTGCTCACGGCAGATCCGGCATCGGCAAAAACTTCCACTTGCCACGATATTTTTTTAGAGGTTCGGAATCGCAGCCATCAATGACAAGCTGACCATTAGGCTCAATCTCCACGTTGAGCGCCTCGACTGTCTCGATCTCGGCATCGTCAGTGTCGTAGGTTCTTCCGAAAAACCACCACCATCCATCGCAGTCAGGCTCGTTGAGCCAACCTTCGATAACCCAACCATTGAACGCGCGCCGCGCCTCAGAGCGCTCGACCTTCTTCACGGCGATGTCAGCTTGAATACGCTGTACGGCCGACTTCGCATTCGCGAGCCAAAGACGATATTCACCTGGACCGAGCACGTTGACCTTGCTCGCCTTGTCCGAGAGCGCCGCTTGCGCTTCGTTGAGCTGTGCAATTAGTTCGTCGTATTCGCGCTCGATGCGCTCTTTGTCTTTCTCGATCTGATCGAACGTCATCGTCGCCTTTCCTAGTCGCCCGCGAACGCGTTGATGTTGAAATCGAAATGAATGAACTCTGCCGACTTGGGCGGGGCCACCTGGATCGACACGCAAGGGGCGCCCGTCATCGGATGACGCCTGCAATCGATCTCGCCAATTTTGCAGCCCAGCATCGCGTACCAGTTCGCCATGTTCGCGGCAGCGTGCATCGCGGCGCGCTTGTAATCGGCATCCATTTTTTCGCAGGCGCTACACATCGAGACTCTCTCCCTTTTCGATCTTGTCCCATAGTGGATCCGAGGCCACCGGAAGGCAAACGATGATCCGCTCCCAGTCGATCTTGATCGTCTTGCGCTCGACACGGCGGATCGAATTGTAGTAACCGCCGCCGGGCACGACCACGCGATCAACCACGCGATCGATACCGCTCGGGATACGGTGCACGAGCGGGCCGCAGTCGACGCCGAGTTCGCGCGCGCGGGCGCGCATCTCGATCATTGTCTCGGCGTTCGACAGCGCGTCCATGAACTCTTCGATCAGGATCTCTTCCGCGAGTCGGAGCCGCGCAGAGGGGATCGTGTCATCAGGGATCGTTCTCTTAGCCATTAGCCCGCCTCGCTTCCAGGCGTTCGAGATCGGTATGCCGCGACCACCCTACATGTCGGCAGTCGAGGCACTCGTATTCCCGGCGCTTCGTCGAGTTCCTGCCGCGTGCGTTGCCGTATCGTGCGGCCCTGTGCCGGCCTGTGAGCTTGACCCGGCCTATCCACCCCCGTTCGCTACGGCGACCATAGGCGCCCTCTACGAGCCTGCATTGGCTGCAGCGGAAGCTGATTGGCTGGCCGGTCCCTGCGTTGGTTCCGGGCATCAGGCGGCCTTCACCATACGTCACCATCGGGGGGTGGCTTCGGGCGAGTGTTACCGCACAGACAGATGGGAGATACCGGCTCCACGAGTTCGCCACAGGAACAGCGCCACGGCTTGCTCAGGAACTCACGTCGCTTCTCGCGAGCCTCGAACTGCCGACGACGCCTTTCTGTCTTGCTGCTCACTCGTGATCCTTGTCGACTTCGGGCTGCTCGAACTCGTCGCCGTCGCCGTTCATGTGAATCGCATCGCCGTGCGCCGGCATCACACAATCGGCCACCGGACACGCCAGCGGCGGACCATGCAGCGGCGGACCATGCAGCGGCGGACACGGCTCTACGTGGTTTCCCGGTGCATCCCGAGGATCGACACAGACATCTTTAGCTAGGAATTTACTCGGCCCGGGTGGCACTCTGTGCCCGCCCTCGTGCTTGTCAGGTAGCGTGCACTCGGGGTGACGCTTGCACCGCTCGCCCTTGAACTCGCGCGCCTTGTCGTCGGTCAGGTGTTCGATCAGTCTTCGCACGATGAAGTGCATCGGACCTGACGAGCATTCGTGGCAAGTGTGAATAGCAATGTCGAAAATCTTCGGCCTGTCTTTGCGCTCGGGGATAACATAGCGAGTCGCCCACGCCCATTTCGTTGACCAATCCTTCGGCATGTCGCCCGTCGTGATCTCGTCGGTGCCGCATGCGTTGCACGTCCACAGCTTTCGCTCGACATTTTCAACCGTCATTGTTTTTCTTCCTCGGGGATTTCCAACGTCATTGACTCGACCGTGACGTGTTCGGCGGGGTAACCGACCGAGAAGCCGTCACCGACTTGAACCACTGTGCAGCCGTGATAGACCCAGGTTTCCTTGCAAGTGTCGCAGCGTGCACGCATCGTGAACGTGGTGCTGTCTGGATCGGGCTCGAAGTGCACGACCACGAGACTGTGACCGCACCACACGGGGCCAACTGCGCCATCAGCCACCGGCCGGCTCCTTGCCACCCGCATTGGCGAGCACCTTCTGATCGACCTCGGTGCGCTTGCGCAGCTTGTCTTCCAGGTTCGCGCACAGGTCGCGCACAGCTTGGATCACGGTGCCGCCATAGCCCTTCACGGGATCCGAATGCGATCGAAGATGCACACTCGCGATAACTGGCGCGTCGGAATCGAGTTGGTCGAACTCTACTCTGCCGGGTGCCCCCGAAAACTTCACTCGTTGTTCGAGCACGATCGCGCGCCGCATCAAATCTTCGAGAGTGGTCGTCATTGTGTTTGTCTTCCTTTCACCATCAGGTGGCTTGGCCTTCGACTGCCATTTCGCTTTGATCTTCCGCACAACTTCGCGACCGGCTTCGTCTGCTACACCGCTGAGCAAGGCTTGCGCCGTAGCGCGGATCGTGTCGCGCAGCCATGTCACTTCATCTCGCCTCGCTCGCGGCGCAGCTCCTTCGCGATCGCAGCGACGAGCTTCTTCTCGCGATCGTCCATGATAAAGCCGCAGTTCTCGCCGCCGCTGTCGTCGAGGTAATCCTGAACGAGACGGCTGGCGATCAACTCGGGTTTCGCTTTACGTGGTTTCATTCCCATTCTATTTCTCCAACGCGGCGCGCGGCCCGACATGGGTGAACGAGCAGTCGCACAACTCGCAGTGAAACTCGATGCCCGACATTCGAAGATGCTCGTCAAGCGGGTGCCCGCACCGCTTGCACTCCGGCTCTTTGCGGAACCCCGTGTTGTCGCGCTGTAGGCCCAAAAAGCTCCCCGCACCGCGTAATCCCGGCTGCCAGAGTCGACCAAACGCAACGATGATGCCGGGCAAGTGCAACGTCAACGACGGTCCGGTGTGGTCAAAACTAAAACCGATACTGAGCCACCAATTACGACCGAGTTGCAGATCCCAATTACGCATCGTATTCATCTTCCTTGAGGTTTCCTAGATCGAGCCACACGCCGAACAAATGAAATTGCAACGATGGATCACTGTGATCAAAATGGACGCCAAGCCCTAGACGCAGAAGACGACCGAACCGAATGCCCCATCTACGGCGGATCGCTATCGTCTTCATGCCTTCGCTTTCGCCGCGTGCTCGCGGCAAACATCGATCGCTTCACTGCGCGAGTCGGCGCAATCAGTCAGCCATGGACGGTCGACCGGCCCGCAACGCGCTCCCCACAGTGTGCCTTCGTCGCGCGGGCGCGCTTGAACCCACACGACGTATTCGCCGCAGCGCCACACGCTCGCCTCACGATCGAAAATGAACTTCATCGTCATCCGCCTCGCCGCCTCCGCTTCTCTCTCAGTCTTGGCGCAATAGTGACAAAACCAACCGCACACCAGACTTGCGCCACATCCAACGCATTCAACATCATCAGCCAAGCAGTGTCGCTATCAACTTGTCGCGCGCCGACTTCGCATCGTCAACAAACGCTTCGCCGCACTCTTCCGCGAGTGATTCGGTACAGTCGGCATCATTGAGATACTTGTTGAGCACGTAGACCGCCGCGAGGCGTTCGTCACGGCCGATCGGCGGGCACTTGGATTGCAGCGCGTAGCGGCGCTGTGTCTCGACTCGCTCGACGATCTCATCAATCGCCGTGGCGATCTTGAATCCGGCCGCCTGCGCGATCTTCAGAATCAGATTGCTGTATCTGATCCGCTGGTTGTCGTAGCACACAAAGCACTTCACGTCGGCGGGCAGCTTCAGTTCGCTGCACTGGCATTCGAGATTGCTCATGGTCGGGATCCTTTCTTCATCGCCATTACGACGGCGACTTCGGCGATCTGATCGAGCGCGGCGCGCGCGGCGATGATGAACTTCGGCATGCACTTCAGACAGATCCGAAACGAGAAGTGACCGACGGCGCGCACATTGATTACGGCCTTCGCCCCGTTGTACCGCTGGCGATACGTGTTACACATCGCGCACTGGCCGGCACGCGCCACGGTCGAGGGTTCGGCGACGAAGTTCGGTTCAGGCATTGTCACTCGTCTTCCATCGGGTTCTCGTCGGTTTCACCCGTGATCCAGCGAAGCGCAGCATCAACGCCTTGCTCGTAGCTCATGCCGCCCCACCTTGAACCTTTGTCGATTCCATCGGCGGCCTTGTTGAGCACGTCGTCGATCTCCTTCTGCGTTCGTTTCACCGGTTCGTTCATGACACCGCCCGCCTTTCTAGCGCTTCTTTGTTCGCGTAATCGAGATCGTAGCGCTTGCCGTTTTTTTGCAAGCGAGACTCGACGCGATACCATTCGGCTTTCACTTTGTCGGTGAGTTTCGAGACGCGATTCCAATCCACCGATGCGCCCCCGGTGACCGCTGAGAGTTGCTGGCATGCGCTCTCCAGTCGATTCTGTGCGTCTTCGATGTAGCGCAGCGCGGCGGCCACTCGCTCACGGGCTGCGGCCTTCGTGTCGATGGGTTCGCTCATGCTGTTACTACCGACCACAGTTCCGCGGCTTGTTCGCCGCCGAGTGTGTCAACGAGGAAGGGCCGATAGTCGTCGTGCCGATCCCTGAGAGAGCGACACCTGAACAGCGCGCGCAACGCGATCTCGATGCCCGGCTGATTGCCGACGTCGGCGATGACCCACGCTTCGCGCAGATGGATAATCGCCGCGACGATGCGCGTTGAAAAGCCTGTCAAGAACGCGGTGTTCATCTCGACTTGTTCGAGCGTCTTGATGCAATCGGGTTTACGCTTCATGGTTGCGTCCTTGGCTTGGGTGCGTCGGTCAACTTGTAGTGTTTTTTGATCGTCTTGCGAGTGGTCTGCCGAGCGGCGCCAGTGCTGACGTCCTGCATTTGCACGACACCGGTCTTCGTATTGACGCTGCGCACAATCAAGATGTCACCTCTTCTGTGCACGTAGTGCTGACCGACCTCGACCTTGGTGCGTATCACGGCTAGACGACTTCACTTGACATCGATTTTCTCCAACGCCGGATCGAGCGTGATCAGCGGATGCCGACTGCGCTCGACCTCCTTGAGCGCGGTATCGAGCCTGTCAAGGTGGCGTCCGACGGTCTTGCACAATTTCTCTTCCAACGCATCGAGCGCGGCCTCGACCGTATTTCCGAAAGCAGCTATCTCTACCTCTCCTGTCGCCGCCGGAAGCGCAGTCACTTGAAAGCCGCCACGCTGAGAACTGATCTTTGCGCTGACATCGGTGCCCGGCGTTCGGCAGTTGACTCTGACGAGCTTGCAGATATTCTCGATACGATCATCGACCGCGAGCGCGACGATCGCCGACTCACCGTCGCGGTTGACCGCGCGCCATGCCCGGCGCAACTGATTCGTCAGCGGCTCGCCGAATGCCGGCACGTAGCCGCTCTCGCGCACTGTGGCGAGGCAGTCGCCAACTACGTCGATCAGTTGCTTATACCGGTTGCCGACCTCGCGCTCGATCGCAGCGTGTTCAGCAAAGGTGCGGTCCGCACGCATTTCGAGTTCGTGCGCCTGTTGTCTCAGTCGGCCGACCGCCTCGACGATATCGGCGCGGTTCTCGCTTTCCGGCAGATCGAGCATTTGTCTGATGATCGCGAGCGCGTTCGCGTCCCTATTGCTCTCGGCCACTTCGACCCGAGTGAACTCGCGCAGGTATTCGACCATTCTCTCGATCAGTTCTTGGCGCGTTTCGGGCGAATTCTCTTCGCCAACGAACTCACCGATCGCGTTCTGAAGTCCGGCAATAAACCTATCCAGATCAAAACCCATCATCTACGCCCTCCCTGCTTTGACTTCTTCGCCGAAGGCATCGAGTTCATCGCTGATGCACTCCATGATCTTCTCGTCGTAGTCGGTCACATCGTCGGGATTGCCCGTGTCCGACAGCGCGTTCATCATCGTGTGGAGCAACCCGCGCGCGCCCGCGAAGAAGGCGCGCTTCATCTCACGCTGTTGGGTCGCGGTGCATTCTGCGAGTTTGATGGCGTCGTAGAATGACCGCCACTGTTGTTCGATCAGCTTAGGATTGATCATCACTTCTTCTTTCGCTTGCGACGATTGCGGTTTGTGCTGCGCTTGCATGACGATTCACTCTCGCGACGAATCGGAAAGACCCGCACGTATTCGCAGTCGACGCAGACACAGCGGCCTCGCTGCGGGCACGGATGGATCCACGTCCAGCGGTGCGAATTGTCTTGCCAGACTTTCTCACCGGGCTCCGGGGTCGTCGGCATGTAGTTCCCCCGCTGTCACGAGCAACCCGCACCCACCCGAACACAGATAACCGCCAGCCTCGAACGATCGCCACGGCGGGGGCGGAGCCTTGAAGGATCCTATCGGCTCGAAGCCGCGCTCGGTTGCCGAGAAGCCCGTGATCAGCGCGTCGACCGCAATGGTGGCTTTACATGCCTTGCGTCGGCAATAGATGATCATGCGGCCTCGCGCGCGGTGCAGGCCGTATAGCCGCACTCGCCTTCGTAGGGAAAGCCTCGGCACATCTCGGGGCGAGTTTCGTAGACGCCGCAGTCACCGGACGGCAACAAGTTCGAGCACGAATAGAAGTGCAGCGGATTGGCGGGCGGCACTCCTTCGTTCGACTCCGTTGATGTGTGACGTAGGCCGACGTAGACGACCATCGCCGCGATCTGTTCGCCATCCTCGGCGGAGCCCTTCTTTTCTTGCAATTCCTCGGGACCGTAGGGCAGCGGGAAACAGCGACAGCAATGACCGGTGCAGCGGCTCATGCGGACCTCAACGGATCGAGATAGTCGGTAACGACCGAAGGCGCGGCACCCTTGCCTTCGAGCCAGTCGAGCACCTCGAAGCACTGTTCGTCAGTGAAGTCTTCGACGCGAAGGCGCGGTGTGGTCGCGATCTTCATCAGGTCGATATCCTTCATCAGCTCGTCCATGCGCGGCGACGTCGCCATCGCTAGGCGCAGCCTGTCTCGATCGATCACAGTTGCCTCTTGTCTACGAAATATGGATCGCTCCACGCTGGATCCGAGAAACTGCGCGCCCACAGAATCACGCCGTCGTCCGACGTCATTACCATTGCCACAGGCGGATGCTCGATTGCTGTACGAAAACCAATCGCGCCGAGCACAGACCAGAACGCATCCCATCGCCAGCGGGCGTAGATGCGCTCGAACTGGGCGATGTCGACGATGGTCAATCGATGCTCGACGATCATGCTTGGCATCAGCCGGCTCGGGGCGGACTGCAGCGCTGCATTTCTTTCAATCGGCGCATCCGATCGCGGATCAGCTTGTCGAGAATCTCTTGCGTGACGACGACGACATCCGGCTGACCGTCTTGCCATTCCTGATAGGCGAGCCACAGTGCCGCCCCATCCTTGCCGCGTGCGGCCATCCCGTCATAGTCTTTGAGCGGGTATTTCTCGTCATCCCACGCGCGTTCGACCATCGTGCGTTTGAACTCCAGCATCCGAGCCTTCGTGCAGTCGATGAACATGCGCGAGCCGACTTCGGGAACGTGCAGTGTGCTGCGGGTGTCGTCTTGCCAGTTGACGTGTTGCATTTCGACGCCGTCAACCGAGCCCAGACAAAACGGGGTCACGCCGTCGCGACTATTCCAGAGCACTTCTTTCGTCTTGCCGTCATCCGATGCGTAGTTCATCAGGCAGAACGCTTCGCCGTGCAGATATTTGCCGTCGTGCAGTTTCATCGTCGAACCTCCAACTCTCCGTAGAAGTGAACCTCGGCGCCGCCGCCGACGGGGCGACAGACCACGCTCTCGCCATCGTGCGCGACAACTTCAAGCCGCTCGGGGAATATGTCGCGCTCGGGATAGATGAACAACTCCCAGCCGGCACCCGGCGTGATGACCGTTCCAATCGATGCTTCCTTGAGCTTCATGATTTTTCTCCGGGGTGGGTCAGGCGATCGGGGCGATAGTAGATCGCGTAACGTCTCAGATGGAACGCGAGAGACAGCGCGTGGATGATTCGAATCAGCGCTTCGAGATCCCAATACGGATCGCTGGGCTCAGGCGTGCCCATGGGAACGCCCGCGCGGCAATCGATGCACTCCATCCGACCGGCGATGACACCGCTGTGTCGGCACACCGGGATGATCGGACCATCGGCCAGCAAAACGGCGATGCACTGGAAGCCCCACTGATTCATCGCCGGCTCGGTCATCAGAAATCCTGTGATCCGCCCGACGATCTCTCCGACGTTAGCTCGTGGTCTTCGAGCCAGCAGTCGAGATCCTCCGGGGTGCGCACGTAGTAATCGAATTCAGCGACCAGCGATTCGAAATACTCATCATAGAAGTAATCATCGAATGGGAATTCGAGTTGCTCCATCAGTCGCCCTCGGGCTGCGGGCGCATGACATGGATGACACAATCGATGCAGGCGAGCCCGCCGCTGTCGGTGGCGAGCTTCTCGATCAACTCGACGCCGCTCACCGATAACCGATCACAAACCGCGCGACCGTTTTCGATCCAGTGCCAGACCGGATCGGCCTGATACCACCCGCGACCTTCGTCGGCGATGAGCCAGCCGGCCGCCTTCGCGAGATCCTCCCATTGGGTATCAGTCTCAGCCGCCTCGATGATGTCGTTGCGCAGCGGTTCAAGCGCGCCTTCCAGAACCGCCACCCGCTCCTTGGCGGTGTCGGCGTCGTCTCGGAATTTGCCGAGGAAGTGTCGTTCGCCTAGAAGCTGTTGGTGGGATTTTTCTGCGGCGGCTTTCCAAAAGTTCCGCTGTTCCAATGCTACATCCCGCTCCCATTTCAGTTCTTTCGCGATGTCGATATCAGGGGCTCCGTCTTGCTGGCACTCTTCCCCGGGCTCAAGCCAGTGCATCCCGCGACCGTCCTGATCGGCGTGGGCGCAGAGTCGTCGTTTCTCGTCGGCCATCAGTCGCCGCCCTGCCCGACAACGGCTTCCGCGAGCATCTCGGAGCGCGAACGCCATCGACGGTCGACGAATACAAGCTCGCCGTCGTTGTACGCATCGAGCAGATAGCGCTCCATCAATCGAACGAGCTTCTGAGCGAAACGTTCTTCAACCTTCTCGTTGTTGTGATCGCGCTTCCATTTCAGGATCAACGATTCGAGCGAACCGCGCGTTCGCTTGGGTAGCTCACCAAATCTTTCTGTAGGGCCACCACGATCTAGAATCGGCCTTGCGATGACGTGAAGCTGATCGTCGTTCCAACCAAACGTTGCGATGAGCTTGATCGGATCGGTATCGTCTTGCAGACTGATATCGCGTTCGGCCATCAGATCCCTCCTTGCTTCTCGACAGCGGCGCGCGCACGCCTGAGAGTGTTGCCGTAGACTTGGCTTTGACTATTGAAGATGGCGTTGTCGATCGCTTGCAGGAGATGCTCTCTCTCGATGGCGTCTACCTCGAACGTCACCGCCTTCACCTTCTCGCGCAACGCGCGCACCGCTACTTCGTCCGGGTGGAATGCAAAGTACGGAACTCTGAAATGCCAATAGTCCGTAACCGCAGTCTCGACATGCCATCGCTGCGCATCGGTGAAGACGACGCGAGTTTTCTTCTTCGGAGCCTTGTCGATGGTCGTCGGTTCCGTCTTCATCACTGCGCCTCGCCGGCCGCTTGCGACATCGGCTTCCGATCCGGGTAGGCAACCGTCGTGCCGGTGCCGTCAGGAAAGCACCGAAACGAACCGTTCTTGTGAAGCCAATCGTCGCCGGCTTCGTCTTCGATCGGCCAAACCGGTCGCCCGCAGTTGACGCAGTGATAGCTCGCCATCGTCGAGGCTCCTAGAACTCGGGGTCGGAATCACGCGCGCTGTCGATATGCGCTTGAGACGCGACCGCGCGCGGCGAACCGTCACCACGGTCGCGACTGCAATCGAACTTGTCGCCATCCCAATCAGGCAAACCGCTCGCACGCGGCGTCGACAAGTCATCGCCGTTGCGCTCTGGATCCGACTTGGCGCGCCATCGGCCGACGTCGCATGACCAGCATTTGTCACGGCTCGTCGAGTTGTCGACGCCACAGCGGCAGGTCCATGCGTGAACCAATACCGATGCGGCAACCTCGGGGCCGTAGGGCTTGCCGGCCGCCTTGTCGTCGCCGCACTTCCAACAGGAGCCGGACGTGACCTGATTGCCGGCGCCGCAATTACAGCGCCACGCCTTGTACTTGACGTCGCCTTCGGTGCCGTACGCGACGATGGCCTTGGCGTCGATGCCGCATGACCAGCAAGCCGACCGATCAACCGAGTTCGTCTTCCCGCAGCGACCGCAGTCCCATGCTGGCGGTTTGGAGTCGCTGGGATTCGGCAACGGATCGCCATCGGCAGGTCTCGACGCAGTGACGCCGTTAAGCGAGCTACCGTACCTCGCTTCAACCCCCGCAGTCGTCATGCCTTCGACTACCGTTGGTCGAGGCGAGCCGCAGTTGGTGCAGATCGTGCGCAGCTCGGAGCTTGCCGACGTGATCCAGTTGCATTGCATCGAATCGCAGCCGGGGCACTTCCAATCATCGGCAGACGTCTCGGAAAACAGAGTCGGCGCGTCTGGCTTCGCGGTCGTGCAACGCCAACAGTTTGTGACGTCCGCGCGATTGACCGCGCCGCACGTCGTTCGATCGGTCACCCTACGCTGAATGCAGCGCCACTTGTCGCCCTCGCGATACTCGCGCGTACGACCGGCTTCGTGTACCGCCTCGGCAACCATGGGGCCCACATCCGTCAATTGAGCCCCGGCAGCGGCGGCGGCGTGTGTGGCCGCGTAGGCCACTGCCTGCGGGTCACCGCCATAGGCTGCGATACGCCGCGCCTCGGCCGCAGCGGCGAGCGCGCGACCGGCGAGCGTCTTGCCGGCGCCCAGCATGCCCAGCATCGCCGTGTTCGTCTCTTGGCACAACTCGGGCAGCGGCGGATAGACGCCATCAGCCGGCGGAGGTGGCACGTAGACGCCGATGCCATCGCCGGGTTTACGTGCCGGTCGCTCTGTTTCGCAGTGCCAACAGCGCAGGCCGTCGGCGATATTCATGATGCCACACTCGGGGCACTCCCAGTCAGCGCCTCTCGCGCGGGCCGCCGCAGGCGTCGGAATCGGGCCGCCGATCAGTGTCCGCATCCGTTCCGCGAACGCCATAACTCCGCGCTCGACGGCTGCCGCGTTGTCGCGAGTGAGTCGCCGTAACGACGCGTTTGGGATCAGCACGCGCAGATCGTCGAGATGGCTCGCGCTTCGGGTATAGACGAGAAGGCCGCCGGGCAGCTTGCTTCGAAGCGCGACCGCTACGCGTGCCCATTCGCCCGACTCTTCCGGGGGGCTGTCTGGTACCTCTGCCGGGGAGTCTTCGGTCTTCGCGCTGGCTCTCTCGACGAAGCCAAGCGCCATGCGGATCTTTCCGCCCAACGCCTTGAGCCGTTCGCGATCAAGATGGCGCGGCAGCAACAATCGGCCAATGCGCTCGACGAAGTCAGCGTCAGACTTGTTGAGCAGTACGACGCCATTGAAGATCGCGTTCGCTTCATCGATCCGCTTGAGGTACTCGACCATGCGGCGCAGTCGCGGTCGATCCTTGTACCAGCTCGGGCGGTCCGACAGCCGGGTCAGGAACTCGACATCGGTTTCGTCGGGCTTGATGTGGCCGCGCGCTTTTTTCTCTTGCAGCGCTTGCTCGTTGTCGTCGAACAGACTGGCGATGCGCCGAAGTCGATCGCGATCGATGTCAATTGGAAGCGAAGTTCGGGTCGAGAGCCGCAACAAGAAGGCGCTCACCTTCTCGGAGCCGTCCTGCGGATCTAGCTCATTTCGCAACTCGGTTTCGAAATCGGTTTTGTCCGACAAGGTTGCCTCCTGAATGTCGAGCCCCGTCGCAGAGTGTAGCCGCGACCTCCGACTCTAGTGTTTAGTAGCACAGTCGGACGCTCGGGCGAAAGCACGAAATCGAGTTTTTTTGTGTTTGGCCCGGGAGTGCCGTGCTACACTTCGTTTGGGACTGAACCGCCGGCTCTGGCGCCCTCCTTGACGCCCTGTGCTCCCCAGCATGGGGCGTTCTCTTTGAAAAAAGAAGGAGAGGACAGGGATCGAACCTGCGTAGCCTTTCGACTGCCTCCGGGACTGAACCGGGCCCATTACCTCTCTGGCACCTCTCCTATTTCTAAGCATGCCATCGTGGCCCCGAGAAGTCAACAAAAAAGAACGCACAATCGTCTTTTTCTGCTAACCACGCAAAACGGTTGGACGCAAAACGGGTGCCTGACCGACGCCAGGCACCCGCTCGTTTGGGAAAGCCGCTCAGCCGGTGAGCTAAACGGCTAGGACGAAATTCCGACCGCACCGTCGGCGAAGTCGTCGGCACGTCGGCCGTCGTCGTTCCTGTAGTGGATCATGGCCAGGTTCGTCTGCATGCCTGTGGCGTCGATTCGTATCGATAGGCGAGCAGTCAGCACGATCTCGTGCCGGTCGATCAGGTACACGTCGGCGATCGGACGCTCCGATACGTCGAGGATATCGGCGGTCGTGACGTCGATCGGGATGGCCCAATCGAAGACGGCCGTCGTCACACTCGGCGAATCGACCGCGCGAGCCTCCGTGATGGTCGGCGAGTCATAGTCGTATGCCTGCGCAGATCGATCGGCGCCCAGCGTCACCGCTAGGCCCAACAGCAGTAGCAGCAAAATTCGATGCATCGAAATTCCTCCCTGAATGGCCTTTGGCCGTTGTGATTTCAGACCATACAGCCGGCCTCCGACAGTTCACCCCTTGGCGGGGCAGCATGGCCCGGTTACAGTGTCGCTGCGCGGACGGTGATGCACAAGACAGGCTTAGACCGAGCCCCGCCCGGTTGAAGCCGTCGCAAGGCTGGGTAACGGCATCACTGTCCGCGTTTTTTCTGACCGAGATTTTTTTCCGGTTCGCTCGGGTCGTCGTCGACTGACCTGAAACCGCCATAACAGCAGTCATCGTCGCCGCAGTGGTAGTGGTCGCACTTCGGACATTCGTTCGGCCATCCGTCGTAGTCGAATTCGTGCTCGCAGTTGGTGCATCGGAACCGAGTCACAATTGTTCTCCCACTCCAACCAAAATATTTAGGCCGGCTTCGGTCACCGACACCATCACCCGATTCCGAGCCCCACGCGACCTGACGGCATAGCCGGCCTTCGCAAGCGAGAAGGTGCACTTGTCGGCCACCCTGCGCGAAAGCCCGGCTAGCCCGGCCACGACGTCGACCGTCCGCGGTTCGTAGTCGAGAGCGCTGAGCGCCTTGCGCTGGTTTCGGCCTAGCTGCTTTCTCACTTGGGATTGGTCTCCGGCTGGAGTTAGTATGACAAGGTTAACACAAAGTGACGCCTGTGGCGTCCTTTAGTGTTAGTATCCGAAATCACGGCCACATGTCGAGAGCCATGGTAGGAAGGCTGACTGTAACCCAAAGTTCACGGCCGATCGAGGCCACCCCCACCTACACGGCCCCACCCCCACCTACCCTAGAATCGAAGGGGGGTCTTCTCTGCACGCAACCGAAACGCACCGGCCGCCCTTCGATCGGTGACGAGCTTGTTGCGATCGTCAAGCTGCTCGAACTGGGCAACGGTCGACGGCCAGAGACGAACGCATCGAGCCCCACTCCCACCCAGGGCATGGGGCCGCCGGCAGCGTCGAAGCGAATGCGGCAGTAGCGTTCCCCGTTCCGTCTCGATGCCGCGGTCTGATCTCGCTGCGTTGCCAGCAACCAAGACCGGCCGAACTGCCGAGTTACTACAGAAGCGGCAGAGCGCTGTCACGGTTCGAGCGATCGATCCGTTAGTACCGAGCGGGGTCAACCCACCATGCGTGACTCGTCAACGAGTACGCCCGCCAAGGCCGCGTCGACCTCATCTCGCTTCTCTCGGATCTTGCTGTGCGTGCGTTGCAGGTCGTCAAGCGTGAGCCCGTTCTCGCCGTCCTTACCGAGTGCGCCCTGCTGCTCGATGTATGTCTTCAGGCGGATGGCGATGTTGAAGTCGCTGAGGCTGTCGACCTTCACCATATCCTTTTCGAGCAGCGCCTTAAATTTCAGCAGCCACGAGTCGAGAATCGCAGCACCCTCAGCTAACGATAAGGCTCGGGACTTTGCGACTTCTTCTGCAACGAACTTCGAAGCCTGTCTTTCCCAGGTCTCTCGCTTAAACTTCCAGTTGCGCTTCTTCGAATGGTATGCGACGAGCGATGCCTTGCAATTCACACGTCGAGCGACGTCGCTATAGTTCGGCTTGCGTCGAACAAGATCGCCTCGCTTGCTCTTCTCTTCGACGATCTCGCCTTGGATGTAATACGTTTCGGCAAGTTCCCAGTCGACATCGACCCTTGCGTACTTGCCGGGATGATTGCGTCGAACGCCTTTGGGCTTAGGAACCAACCTCTCGCTCATGTCAACGACAGTCTACATCGAACTATCGATGAAATCACCCATCGGGCTCTCGCCCATATGGGAAGAGTCAACGACGCCATAGATCATCGACGACTAGCTCACCCCTGGCAACCTTGAGAGCAGCACTGCGGACACACAGCTTGCAGGGCTGCTCGGTGCCGTTCATGTCTCGCGAGTGCGACAGTGGGAGAGAGTCGCACAACGACCACAGGCCATTGTCGAACGAGAAGATGTGGACCTTGACGATCTTGTTGCGTCCTTTGCTCGCTCTCCAGAAGCCCTGCATTCAGTCAGCGCTCTCGTGGAAGTTGCAATCGCTGATCACAGCGAACCATCCCTCGCGGAACATTTCCGCGGTGTGCCTTCCCATCTCGCAAACCTCGACATGCTCGCAACCGATGCACAGGTGTTGCTCGGTATAGCGTCGAACCATCTCACCTCGGCCCTCGGCCTGCGATGGTCTGCCATCGTCTTCAGGCTCGGGGCCTTCCTCCTGTAGATCCGATGGGGATTGTGTTTCGGTTTCCGATTCCGATGGGGGCACGGATAAAGAGTTCACGTCTTCGATCTTCTGCGAAACGAAGATGTGTCGCACATCGTGATCGTCCTTTGTCCGTCCACAGCAACCGCACGTCTCCACGATAAGTGGTGGCTTCCCGAGTCCCATCACGACACTCCCTTCAGCATGACGAAAACTTCAGAGTTCTTACAAACCTCTATGGCGATCATCGCGTCGTAGGCGTGCTCGCGCTTCGACTTCACGGTCACAGATTCGATCAACGTCGCCATCACCGGATAGCGATCGGTGATCTCTTCGTGCAATTCCCTGTCCGTGCTGTTCACCTTTCCGCAGAGCTTCTTCTTCAGCATGTTCGGGCTTATTTGAACCATCGGGATTTCCAGCTCGCTACAGATGCTCGCCAAGACTCCCCAGGCGAACCCGAGCATTCTGATCGTCTTCGCATTGCGTGGCGACGACATGCCTTCGGCGCAGATCAGCTTCACATCGTTGCGGTGAACCAGAGCCATCAAGGCTGCATGCAGTTCCTTGGTTCGACGGAACTCATCATCAGGTGCGAGCACCTTGTTTCGACGGTGCGATTTTTCGGTCAACACGACTCCCACGCACAGGGGGTCGATCCTTTGACCCACAACGCTGGCAAGAGTCCATCCAAAGTTTGCATAACCGGGGTCGACGCCGAGAACGTTCATGCGTGTCGTCTCACCTGTTGACGTAGGCGCTTGAGCACCCGCGGATTGTTCAGGATGTAGCGCTTGATATCGGTCGGCATTCGACCGGCGAGTCGCATCAGTTCGTCAGCGTTCATACCGAGTGCAGACGCGAGCGACAGAATCAGCGACTCCGAAGGCGTACATTCGATCGATTCCGTCTCGACTCGCGACAGGTACGCGGGCGAGATATTGATTCGCTCTGCCAACTCGCGAAGGCCATAGCCAGCTTCCTCGCGAGCACTTCTCACTGTCGTTCCGAACGTCATTTTTTTGCCTTCTCCTTCTTCTCTTTCTTCTTCTCAGGCTTCTTCTCGGGCTCAGGCTTTTCCTTCCGAGCGGAGAACCGACTCTGATAGCCAGACTCGGCCATCGCGTCGATCTCGATCTTGAGCATCTTCGCTTCTGCGGCGTTCATATCCTTCGCGACCTTCTTCACGAGCACGTCGACTTTCTTGACATCGATGCTCATCACCTTCGACCGCACTTCCTCTTCTTTCAGCTCAGCCTTCTTCGCCAAGACATTGATCACGCTGTCGGGAAATTTCCGACCGTGCTTCGCCTTGTTGATCGCGTAGGTGATCCCGTTGACACTGAACGTGCCGTCGCCCTTGATCTTCGCCTTGATCAGCTTCTCCAACTCTTCCTTGCGACCCTTGAGCAGCTTGAAAATATACGTCACACGCTCTCGCTCTGCGGTGACCTCCTGCATCACTTCGGGATTCGCAATAAACATCTCGGCGAGCTTCTCATCATCGGTCGCTAAGGCGTTCTGATACTTCGGGCATTGGTTGCGCTGATCGCACCATGCGCAGAACTCGTTCAGACGAGCGGGATAGGGTCCTACCTCGCTCTGTCGCATCAGCGACTCGACGAAGTTGCATGCGCTCTCGATCTGTTCTTCGTCACGCGTGGTCTTCATGTCGATGCCGTGACGGAGCATGTCGAACGTGAAGGTGATCTTTTTAGCGTTCGGGTAGAGCTGTTTCGCAGCCCAGAGGTAGATCGACGGTTGCAGGTCGTTGTCGACCTGATCGCGATCGAACAGCACTCGATTCGTCTTGTAGTCTCTGACGTCGATGTGGTCGTCGCCTAGATCGTCAATGCGATCGATGAAGCCGAGGAAGTTCCAACCGGCGAGGGGCAGCTCGAAGCGCTGTTCGATCCCAATATGCCGAGCGTAGTCGACCATGCCGTTGCGTGCAGCGTAGTCAACGAGGATGTGCCGACCTTCCTCGAAGATTTCGAACTCGCTGATGTGCTTGTTCTTCTCGAAGCTCTCGCGGTAAATTTCCATCATCAGATCCTTGGGAAACGGACCGGCGATCTTCCCGTCAACGATTTGGGTCATCGTCGTTTCCAGCGTGCCGTGCATGAGGTTGCCAAAATGCAGTGGCAGACCGGGCTCGGACTTGAGACGCTGGACGTAACGCATCTCGAACGAGAGCGGGCACTGCTCGAACCGCTTGACTCTCGACACGCTGATCAGATCATTCGCGTAGGCCGGGCGTTCGCGGTGCAAGACGATAGGAGTGGTCAGGTGATTGAGCGAGAGCATGGTTCTAAGCCTCCACGAAGGTTTTGGTGAACTGGGAAACGCGACAGCCGGGAAACGCGGCGATCAGCCGACACAGCGTCAACAGATGCTCGGGGGTGATTTCTTTTCGATTCGCGTCGGTGTAGTTGGGCACGAGCCAGAACTCGCCGATCGCTTCGGACGTAATGCAGACCTCTACACCGAGTGCTCGAAAGCTCGCTACCTCGATCTCCGAGGGCAGGCCATCAACCTTGAGCTGTCGGTCATCATCGGCCGCCACAGGCGCTGTAACGGCCTGTGGCGTCGGCGGTGGCGACAGCGGTGCCGTCGGCTCATCGGGGGAGGCATCCGTAACGGGGAAGCTGGTGAGACGGTCGAGCATCTTCGCCTTCCAACCCGGCCGGAAGTACAGCTCGTCGGCGACCGCACTCACGTAGTCGGGGTTCGCTTCGACGAAGGCCGCTGACATCGGATTGGGGATGGGTTTGCCACTGTTCCGGCGAAGCCACTCTTCACAAACGGGGTGGGCGAGCAGACCGCATGACCGATCCTCCGCGAAGTGCCGACAGCGTTTTTTCTCTCCCTCGGCCTCGTACTCAGGACAGAGGATCTGACTCGAATTGGTTTTGATAACCATCAAACTCTCTTTGTTGGACCTATTTTCAACCAGTTAGACCGAGTTACCGGTAACTCATTGATGATTTACCGAGTAAGTCGTCGCCAAAAACAATGAACAATAACAGCAATCTAAGTATGGTTTACCCCGTGATTACCGGGTTTACCGGGTTTTGTCAGATGAAACTACCTACACTAGGGATCACATACACGCAGAGGGGGGAGGGGGTTTTTATCTCTCACACCCTCTAGTATAGATATATATATATATTAGGTAATATAGGTAACTAAGGGGTTTCTCCCAGCCTACCTCGTGGAACTCTTCAGCTTTCTCCTGCCACCCCCAACCGGTAAGATGCCACTTAGATCCGGCATCTTGGTCGGTGCTGCCACAAACCGTGCCAAGCCGACTTGACATCGTGCGGAACACTTGTTGCATACGGCCCTGTGGCAAAACAGCATGGGGGCCCGGGACCATCAACCCGGAAACCCGGTAAACCCGGTAACTCGGGGGCAAGACTCGTTGAGCCCCTTCGCGTCGAGTCTCGCGACTCGCGACGTCAATCGAGCCCCTTCTAAGGTGCTGATCTAGCGAACCTTGAGTTTGCTCTCCGACCCTACGAGCACGCCCGATTCGACCATGAGACCCCCCGACCGGCCCTAGTTGCCCCCCGAGCGGGTAGGTGGCCTGCGGACTGAGGTACGCCGCAGCGAGAATGGCGCCTACGCAGGCCCCGAGCACGGCCGCGACAGCGCGCGTAGGACGCCCGTCACGCCCGCGAAGTGATGTCGGCGCCGCGATGGTCCGGGCTCGCGGAACGGCTGCCACAGGACGCCTGACAGCTCCGTCGACGGGCAGTCTACCGCCCGCCTGCCGCCCGGATTCCCGGTCGCCTGCGCTGGCGAACAGAGCCACGATCGCCTCGCGCGCCGACCACTGCGGATTGCTCGCCCACCACGCCATCGCGCCGTAGACGACCGCCATCGCCCCCACAACCCCATACACCGTCCACAACCCCATACTCACGAGTGGAGCCCCGCATCGCAAGGATCGAGCGGTCCCGCCCCGCAGACGTCGCAGGCGATGCACGCCGACCGCGGCATTTTTCGGGGTCGGCCCGCCATCGCCGACAGCCGGGCATCGCGAATCGCCTCGATACTCCGACGGACCGGATCGGCGTTGAGCACGCGCGCCCGCGGCACCTGTGGCGGGGTCCCCGCCTCCGGGGGCACGATTTCGCCCTCGAACTGTCGCCGCCGTCGGGTGTAGACGATCTCGGTGATCACGATGCCAGCTGCGCTGGAGAGGCAGAAGGCGAGCGAGATCCACATCGTGAGGGTCACGAGCGCCGCCTCCTACCGCCGCCGGGAAGCAACGAGAACGGCCCCTCGATCTTCGGGGGCTTGGGGGGGTCTGCCGCCGGAGCCTTGCGGCCTACGTCGCCTATGGGCAGGCTGAATACGTCGCCAGACGGTGAGCGCGTGGCGGGTGTCTGGCCGATCATGCCGCTCTTGTCGGTGCCACGCCGCCCACCGCCGGGAAGGCACGAGAACGTGCGCTCCGATTTTTTGTCGTCGTCGTCGCTCCAGGGGCGCTCCCAGCCCTCGCCCGCATGGGACCAGAAGCGCGGCGCACGTTCGTCAGGCGGGTCGACGTGGCTGACCGCGCCAAAGTCGTTGTGCCGCTCGATGGCCGGCAGCGCTTGTCGCCGGATCGCCGGGAACCTCGACCTCGGCATCGCGGTCGCCGTCGGTAGCGGCGCCATAGGCCCGCCGGCTTCCGGTGGCACTTCGTCTTCGGTCCAGCCGCGCCACGCGCGCCGTAGCACTGCCACGCCGCCGACGACCACCATGACGGTTGCAACCGCCGCCAGCGTAAACGCCAGCCACGAGACGCCGATATGGGCTTGGATAAATTCGTAGATCATTGTGCTCTCCTGCGCCTCGACATGTCGCGCGCTGTGGGCATCGGATCCGGTTCGGGCTCCGATGCTGGGATGCCGCCTGTCGCGAGTCGATGTTCAGTGTCTCGAATGACGCGCATGACCTGTCGGACGATCGGCCCGACGCCGACGGCAATAATGATCAGGAGGATCGCGTTCACGATCTCGTTCGCGACGTATTCGAGCGTCACAGGTTCATCCCCTCGAATGCTTCATCAACGCGAGCGCGCCATTCCTCTTTTGGGAATGATCGCGCGTACAAAAATGCGGTCAGTTCACCGACGCCGTAGCCGCCGCGACAAGACCCGGTAATCATCGCAGCCTGCGGTCCCCACAGGTGGCAGTACACCTCGTAGGCTCGCAGCACCACCTCTTCTCTGAGCGTGGCGCGCCGGAGATTTCTTGTCTGCGCGATCTGCACAGGCATCGTCTTGACGTCGCTCACGAGCCCCGCTCCTTGTGCCACGTCTCGAACAGTTTCAGCTTGTCGCGTGCACGTTTCTTGATACGCCCTCCGTCGAGCCCGTTGTGATAGATCACGAAGTCCCATGCCGCGATCACGTCGGCTAGCTCGTCTTCGAGTCGTTCGCGAAGATCGGTGCCATCCCAATGGTTCGACTCGCCTGCGAGTGCGATCAGCTTGCCGCACACTTGTGTGACTTCGCCCGCTTCCTCGATCAGTTTGCTGATGCCCGGCCACACGTTCGAGCCGATGGAAAAATCGCCGCTTCCTTGTGGTGTCACCGTGCGTCTCCGATGACGACTGTCGCCACCTCGATCAGTCGTGGCCCATGCGCGCCGCAGTCACCGCCTGAAAGGCGTGCGCAGTCGCGGCACCATCGCCACCATCGCGGCGGACAAATGCAGTGCCGCCCCGTGGAGCCGCCGCATGCGCTGCAAGGATTCAACGATCGTGTCATCGTGCTCTCCTACTCCGGGCCACTGCCCGTGCTGCTTGCCGGTTCCGGCGCCTAGCCGCGCCCGCCCGCTCTCGATAGCTCAGCGGCTTTTTTGGCTTCGTCCATCGCCAGATTCCGAAGAACACCAAACCGACCGCGATCCCGACCACGATTGCCATCCCCTCGCTCACTTCGAACCTCCGATCGCCGTCGCCGGGCAGCCGGGCTGACCGCAGCATACCTCTAGATCGCCTACAGCCGCGCCGCAGCCGATACATGTTCCTGGACCGCCAACGTCCAGACCGCCGCGTATGATCGCGCATGACCCCGGCTCGCCTGCGACAGCTCGCCGCGCCTCTTCAACGCTGTCGAATGCGCCATCGCATTGGGCATTCCGAATCGCGGCGACGGTCTCACTGATCGATGAGGTATCGATTGTCGGTCGGCGACGTCGTCGACGCCACGCGCTGAAGGCGTATCCCCAGCCGAACAGACCGACCGCGCAGACGATGATCAGCAGTACGTCGCTCACGGCGAGCACGCTCCGTCGTGGCCGTAGAGGCGCCTGCAGGCTACTCGAACGCGCCCGATGCCGCACGTTGGATGACCGTTCCATGTGCACTCGTCTTTGTGGTCGGTGTCCAGCGAGCAACCGGGCTCGTGCCAGAGCCACAGTAGTTCTCCGTGCAACACGGCGCTCGATCGCATTCGGCAGGTCAGTTCGCGCTCGTGGCCGGCGATCAGCGCGCAGTTCAGCTCGTCGCAGCGTTTCGAGCGATCGATGTCGCCCATCATCTCGTCAGGGTCGTCGCCGTCGACAGTGACTTTCTCGGCCGCGAGCGACATCAGCTTCCCGCCGGCACGCTTGCCGGCACGCACGATCGAGATGGTCACGCCGAGATCGGTCATCAATTGTTTCTCGTTCCGCGAGTCGTTGAACAGCGCCAACGCGCCTACTGGCGTCCACAGACATTTCGCGTGACAAGGCAGGCGCGAGCCAGCCCATGGTCGCCATTTGTCATTGCAGACCGGGCATGTTCGCCACGCGCTTGCGCCGATAGGCCATGCTTGCGCGCGCATCGACATCACGAACCATTCGTGCGTGACGCCGATTTCGTAGGGTTCGACGAGTATGGCTCGCGATGCTCTGTGACCGACGGCTCTCATGATGCACACTCCGACAGCAGCGGCGCCGCGCAGCTCGGGCACGCCGCCATCGAGCGCCGCAGCATGGACGCAATGAATCGCCATGTCGGCGCGTCGGTTTCGCGCCACGGCGCTTTGACGGTGAACTCGACCTTCGTCGCGACGTGCCGGTTCGGTTCGTCGTTCGTGATTTCGATCAGGCCGCACTCGATCGGTATGTTCGCCGGGCTGATGACGCCCTTGGGCGCGACGAAGTAAAACTGATTGGCGTAGAGCAGCGCCGGCCGTCTCTTGACCGGCTGTTCGAGTTCGCGCAAATAGTCGCGCTTGCTCACCTTGATTTCGTAGGCGGTGCGCACGTTGTGCTTGCTCGGATACGGCGACATCGCGAACGCGTCGATCCGTCGTTCGCTGTCGACGCCCCATCCTGCCCCCGCGCGCAGCTCGGCGAAGAAGATGTCTTCGGCGTGTAGCTCGCGCAGGAGTGCGGTGATTCGCTTTGATGTCCACTTCATGACTTCAATTCCTCTATCGCATCCGGCTCAGTCAACGCGTCGGCAAGGTCTTCATCACCGGCTTCGATCTGCTCGCTTAGATCGGCGCCAAACTCTTCGGTCCAACCGCACGCCATGCACCACGACGGCGATGTCATCACGCCCACGCCGACGTCGACTTCGTTGCGATCAATCGAGTCTTGCCCGCACTCGGGGCACAGCTCCTTTTTCGTCATGCGCGCGCCTCTTTGAGTTCGGCGATAGCCGCGAGCGCACGCTCACCGAATAAGTTGCCGCCCTCGTTGTCGTATTGAATGAACGCTAGGTGCGGTTGCCCATGACCGCAACAAGCATTCATGACGCCGGGCAAGGTGCCCAGGCAGCCATCGTGCCCGTCGGGCGTATTGGCGAGCCCGCAGAAACCGCAGTCCCTGTTCGGCGTCTCGGCGACAGGTTCGCGCGTGTCGGCGTAGAGGCAGAGAACGCGGTGTCCTCTGTGCATGTCTTCGCTCTTGGCTGTGGAAGACATGGGTTACGTTTTCTGTGACTCCAGGTAGGCGATGTATCGCCCGAGCCAGCCATGAACGCGCCGTAATCCTTCCAGTGTCGCGCGCGGCGCGGCATCCTCTCCCCATAGGATGTCGATGTTTGCATCTCTTGCTGCGGGTGCGGCTTCGAGAACGATTACCTGATCATCTAGATAGAGCGGTCGCGGTTTCTTAGTCGTGGAAGACATAGCTCACGTTCCTTACGTTGGGGGACCAGCAAGCGCGGCACGAGCCGCAGCGGTGTTCGCGCGACGGAGCAAGGCACTCGATCGACTCGTTGGCCTTGTCGCCGCGTACAGGATGCCCGGTGAAGCGGTGCACGCTCGACGTCGTGAGAGCAGCGAGCCGGCCCTCGAACTCGGGCCACTCGTCAAGATAGTCGGCCGACAATCGCACGACGAGATTCTCGGGGAATCTGTCGGCCGCGTCGTCATCGACGAGCGCGAGGTAATCGGCGACCATCAAATGCTCGCGCGTCGGAAGCCAGTGGTGAACGGTCTCGGTCCGGTAGGCCACCGAGACGATGTTGCGAAGGTGCCAGACCGCGGCAAGGTCGCCCGAGTCGTGCCATCGAAACCACGACTTCTCAGGACCGACGCAGCGCAGCCGAATCATCCGAACCATCGCATCGACCCATCGCGGATCGTGGATCGCCTTCTGTCGATAACTGCGTGACTTGGCGCTCGTGCTGAATTGGTAAAAGCCTCCGAGCGTGTAGCAGCCCGAGCACACCGAGCCTTCCTCGACCATCAGTTTCTGACCGCGTTTGCATTCGTGCGAGTCGAGGCCGTAGGTGTAGCCGGGCATCTTTGTCGTATGCCCGAGCTTGCCCGCGATCATCTCCGCGCGCCGCAGCGTGATGCGCCGGTCCGGCTCGACTGGCCCGTGTTTCACTTCGTCGAGCAGACAATCCGGGCAGCGACACCACGGCGGATCTCTGAGCACAGGAAGATTCAATCGCCGAACACTCACTTCGCTAGCTCGCTGCGTATCTGTGCGGCGATCTGCGCGCAGTGTTTCCCCCACGGACCGTCGACGCCGTTGTCGTCGGCCATGATCAGTTCGTATAGCTCTGGATACTCCTTCTCGAACTCGGCGACACCGGTACAGTCGGAGAGCACAACCGGCAGCGCAGACCATAGCGCCGTCTGCGCGTTGCCCAGAGCGATCGCGAGCTGCGCGTGCTCGGCGCGCGCGCGATGACGCATCGGCAGCTTGTTGACGATCTCGGCAAGCGTCAGCTCTCTACTCGGGCCGCCCATCATCCACCTTCCTTCGCAATCGCTTCGCACGCGCAGTGCAGCGCGCAGCCGCCGCAGGGTTCGCACGCGATATCGCCCCAACAGCCTCCGGGCGGTGGCGCATCCGAGCAACAGAACTCAACGCCCAGATCGTCGCCGTACAACAGGCGCCGCTGATCGGTCGCCATAAGAATCAACAACCAACCGGATTCCCTGAGTGCGTTCGTGCGCACGATTGTGTTCACCCTTGCCGTTATCGCTTTGTTCTCGATGATGATCGGCGCGTCGATGAATTCGATCTCTCGATGTAGCTCGGCGATCTGTTCTTCAAGGTGTCCGACGTCGAGAGCACGCCGACCGAGACAGGTGAAGCAATACTCGATCTGATGCACGCCCGGGATGTAGCGAAACCGCACCGCGCAGTCGACGCAGTACATGACCTCGGTACCGAGCGCGGCAAGTTCAGCTTCGGCGGCCTCGTGTCGTCGCTCGCTCTCGTCGAATCGTTGTTCGATCTTCGCGAGTTTGTCGAGGCGTTTGGCAGCGTGGCGCAGCGCCTCTAACGCATCGTTGTGGCTATCCATCGTCGTCGGCCTTCATCGCTTTGAACAACTCCCTGAGCGCGTCGAGGGTTCGCGGCGAGTGGCCGCCCGAGTTGCAGAACTCGACGGACGAACCAAGACCCTCTTCACCGGACTCACGGACGGACACGATGATGTCGCCGTCGTCTTGCAACAACAGTCCAAGTCTGCCGTCGGGCGACATATCCTCGGTACGGCGGACAATGCGTGGATCGCGATCAGCCATGTCACTTGCCTCCGCCGGACAGCGCGCCTTCGAAGGCACAGGCCGCATCGCGGAGGATGCCTGCGGTGAACACGGTGCCGGCCGGTCCACGGTTCTGATCTTTCACCCACTCCTTCAGCCTCAAGTATTCGTCCGTCGTGAATCGGTCTGGTTCCTTGCTGACGGATGCCCTATCATTGGCAACGGCGGCACGGGCGATACACACGACACACGGCGGCAAAAGAACACAGTGGGCGCGTACGTCGCCGATAGTTGGCACGTCGCGATCTAAACAGCCATGAGCAGCGATCTCTCGTAGCTGTCTTTCCTGTTCGCGCAAGCGTTCCTCGGCCTCGATGAGCAGCTCGATGTAGAACTCAGTTTCGTTGTCGCCTTCTTCGCCGCGCCATCGCGCGATTCGGTCTGCAATGCTCATCTCCATCATTCGCCTCCGTCCGGCATCCTGAGCAGCCGAAGCTGCGATGACTGCCTGCGTTTCAGTTTTCGTGGATTCCACCGAGCCGCGGTCCATTCTTTCCATGGGATCTTTTTGTCGTAGGCGCCGACCACCCATCGCTGAAATCCGAGCAGCTCCGGCGTGCGCTCGTAGGGCATCGGATAGGGTCGTGCGCCGAACTCGCGCAGTTGCCGGCGCCGCTTGTTGCGTTCCGCGTGCGCTTCACCGGGCTCGTAACCAATCAGCATGTACACCATGATGTGATCGGGTTTGACGCCATGCCGAACGAGCGCCTTAAGACCGGCGAACAGTCGCCCGCGATCTTCCAGTCGATCCCATGCCGTATAGATCCGCCGCGTCTTGAAATCGAGCGAGCGATAGTTCATCGACGCCATCGCGCTCGCGCTCTCGTCGTCGAGGAAGCGAGCGTTGATGCCTTGCAACAGCGACACCCGGAACGGCCCCGCGTTGATCGCGTCAACGTGCTCACGCCAGTTCGGCTGCCCGAAGAAGTCGTTGTCTAGGAGGGCCAGATCCCGAGGCCACGGCTCGCCGCGCCACAGTTGCTCGACTGTCTGTGCGGCGCGAACCTTCCCCTCCTTCTGCGGCACGACGCAGAACTTGCAACGCAGCCGGCAGCCGCGTTGTGTGAATCCGATCGACGGTCGATAGCTCGGATAGATCGAGTAGTCTTGCACCGCCGTTGTGATGCCGCGGTCTTCGAGTGAGCCCGATACGCTCCATCCGGTTCCGCCCAGAATCGCGCTTGGGTATTCGCGCAGGACCGCATCGGCGACGGGCCGCGTCTTCAGGAAGATCAGCGAGCCGTAAACGCGGTCAAACTCGTCGCCGAAACGACGGCACACGGTGGACGCGTTGCCGGCCTTGCGCAACTCTACGTCATCACCGAGAGCGCGGTGATGCGCAGCGATTCGCATCAAGGCAACGTTCGGCAACTTGCCATCGAGCTGCAAGAGCAACACCTTCACTAGTCCGCGCCTCCGTCTTCCGACATCATCTTCGTCGCCTTGCTGATGCGGTCACCGAGTGCGGTGATCAGCAACACCGACAGCAGCTCCCACGGTCCGATACGTTTGCTCTTGCGCGGCCAGCCGCGGATCCGCCCGCGCTTCCACACCTTGTTCGTGTTCTTGGAGTAGTGCGCGCCCTTGTAGATTTCGAATAGGTAGTTACCGCGCATGCTATCGCCGCTGCCGTCGTTGATGATGTGCGCGCGGCCAAGGTCAATGACATCGCCCTTGCCGGCACGATGGAACTCTAGCTTGATGACGATCACCGTCTACTGACCCTTGAGCGCCGCGCGCGCCTCGAACGATGCGTTATCGCAATCCTTCTCGACCTCGCTCAGAGAGTCGGACAGATTCTCAACGTCATCGGGATCGGGGCCGCCTTGTCGTTGTGCTGCCCCCGCCTTGCGCGATATCTCGTCGAGCGCATCCGCTGCGCTGTCGAGCGCGGTAGTCAGGTCGTCGATGCGATCTACGATCTCACCGGCATCGTGCCATTCGCCTTCGACGTGAATTCTAACTTCTGTGTCGCCATCAGTTGCCATCGTCGTCGCCCTTCGTTGTAGTTGACTACGTTTTGCTCTCAGCAAACATGACGAATTGTTCGAACCAGTCTGGCTCGCCCTGATCTTCAACTTTTGCTTCGGGATACTTTCGGTTGCATTCATCGATGTAGGCGTTGAACTCGTCCACATCCTTGTGAAGCTGTTTGATGAACTCGATCTTCGTCATCGTCGCCGTCCCTTCTATCCCTCTAGAAAAAGCATGTCGGCCGCCGTGGTTTTACTCGGCGCCGAGTAGATGACCAGCCCCAGGCTTCGAAGCTGGCCGCGCAGATTGTTGAAGTTGCCGGACGTCTTGCGGTAGTCCGCTTGCTCAGCGAGTTCCTCGTTGGACAGGCCATCCGGCCAATGCTCAAGGAGCGGCGCGAGCAGTCGCCGCTGTGACGCCGTCACCATGCCGAGAACGGTCTGATGCAGTTCCTCGGTCGTCGGCAGCTTCTCGGGCCTGTTCGCCAGAGCGGCGCCCTCAACCGTGAGTTCTGTCTTGCCGCTCACGTACTGCACGAACCCCTTTGCCTTGAGCTTGCCTCGGAGGTTGTGGAAGTTTCCGCTCGTTGGTTTGTACCTTGCGAAAAACGCCATCGAGAAGTGATTCGCCGGCTTGATGCCGATGCTTTCGAGGCGCGCGAGCGAGTCGAGCAGCCGTTGCTCCGACTTGTTAATGTCATTCGCCTCCGAGTCTTGCTGCGGGCCAGCGGGTGCACGCGCAGGCGCGGTCGTGCGCCGCTGTTTTGTCGCCGCCTCTCTCGCTTCAGGATTCGATGCCTTCAACTTGGCTAGCGTGGCCTGCGCCTTCGCGATACGCGCCGAGAGCGTCTTCAAGGTGCCGGCCGCATCAGTCAGCAGCCGTGTTGACGTGTCCATGTCGCCCATCACGCCGGACACAAGCTCGGTCATGTCTTCGAAATCTTCGACCTCGAACGGGGTGAGGATCTGAACGATGGCTTCGGCTTCGTGCTTCTCGTTCGCAAGCCCGCGCTCTAGCTCAGCGATGCGCTTCTGTTGCGCGCGCACCTTCTTCGCGAGTTCTTTCGGGTCGGTCTCTTTGGCCTTTTCGATCGTGGCTTCGAGCGCCTCGCGAATGCTGCCGACGTTGATCTCGGACAGTTTCGGGGGTGGTTTGTCTTCCTGCCCGAACTCGGGTGTCGCGCTAGCGTCGTAGGTCCACTTCTTCGAGATTTTTACTTGCTCGAAGATGCGGCGACGGGGGGACCATATGAACGCCTCGCCCTTCGCGAGTTCATCGAGCGTGCCCCACCAATCGTCACCGGAGAGCGACTTCGCTACCTCATTGACCCATTCGCGCACCGCTTTCTTTTCGTGCTTCCCGACGAGTTGCAACACGATGAGGTTCTGCGCTTGGTTGAGTACGTCTTTGTTGACCGACTGCGGACGCTGATCCATCAGCGTGAGCCCGATGCCGTAGTTCCGGCCACGCCGCGCGATGTCCTCGATGGCACCGAGCATGCGCGCTGCGCCTTCGTCGCCTTTACGCAGGGTCTGCGGCACGAACACGCGCGCCTCTTCGAGCATCAGATTGACTGCCGATCTGTTCTTGCGCTTCATCACGAAGAACTCTTCCGCGAAGTCCGCCATCCAACGACGCATGTGCGACTTGCGGAAGTGCGAGACGTCGATGACCGCGCTGATCCTCTCTTTGACGAGAAGCCTCGCCACCTCGGCGCCAGACTCCTTGGGTAGCGGCAGGTCGCCTTGATCGCCGCCGAAGATCGGTATGTCGAGTCCGCGCCCCTTGCCGTTGGCCTTGAGGCGCAAGCCGTACCAGTTGCCGACTGGCTCGACCGCGATGAACTGCGCGCCTAGCCGGTGCATCTCTTCGGCGTACCGGCCGCCCGTGTAGGTCTTGCCCGAGCCCGAGATGCCCATGATGGCCGTGACCTCAGTGATGATCGATGGCGGCAGTTGCAGCCATCGACCGCCGCGCTTCGCGAGCTTGATGATCTCTCCCATCGTCGTTCTCCCCTATCTCTCGATCGTCAACGCCCACAGCCCGTCATCGCGCTCCGACCACTCGCCGATATTGATGCTCTTGCCATTGCCGTCTTCGATCTCGACAAAGCGGGCGGGCGCATGCGAGGGCGGACCGTCGAAGACGATGACGATCTTGTCGGGCTTGGGCTCCGGGCTGTGCCTGTTTCGAAGATCGGGATGCTCCTGCTCGATCATCTTGAGCGCGGTGTCAACCTGATGAACGCGAAGCTGTGGCGCGATACCGCTGAGCCATTGGTGCACGTTGGTGATCAGGCCAAGCGCGAGCAGCAATCGGCTGCCGGTATTCACGGGCACGTCGTGCAACTTCTCTCCCATGCGCAAGGTGGCGAGCGAATTCTCGATGTGCTTTCGCACGTTGTCGATCAGGTCGTAGGACAGCGCCGCGTGTAACTCGGCCTCGACCTGTTCGAGCGCATCAGCCACGGCGCGCAAGCCCTTCGTCGCTCGCGCGAATGGCGTCGGGCCTTCGAACGGTGCCATGAGCCAGCCGGCGAGCATCGGCGCCGCGGCACCGGGGAACCAGACGCGGCCCGCCGCTTCTTCGTCATTCGAGATCAGCTCGATGCCATCGTCGAGCCGTCGGGCGACGATCGTGCTATTGCCGTCATCGCTCGACCATACGGTGATCAGTTCATTGCTCATTTGCTTTCTCCGTCAACGCCGTCTAGCTCGGCTTGGAAGCCCCATGATTTTTCGTTCTCGACAGGGAACGGCTCGATATCGAGACCGTTCGGAATCTCGTCGACCTTGATGCGCAAGCATCGCCGGATCGACTCGGCGAGCTTCACGCGCGCATCGTTGCGCTTGATGTAGGAGCCGCGCTCGATCTTCTCGCGGATGACTCGGCGCAATGCGCGCAAGCCGTTCGTCGCGTCTTCTAGCCCTTGCTTCTTCCGCTCGCGCAGGTACACGCCGTAAGCGGTCTGAACGTGCAGCGCGATCTCCCCGTCGATGCCGGCGTAGTGAATGCCCTCGCGCAACGTGCCTTCCTGCGCGCATGCCGACAGCGATTCGAGAAACTGATCGAAGACGTCTTTCGCCCCGGCCTCGCCTTCAAGGAAGTCGTCACATTGGTAGGCGATCGCCGCCTGGAAGTCGGGGTCGGGCAACGAGACGCCTAGATTCTCACCGAAGCTCTGATAGGCGATCAGCCCGAACGCCATGACGACGAGATTGTCGATCACGCGACCGGGCACGTCTTCGGCGCCGCTGATGATGCTCTTGCCGTCGTCATCGGCTTGGGCGAGAAACTTGTTCGTAATCGACCGCGCCGCGTCGAGCCAGTCACCGAACGGCGCCTGCACCGCGAACTGGATCATCGGCAAGGCGAGCGCGCCCAAGTCGGCACGCCGGCAGATCGCGAACGCGCGGTGATGCTCGGGTGAGAGTTCGATCGTGTTCTTGTTCGGTGACGAACACAGGATACGCTCGGCGACGGCGGGGTCATGGTCGGGCTTGTTCTCGCCTGTGACGGACAGCGGCGCCGCGAGCACGTAGTTCGCCAGCGTCAGATCCGGCCGCCCACGCGATTCGGTCTCGCCACCATAGACGCGCCGCACGTAACGCATCAGTCGGTTGACGTTGCGCTTGAGCATGTCCGCCGGCTTGTACTCGTCGAGAACGATCGGCACGCCGTTCGTCGAGCTGAGCAGTCGCAGCATCGAGAACTCGGTCTCGGTCGCCGAGAACGGCTCGGCGTCGGTGACGCCATGAATACGCCAGAAGATTAGTTGCAGCGACGTCTTACCCGAGCCCTGTGTGCCCCAGTTCCACAGAATCGGAAAGTGACCCATCGCATCGGTGATCGGCTTGCGGAACGGCGCCGCGAAGTACCAGCCAATCAGCGGTAGCATCACGGCCGGCGTGTTGAGCTTCATCAGGTTTGGCAAGACCTCGGCCGCGATCTCCTTGACCTTCGCTTCGTCGACGACGGTGTACTTGACGCGCGCCGCGAGTGGGGAGCCGTTGGCGACGTAGGCAAGTTTTTCGTCGGCCTCGATGCCGTTCGGTCCGATGATGCCTTCCGGTGTAATCCATCGAACGTCACCACTAGCGCCGTTGGCGTACCACCCGAGCATGGTCGAGCCCGTGCGCTTCACAACGTCGGCGTCGGCGACGATGCGCAGGAGGCCCTGAACCTGATCGTCATTGCCGGTCCATTGCAGGTCAGGCGAGATCCGCGTGATCGCCGCGAGGAATTGCCGCCGGCCCTGCCATGCGTTCGGCGGGAAGGCCACGCCCTTGATCGTCTTGTTCTTGTCCGTGATGATGTCGCCTGTGATCTGCTCGACCCCCTCGACGCTCACGCGCTCGGTCGGGGTGATCTTGAACGACGACAAGACAACCATGTCGCCATCCATGTTATGCGTGAAGTAGAAGTTCACGCCCTCGACGATCTCGCCCTTGAGCCGTTCGCGTTTGTCTTCTTCTTCCTTCGCGGCATCGCGCTTCTTCTTCTTTAGGAACTCGGCGCGGTCGCGAATCAGTTTCTTGACGTCAGCCTTGCCGACCTTGAACCGCTTGGCGATCGTCGCGATGTATCCGGTCTGCTCGATGGCCGCCATGCCGACGAGTACATCGATCGCCGGTTCGAGCTTGCGGCCGATCTGGCTTGGCTCGGTCGCAGGCGACACGCGCTCGATCAGGTACTCGGGCAACCGTGTCGCGTGTTCGAGCACGCTGAGCAGCTCAGTGCCGCTGTTGGCGCGCAGGAACTCGTTGACGTCGATTTTGTCTACGCCATCGGGCTTCGGCAGTTGTGCGAGCCGTGCATCGACGCCAGCCGCGAACAGAATCGATGCCGTCTTGACGGCGCCCTTTTCGCCCGCGCCGCTGTCTTCGGCGTCGTTGCAGATGACGAGCCGCTTGACGCGCTTGGCGAGCTTGACGAGTTTCTCGGTATCCTTGTCGCGGAAGCGAACGGTGACGGGCGAGATACATGGGATGCCGACTTGTTGTGCGCTGATGCAATCGGTCACGCCCTCAGTGACGAGCCCGACGTCGATGACTCCGGTGAACGCGTCTTCGTTGTAGAAGATCGAGTTCTCGATGTGGTCGCTCACGTAGGGGTGCTTCTCGCTGTGCGTCAGTAGCTTTTTGTACTTCGCCAGCTCGTGAGGGTCATCGCCCGAGTACGGCTCGCACCGCCGCGCGATGGCGTACTTCGGCATGCCGTGCTTCCAATAGGGGAAGACGATCCGATCCGCGAAAAAATCGACGATTTTTCCATTTCGGAATTTGATGAACAGCCCCGACGCGAGGCACTGATCCTCTTCGAACCCCTCCCCCTTCAGATACTCGAACAGCCGACCGTTGCGCCCCTTGTGATCGACCTGCGGCCCCGCCCATCCGAGCATCAATCGATCGATCGTCTCGTCGATGAAGCCATAGTGATCGCGCAAGACCTCGTTGCGGATCTTGCTCGGTAGCGCGTTGTGGTAGTAGATGAACGCCGCTTCCAGTACCTTGCCGATCGCGTGCTGCGCGACGTAGCGCGCCTCCTGCTCGGCGGTGCGCTCCATGCGTTCGACGCCGTAGCGGTCGGCGAGGTAGTCGGCCGCAGCCATGAACGACCATCCGCGGATCTCTTGCAGCCACGAGAACACGTCGCCGCCTCGGTCGCCGCCGAAGTCGCGCCACGTCCCGTTAGGCCATGCGATCAGCGACGGCCAATCAGCAGCGCCGCGGTATACGTTGCCGCTTTCGGTTAGTCCAGTGACGTCTTCGAGCATGACCTCGAACAGGTTGGCCCGTTCGCGGATCTTCTCGATGTAGTCTTTGAACTCGACCGACACAGTGTTCAGTTCTCTGTGGTCAACATGGGGAACATTGGTTGCGCGAGATCGCGGCGCATCTCGTCGCCGAACTCTCGCAGCCCGACTAAGCCGTGCACGCTGTGAAGCTGTCGCAACGAATAGCAGATTCGCACTACCTCTTCGCGCGGTATTTCGTTGGCGTATCGGTCTGCAATGGCTTTAGCGAAGGCTTCATACGACTCGACGAACGCATCGATCTGTGCGCAGATTTGATCCACGAGATCGATCGTGATGATCGAAATCGTGCCGCGCAGCATGATGGTTTCATAGGTCATCCGCGCAGCTTGTCGGCGAAGTGCTTGTTGACTCTGCCCGCCTCGTAGCCGGGCAACTCGCTAACCGGTTGCTTGAGCGCGTTGTCGCTATCCCACGGCACGGGTGTCGGTGCCTCTGTGATCTGATCGACGCAGCACTGACCGATGTTGACCTCGCGCTCCGTCTCCGAGCCGAACGAATCGCGATAGTGCTTCAGTCGCTTGGCGGTGATGACCTTGACTGGTCGTTCTCCTGCCGGCCGTACCTTGCCACAGTTGTCGCATCGAAAGCTCACGTTTTCCTCCGTAGTAGTTTGCGCAGCATCGAGGCCGCGTCGGCGCATCGGTCCTGTGCATCGCCTTGTGTGATGTCTTCCAGGGTCGCGAGCACGTCGATGATCGCGTCGTCGTGTTTGATGATTTCTCCGCAGGAGTCGCATACGCCATCGGTAAGCATGCGCACGTCGCCGCACATCGAGCACCGTGGGATCGACTTGGCCCGGATCGGCTCGCGCTCGCTCTCGCCATCGGGACAAACGACCGCGAGGATCAACGGGAGCTTCTTCACGCGTCTCGCTCCGGGTAGACCGGCATGCCCTCAGTCGACTCGCGCATCGGCATCACGACCGCGAGAAAATGCTCGTGCCGAAACACAATCGGTGCGAGATTGTCGCGCGTGTGGGGATAGACCGCGACGATCCCATCTTCATCGCCGAACGCAAGCGCCATCGCGATCAGGTTTCGATCGATGGCGCGGTCGAACAAGTTGCCGCCGTACCGGGCGACGTTCATGCCCTGCTCGCAGTGTGGGCAGCGGCGGAACTTCGGGGTGCCACACCACCCGCGCAGATCCTTGAGTCGGGCATCGATCGCGTGCGCACTCGTCGGCGCGAAGTAACTGAAGAAGGTGGTCGCATACGTTTCGGGCAACGGCTTGAGTCCGCGCGCAGCGGTGTCGCTGATCAGTTTCGTGCTCACCGCGAGCATTGACCAGCCGTTCGACGACACCGCGTAAGTCTTCCCGCCCTGCGTAAACGCGAACACGCGCGACGTGATATCGCGCTCGGCATGTCTCTTCTCGAACGTGCGCAAGGCTTCAAGAGTCTGGTACGCGTTGACCGATGTGGCTTGGCTCATGGCTTCACGATCCTCGGTTGCTCGCGCGGCTGCACTCCCTTGCACCTGTGCGTTTCGGTACAGCCGTCACAGATGAAATACTTGCAGGTCACGCACTGATTGACGTGCTGCTCGGCGGTGAAGTCTTCGCCGCAGTCGGGGCATCGCGGCTTGAACTTTTTGATCAGCTCTTGCCGCTTGCGAAGCTCCTTGGCTGCGAGCTTGGCATCTCGGTTCGCTTTCTCATTGCGCCCGCTCACGAGTCAGGCTTTATGGGTGATGCTCGACGGCTTCTCGTTCACGGTGCGCGTCGTCAGGCCCGGCTGTGGTTCCATGTTGTACCAAGCATCGCGTGCTTGAGTTGCGGTGTTGAAGGCGTGAAGCGAATCCATCATGTACTGCGCGAGAATAAAGTCAGGCGTGTTGCTCTCATTTTCCTGGCACGCCTTGTTGAGTATGCGGGCCAATTCTTTTTCGAATTCAGTCACTGTCGTCTCCTTCGATCTTGGGTTCTCGGAAATCGTCGTCGAAAACGCCCCCCGCCGGAAAGCGAGTCGGCTTCTTCGATGGCGTCTTGCTGTCGGTTTCATCGAGCGCCGCGATCACAATCGTGATGAGCGAATCATTTGCCTCGCGCATGGCATCGAGCACCGCGCGCCCGCTCGTGCCCTCGGGCGGATTGTCGAATGCCTCGCGCAGCTTCTCGGTCGGCAGCAACATGCGGAACTGTGTGTCGAGCTGTCGGTGTAGCGCGGCGCGATCTTCGAGTAACGCGCGCAGGTCGTTGACGACATTCACTTCCTTGATGTCGATGCTCATGACCTGACGATCCTCCATTCTTCCTCTTCGCCGTGTTGCTCAAATTGGAAGTCGATGTCCATGCACACGATGAACTTTTCGTTGAGCTGCCGGATGCCGTACCACTCGGGCGCATCGCCGCGCTGTGTGAGCGCCATGAGTAGCTTCACTTGATCGATGTCGAGCTTCCGTTGCGTGAACGTCGTGCCCGAGATGAAGCCCATGATCGGATTAGCCATCAACTCTCTCCCTGTTCGAGTTCGTGAAGACCGTGCGGCAAGTCCGCATCGGGTTCGGCAATCCTCTGCGCATAGATCGACATTCCAATCGCGCGATCCCATGCGTCGAGTGCGCGTTCTGCGTCAGTCAGCTCTGGTTCATCTTCCGTGATTGTCTGTTCGGAATCGGCCGCCGCCTGATCGAGCAGCGCTTCCGCGCTGTCGAGAAATTGTGACTCGGCCGCCGCTTGTAATCGCTCGGTCATGTCGAGCTGTTCGAAGCGAGTCTTCTCGTCGACGCCGGCTGCCTTGAGTAACGGGGCTTGTTCGGCCTCCCACTCTTCCCAGAACTTGATCCGAGCACGCGCGAGCGCGGCGTGCTTCTCGCCCAGCTCGAACCCGAGGAAGTCGAAGCCCTCGATGACGGCCGCGCAACCGGTCGGCCCCGACCCGCAGAACGGATCGAGCACGACGCCGCCCGGGGGTGTGATGATGCGGACGAGCCACGACATGAGCGCGACCGACTTGACCGTCGGATGCGTGTTCTTGGCGCCCCCTGTGCGCCCTGCGCCCGCCCGCGGATTCCCGAGCCCCTTGCTCCCATCCTTGCGATCGGTCGCCTGACCGGCTGTGGACGCCTCGAACGCGTCGAGGCCCGCGTCACGCTCAGCCCGGCTGGGCTTGGCCTCGTAGCGGAAGGTCGCGAAGAACCGCGAGGCCCCGCCTATGTCGCCATAGGTGGCTAGACTGTCGGTCAGGTTTGGCTTCCGCGAACCGTGGGCGCGTGTCGATATGGCGGTGCGCCCGCTGTCGGCGTTGCTCCGGGCAATGCCGCCGCCCGCTAAGCCGCTTTGACGGTCTAGCTCAGCGACGGGGCACCCGACAGCGCAGTTCCACAGCACGACGCTCTCGTCGCCATACAGCGGCCCTGACGGCTTGTTGTCGCCGGCCTCGGCTCCGGTGTCCACAAAGCCCGCTGGCCGGCTCCCCTGACTACCCTGACGCCGGTCGCCGCGGATATGCCCCGTGCCAACAGGCTCGCAGTCCGGCCCGTGCGACAGGATCAGGTTCGCCGGCCAGCGGCCACCGTTCTTGCCGGCCACGGCTGAGCGGTTCGTGCTCGCCCAGCCGCTCGCCGACATCGTTGACTTGCCGAGTTGTCGTTCGAGCTTCTCGTCGGTGCCGATGCGACAGGCATCAATATTGAGCGCGCCCGTGCCGTACAGCAACACGTTGCGCGCGACAGTCTTCTCGATCGGTTTGCGCGCGAGAATCCAATGCTCGGTAGCTGGCTTGAGTGCAGTTCCCCAACCTTCCCACTGCTTGGCGGATTCTGTGGCAGGAGCGGTTATGTCCATCGATCCACCCTTGTCGGGACCGCTGCCGTAAACAAAGTTAGGTCCGTAGCTTTCCAGCTTCGAAACACTGCCGACGACATCACGCTCAGCCCCCGCCGCCCTGTCGATCGCCTTGCTCACGTCGAGCGACTTTGGAAAGCCGTTGCCGAAATGGTGATGCACGATGTCGCGGATCTCGAACTGCGCATCTTCGATCGCAAACGCGGTCCAATGAGAGGTACGAGGCAGAGCCCACACGAGCAGGTGCCCACCCGGCTTGAGTACGCGATAGCACTGCGACATGATCGTGAACAGCCAATCGATCCAGACGTCGCGCCCGCCTTTGTTCGAATCCCACTTTTTCCCCATGAACGAAATGCCAGCGGGCGGATCGGTCACGATCGAGTCGATGCACTCGTCAGGCAACGCTGGCAAACCGAAACGTCGATCCATGTTCGGCGCGGTGATCACGTTCCACGTCATTCGGCTAGGCCCCCATTGATGACCGACAGCTCTGCCCACGAGTCGAGCACGCGATACTCGATCGGGATGCCGCGCCCCTCGGCGTGTGCGATCCCGTACTGCATGCCCTTCGTGATTCCGAGGTTCGTATAGACGACCGTGGCATCGGCGACATCGCGCCACAGGAAGCCCGCCTGAATGCCTCGCTCGCGCTCGACCGGGATGCGATCATCGAGCACGCCCGGCTGAGTGTAGAGACCGTGCGAGGCGTAGGGGGCTTCGTCGTGGTTGACGATAGCATCGCGCATGCACGCTCGAAGGAAGCGCAGGTTGCGCTCGACGATCTGATCGTCGTCGCTACCGTAAGGCGACTCGATGACGACGCGCCTCATGGCTTGACCGGCCCTCGGTCGACATCGGCCTTCGGCATCGGTTCTCGACCGGAACCATTACAGTGGCCACAGGTTTTTTTGATTGGCTTTCCGTGGCGCCACAACCCTGTAGGAAGTGCTCGCGCGCCGTTGCAGCTCGTGCACGGTGTATCGGTGTCAATGTTCTTGATCGGCGTCATCCGTTGCCCTCGAAGATGCGGATGACTTCGGCGTATGGCTTGCCGCCGGCCTCGCTGTGGTAGATGCGACCGAACGTGATCTCTCCCTCGACCTCGACGACACGTTCCGTCATGTTCTTGCGGAACGGCCACATGAAGTAATAGGGCGGCCCGGTGAACTCGTTGACGATCCACTCGATCGTCGACCGTCGAATGCTGCCGTACCGCCAGACGTTGACGACCATGTTCATCGCATAGCCGCGCAACTCAGCATCGCGACGGAAGGCCGCCGGCCACGGTGCGGTTGACACGAGTCCGAGTAGCGGGAACGTCCACCACGGGGCACCGACGACAGCGCAGACGATAGCGCCGGTCAGAGCGAGCGGGAAGGTGAGGGACTGTGGCAGGAGGTAGCAGAACTTCCACCACCGTTGTTCGCCCTTGGCGTCGAGCAGGTGAACATACTCATGTGCGAGAATCTTCGTCGCCTTCCACGGATTCTCTGCGACGAACTCGCGACTCGGGAACCAGACGATCGGATAGATAGTCGACACATACTTTTTCATGTAGTGACGATTGAAAATCCAGACAACGACCGCGATCAGCTTCTGAACAAAGCTCTCGTTCTTGTAGCGAATCTCGAATCCGGGGATTTCGCGCGCGATGAACGCCGACAGATCGGCAAACAGGATTGCCGCCCGCTTTCGTGTGACTTGTGTTGCCATTGGTTCGCCTAGAACGGAATGTCACCGTCGGGTAAGTCGCCGCTGCCTCCGAAGCTGTTGTTCGCTTCGAGTAGGTTGCCTTCGGTGCCGAGAAACTTTGCGACGTCGCCAAGGTCTTCGGACCGTGGCACGCGGGGCAAGCTGCGAGTGAACCGCTTACCGTAGCCCTTGGTAACGAGTCGGTTGTCGAAGCACACGATCACGCCGCGATCGTCTTCGTCGCGAATGAGACGACCGAAGCCTTGCTTGAACATCACGATCGCCCGCGGCACCGAGTGCACCATGAACGACGAATTCATGAACGACTCGCCTCGGAGCTTCTCGTTCAATGCGTCGAGCACTGGGTCGCTCGGTGACGGGAACGGTAGCTTGTCGATGATGACGCACGACAGGGACTCACCCGGCACATCGACACCGGCCCAGAACGACGACACACCGAACAGCACGCTGTCGATTTCGCGACGGAAGTCTTCGACGAGTTGTGTGCGCGGCTTGTCGCCTTGCTTGAACAGCGCCACTTGTTGAATCTGTGAGGCCGCGACGTCGTAGCAGTAGTTCAGATTTCGGAATGACGTGAACAGGCACAGCGTGCGCCCGCGCGCTTGACGGATGACGTGAACGATTGCGTCGGCGAGAGTCTCTTGGAAGTCGCGGTCGCGCGGATCGGGAAACTTGCGCGGCACGATCAATAGCGCTTGCTTGTGGTTGAACGGCGACTCGACGATCAGCCGGCTCGGCTCCTGAACACCAATCTCGTCTTCGATGTAGTCGAAGGTCTCGTCGGTTGCCAAGGTGGCCGACGTCATGATCACAGACGGCACGCTGTGAAACAACGCGACCTTGAGCAGACCTGCGACATTGATCGGCTTGCCTTTGAGCGCGACCTTGTTCGCATCGCGGAAATCTTGCTCGATGAACACGACGGTGTTGTCATCTTCCAGCTCCATCGAGTTGGCGATGATGTCTTTCATCGACTTGGCGCGGTTGCGCTCGATCTCGATGTCGGCCTTAGCGTCTTCCGTCGGCGCCGACGCCTGATGCTGCCGCAGATTCTCTTCGACTTCATCGAGTGCCGCGACGAGCGGCTCGTACTTCACGACGCCCGGCTTACGAAGGCGCACGTTGTAGTTGTCGCTCTTGGCGTATTCGCGCAGGTCGTCAAAGAATTCCTCGCCGCGCTTGTTCATCTCGGTTGCCAGACCCGGTAACTTCTGCTTTTCCAGAAACCTCGACAACCGCTTGAACGCACCCGGCGCCATTCGGTAGCCGAGAAAATCACGCGCGATGTCGACCGCCTCGTGCGCTTCGTCGAGGATCGCGACATCGAACGGCGGAAGCACTGCGCCGGCATACTTGATGTTCGCGAACAGAACATGATAGTTGCACACGATGATGTTCGCGAGTTTGGCTTCCTCACGAGCGAGCAATGAGAAGCATTGCAAGGCATGCCGGCATTTCTTGCCCTTGCAATCGTCGGCACCGACCGACAACCGTGACCAGTTGATGCCCGATGGCACGAAGGGAAGCTCGGACTTGTCGCCGGTTTTCGTCTCGTTGGCCCACGCGAGCAGCTTCTTCATTTCGCCGTCGAACGTGTGGGCGGTCGTCTTGTCGGCGAACATGTCTTTCTGTTTCGCGCGCTCGGTGTCGCCGAGTAGCTTGGCCTCTTGACTGAGGCACAGATAGTTCGATTTGCCCTTGAACAGAGCGAAAGAGAACCGCCACGGTATGATCTCTCGCAGCCGTGGCAGGTCTTTTTCGCAGAGCTGTTCTTGAAGCGCGATGTTCGCGGTCGCGACGACGATCGTCTTGCCGTAGAAGACGGACTGATAGATCGCCGGCACGAGATACGCGAACGACTTGCCCGTTCCGGTCGGCCCTTCACAGATCAGGTGATCGCCGGTTGCGATCGCCGAGAGCACTGCACGCGAGAGCGAGATTTGGCCGGGTCGCGGTTTGTATCCGTCGAACTTCTGCGAGAGGTATCCGCTCTCGCCGAAGGTTGCCTCGATCGGATCATCTACGCGCGGCCCCGCCATGCTCGTGAGCGAGCGCACCTGTTCTGTTTCGGTTCCCACCGATTACCCCCTGACCGGGTTGCAGTTCGCCGCTAGCTAGCGACTACTCGAACGGATCGATCTCCGCTTCCGGTTCGGGGGCGTTGCCGCTCTTGTCGGCGAGCCACTTCATCGCGGCGTCGAGCTTCGCGCCGGGCAGCTCCTTGACGCGCTTGATGTCGAACTTCGTCAGGAACGAATCCAGCTCGCTGCGGTCGAGCGCCTTGAGGCCAGCGATCAGCTCCTTGCTTTGTTTGTCGCTGATGACGCCGTTGCTCGAACTGCTCGTGCCCTTCTTCTCGTCGTCGCTGCTCGCGTTCGGGTTGGCCAGATCGTGAAGCTGAGCCTTCGCGATCTTGTCGACGAGACCCGGCACGTCTTCGATCTTTTTGTCGGGGAGCACCGAGTAGGTCGTCTTCGGATCCTTGGCCTTGCCCTTGCGCTCCATCTCGAAGATCCACACGCCGAGTCCGTACTTGGTTTTGCATTTGACGAGATCGTTGAACCAAGTCACGCCGTTCTCGAACATCGCGACTCGCTCGTCTTCCTTCATGCTGTCGCCGTTGCCCGTCGCGAGAACGTAGCAGTTGATCGACGCGCGGAAGCTCGGTTTTTTGTCGGCGTGATTGTCGGCGTAGGCTTTGCCTTCGTCGCTGTCAGCCTCGATGTACTGCTCTTGCTTCGTGTCCCAAAACACGAGCCGAGAGTGCGGCTCGCCAAGAAAGACGACGACGCACTTGTCGCCGTCGTCTTTCAGGCTGAGAAACTTGCCGCCGACACTTGCGTCGTCGGCCATTTGCTGACCGGTGTCCCATCCACTTTGACCCATGATTCGATCTCCTGTTGGCAAAAAGGTTTCGGGTTGCGGAAACGCTTAATACCGAATCGGTCTGACAGGATGCAACTGTTTTGAGCCTGTGGATTTGTGCGCAAGCTGTGGGCAAGCTGCCTAGTTCCGCGCAGCCTCAAGGAGTTCCGTTTCGAATTTTTTTTATGTGCTCGTCGAGGGCAAGTCGCTTGACATAGCGACACAGGGATCGATGCGAAACGTCGAGATGCTCGGCCGCGCGCGTCGTGTTCCCGTCGGTCGCGAGAAAGGCTGTGAGGATGCGCTTGCGCGCTTCTGCCGGGTGTTTCTCGACGAGCTGCCCCCACGGTGTTCTACGGTATGACATGGCTTGCCGGCTCCTAGTCTTCGTCTTCGTTGTCGTCTTCGTCTTCGTCGTCGGTGAGGCTGTCGCCGACGGCATTGCGCAGGGTCGCCTTGTCGTCTTCTTCCTGCGAGATGATGGCGTCCATTATCTCGTGATCGAGAATGCCCTCGAACGCGTCGGTGATGACCTCTTCGAGCACTTCGGGATCGAGCGCGTCGACCTCCCACGATGACGTTCCGTATTTAGCGACATATTCAGGCGCTCGCACGTCAGTCATCTTCGCCGGGTTTGGGGGCGGGTCGTACTCGTGCACTTGTTCGATTGTCAGGGCGATCTTCTCGACAGTGAGTCCACAGATGCCAAACTCGTGCATGCGTGTACGAATGTCGCGCACCATGTCTTCGCCGGACGGATCCAGGTCGCCGAGATAAAACAGTGCGAGCTGGCGATCGTACTCGTAGGGGCGGAACCGCTCGGCGCCTTCCTTCATCGCTGACGCCGACGAGTAACCGCGATTGACCATCAGGGTGACGTGGAACTGTCGCGCGAGTGGAGCGAGCACCGACGCGAGCGCATCCTTCTCGACCCACAGTTCGGCGTAATACTCTTGGCCCCTCCATCGCGGCAGTCGGTAACTCCGAAGCGCGGTCTCGACGAGATCCGACAGGCTGCTGAATTCTGGCGGATTCCTCGGCTGTCGGACGCGGTCTTCGATCGCGTGCCAATCCATCAGTCCCGCGAGGCGAGCGCGCGTGACCAGTGACGACAGGTTTTGGTAACTGCGCTCGGTATTCGGCACGATGTTTTTGGAGACGAGTTGGTAGTAGAGCTGCCGCAGCGTGAGCTGGTACTTCGACAACCTGCGGATGATCGCGTTGCACGTCGCTACCAGCTCCCTTGAATGGGCTCGCGGGTTCCACTCTCGGAATTTTTCCCTCGCCATCTCAGTCGCCTCCGTCTTGCAGGGTCCACCCTTCGGGCATGATCCACTCGGGGCCGTCGGCCACGAGCTTGATCTCGCCGGGGTTCTTGCGGTCGCTGTAGTGCATGCTCCATCCGCCGGATCGATAGGTGCCGCGCTTCGGTTGGTTGCTCGAAGACACGTCGATGTAGCGCGCGTCAGCCGGCTGTGTGAACGCGGCGCCGCGAGCCAAGATGATCTGCCGGGTCTTGCCCTTCACAGACAGGATTCGCACGAACCGCCGCTTGCCGCGAGGGTCATCGCCGTGCCGGTGAAGCCAGACTTGCCCGGCGCGCGGGATGCGCTCGGGCTGCCGGCAGACTCGCCGCCGTCTAGCCACGGTCGCGTCCCGCTGTGACAAGGTTGCCGCATTGCTGTGGGTCGGTTGCGGTTCGTTTTGGGTCATTTTGGATTTCGGCCCCGTGCGGTGCCGGTTCGTCTGGCGAGCTTGGCACACTCCTTTGAGTGGTGTCAGCGTTGCTTGGCACAGTCTTCGAGCGGTTCTCCTTGCGGTCGTAGTAGCCGGCCTTCCTCGCCCACTTGTCGCGGATCGATTTTGCGCGCCGGAGTCGGGTTTCGGCTTTCTTCAGCATCGCCCGGACGTGTTCCTCGCGTGCCGCCGCGCGCTGTCGCGCCGCTGTCGCGCAGTCGATGACCTCGGGTTCGGCGAACTTGATCGTCAGCCCTTCGTGCCACGTCGGTTCGAGTGTCCACCAATCGATCATGTTTTTGTGGTTGAGCCCGAGCGTGTGATCGATCTCGTGCTCGAAGATTTGGGCGAGCTTGCGGTAGTCGACTGGATCGCGCCCGTCGGCTCGGCACTCGGCGACGAATGCCGGGGGTGGAAGCGTAAGCCGAATCGTGATTCCGTGACGGTTGCAATCGCCTTCGGTCCCGAGAACTCCCCACCCGTGGAGCGCGGAACCCTTTCCATAGTAGATCTCAACCTCGCGCCACTCGACACCCTTGGCGCGCATGCCCGCCGACAGGAATCGGCGAATGTCGCGGGCGTCGTAGGTAGTGCGGTTCACGACTTTGAGTCGAAGACTTCTCGATGCCATGAAGATGATGTTAACAAAAGTCTAAACAGATGTCAACAGGAAAAAACGCATCGACGGTTCTTTTTTGTTTCGCGTTCTTTTTTGTTGACCGTGGGGCGTTCGCTCCGTACAGTAGAGCCATGTACGAGGCAGTCAGCTAAGCCAATCCGAGGAAAAGCGATGTCGAAGAAAAAGAAGAACAGGCTACAGAACGAAATGCACGAGTTCGAGGCGGCCAAGATCCGCGAGGCGCTCTCGCGCACCGATGGCAACCTGAAGAACACCGCCGAGATTCTCGACATGCCGACGACCACGCTCACGTCGACGCTTCAGCGCCGACATCCGAAGCTGCTCGAATACGCTCGCACCCTGCGCGCGAAGAAAGGCAACGAACGAGGCCGCCCGCGCATCGAGGCGAGCGAGCGCACGAAGAAGGCCGTCAAAGTGGCGTGGCGCAAGGCCGACGGAATCCTCGCCGAAGCCGCGCGCCTGCTCAAGCTGCCGGCGTCGAGCACCCGCGAGCTTCTGATCCGCTACGAGATGATCGAGGCCGAGTAGAATGAAGCCGGGATGGAGGTGGGATTGGCCGATGAAAAAAGCGCACTACTTCATCGAGGGTAGGTCGCTGTGTAGTCGGTGGGCCTCGTTCGAAAACGAACCCGACAAAACATGTTACAGGAAGTCGGATCGCTGCAAGCCCTGCAGCCGGAAAGTGGCTGCAGCGGAAAGAGATCGAGGAACCACCCCATGACTAGTCGACCCGACTCACCGCTCTGGACGAACCCGGCCAGCACCAAGGATGCGTTCCCAGAATTGGCGGACGTTGACCCCGGTTTGCTCGAACAGCTCGTCTACGAGATGGAGAATGACCCCGAGTTTCAGCGCCAACTGGAGAAACGACTCGCCCCGTACAATACGCCGGTTACTGCCGACACTCTTTACAGGTTGCTGCCATGACCCGGACCACCCGACCTACTACGCCAGAGGAGCGGGAAGCGGCGTACCTGGACCACCAAGGCGATCCCGCGTGGGAGTGGGATCGGCGACTGCTCGACGACCTCAAGGACGCGCACGAGCTGTTGGAGCGGGCCACCGCTCAACTCACAACGGCAGCCGGCGCGCTGCTTCTCGTTCCAGAGGGTACGCGACTATCACGAGACGCGGCGGACCTTTCGAACGACATCGACGACTTACTCGCTGCACCCCAGCGCTCTGCCGGGGAGCCGGAATGAGCGACCGACAGTGCCTTGCATGTGGACACGTTGTGACGATCACCGGGCCTGGGGCATCGCGTATCGGTTGGGTGTTCAAGAAGCACGTAACCAGGTGCGCTGCGGCTACAGACGACGAACGAAAACAGTTCCGCCGTACTGGCAGGTGGCCGATCCGACGGTGCCAATGCGGTTCGCCCATGTTCCCCAACATTGAGGGCCGCTGGCTCTGCCGTGATGGTGACTGGGACGGCTCGGCGAGGAAGTGGTTACTCGGCCGATGCCAGCCAGTCTCCGACGATACGCCCGGGGGTCCCGATGCCGGGTGAGGGGAGAGACTCGGCCCGCGAACTGCGGCTCCAAATTTCACGGTTCCTCAGCGGACGGTCACCGGCTGCTGACATCGATCAGGCCATCGAACAATGGCGCGAGGAGACGGACCGCCCCACCGTCCGCGCCCTCGAACGTGAGCGGGACAAGCTACGCACCTGCATGACGCTGGACCGGAAGACAATCGAACGGCGAACCGAGCAACGGGACCGCTACAAGGATGCGCTAGAGGCAATCTGCGGCAAGAGTTCCGCGCACAAGTCGCCACGACAGCGGTTGATTGATGTCAATCACGCTTTGAAGCGCCTCGCCCGCGCCGCCCTGTCTCCACCTCCAGACATCGCCTGATTCCCACAAATGAAACTCGACGGTATTGATCAGGTTACAAAGGCTGCAAAGGCCGCCACGGCGAAGATCCTGCGCCGGGATCCCAACGACCCCGACCCGACCACGCTGATCGAGTGCTTCTCCGGCGACGTCATCCGGGTGCCGTTCTTTGGCCTGTGTGAGTTCGCCTTCTTCATCGGGCGCCGCACGGTGACGAGCAAGGTCGAGCTCGTCGGGGAAGACGGCCAGAAGCGCCGTGTGCCCGTCTACGGCGGGGTCAGTTCAGGCTTCGTCAGACTCCTACCGCGCGAGCGGAATCCGCCACGGGCTGTTACAACGGTCCCCGGGTGGGTTCCCGTGCAGTGTGTCGACCGACACCGGCCGTGACCTGTCGCCGTCGCTGACAGCGTGCGGTTCTGTCACAACGAGAAAACACGCACTTGCGTTCTTTACTGTGTAAGACTGTCACACGGGAAAGAACCTACATGAATTCTTTTCCGTAGTTACGACTTGGCATCTCGCGTGCATTGATTCAGGGCATGATCAACAAGACCACCTACGTTCTCGCGAATGCCTCCGGTGACCTGTACCTCCGCATCTACACCGAGGAGTGTGGGATGCTGCTCTCCTCGCTCGGTCGCAAGGGAGAGGTCACTCCGCGAATGCTGCGCGAGGAGTCCGGCCTCACGAAGAGCCAGACCCGCCGACTCATCGAGAAGGGCGTGCTCGACGTCGAAGAGTTCGAGTGTGGCCGCTGTCACGCCGACTGTGCCGGCGAGTGCAGCACTTCGGGAAACAACTTCTAACGGTAGCCTCGACCCCCGCTCTTAAAAAAAACGGCGCCCGGCTTTAACCGGGCGCCGCCGCTCGTGGGAGTGTCTAAATACCGCAGCCCGGATGGCCTTGGATCCGAACGCCTTCCGACGCCCAGCACCCCACGAACACTCTAGATCGGAGTCGCAGGCGGTCGGGCCGGCTGTGTTTCGGCGCGGTCGCTGTTCGGTGTGTTCCCCTTCTTCAGATCCTTGAAGAATTCGACACCGCCGGCCGCCGCAAAGCCGATCAGCAGGCCCGTGAGCACGAGCCGAGCTGACAGGCTTTGTCCGGCTAGCTGCCCGGTGAGCACTGCGCCGGCCGTCGAGCTGCCCAGGTTGAGCGCCCACCCACCCCACCGGCTTCTGAACCATGCGAGAAAACTCAGCATTTCCCAGCCGACCGCGATTCGAAGTCCGACCATCAACAGCATCAAGGCCGCAGTCGCCGCGAGCGCGTATTCGCCCGACATGACCCATTCGAGCACCTTCGTCGCCAGACCGGCAGGATCGTCAGCCGATGGCGCATCAGGAGCCTTCTCCGGGGCTGTGACAGCCGCTTCGCCGGAGGGCGCCTCGGCAGCGGGGGCCGGAGCCGGAACCGCTGGGGGCGCGTCAGGGGCCACGACTGGCGCCAAGACCTCCGGTTCCGCCGCAGGTTCGGCCGGAGCCTCGACCGTGGGCGGTTCGACTGGATCGGTGGGTTGTGCAGTGGCGCTGAGTGCCGCGGACAAACCGACCGCGACGAGCAGCATCGATAGGTATCGCCTCATGGTTTCTCCTCCTTCAATCGAATAGTTCTTTTCCGACGACTCCGAGCAAGATTGCAGCGAGTCCGGCCGCCGACGTCCATGCGATCGGATTCCCCCATCGGGGTTTCACGCGTTCGTATTCGTACTTTCGGTTCCACTTGACAACATCGTCAGTCAACCTGTTGTTGCTCGCCTGAAGTACGATAACACTCCGTCGTTCCGCTTCAAGCGCCGCCCTGATGGCAGAAATCTGAACCCCGAACGCGATGATCTGTTCGCCTTGCGCCGCGCTCGTCTCGCGCAGCTTCACAAGTTCGGCGTCGGCATCATAGGCCGCCTGTACTTCTTCGATCGTGAGCCAGCCGCAAACCTCGCGGCCATCGGCCAGCGGGTAGACGTGACAAATTGGAATAATCTGCGGCGTGTATGGCTCGCCATGCGCCGTTGATGACCACAGCACAGTAGCGAGCAAGATAGCGACAACGTGAGCCCACGTGAGCCCACGTGCCGCCCTTGATACAGCCATTGCAGTCACGCCCATCGCGGCTGCGATGGATCGCACCGTTTCACCAACGCTTCGTCTCCGGCGAAGATCGCGAACCATCTCCTCTGTAAGTTTCGCATTACCGCTACGCTCACCGCGCGGCCAGCGATCCGGCCGACGAGCATGTCCGCCCCGTCCGCGCCGCTCACGGTCGAGTGCGTTATTGGACTGAGTGCCGAGGTAGAGATGATCCGGGTTGACGCAGGAGGGCGTATCGCACTCGTGCAGAACGCAGAGCCCGTTCGGGATCGAGCCGCGGTGTAATTCCCATGAGATCCGATGGGCCGAGCGGCAGCACCCTCCGACGCTTAGCTGACCGTAGTCATTGGGAGGCGGACCCTTGACGGCCGCTATCCATAGCCAGCATCCGGTACTCGGATCTGGCTGAAATTTCTCCTCAAAACGATCAGCGACGGGGCGTGCGCGCATTTCGGCAGCCTACCTTACTTGCCCCTCGGTAGATCAGCCCAAGTAAGGCGATCGATGTTGGCCTTGTCCAGTTCATTGCGCCTCGTTGCGGCATGGATTCGAAGATCGAGTTCGAGGATTCGATCGGCCTGCCGCTTGGCTTCGGCGAGCGCGGCGTCAGCCTCGGCTTTGTTGCTCGCCACCTGTGCGTCGACTTCGGCCTTGCGCGCGAGTTCTTCGCGCTTGAACTTGTCGCTTCGCAGTTTCGCTAGCTCGCGACCGTTGCGCCACATCCACCACGACGCGATCGCTAAGCCAGCGAGCACGAGCACGATCAACAGCGGCCATCGCCACCACGATTTCGCACCGCCGCCCTTGCCTTCGTCCGGCTTCTGTTTCCCGATTAGATTGGCGAGAAGTTCGAGCACGGGTCAATCTCGCGTGGTCGGTAGCTTGAACTCGATGTTGCTGGCCGGTGAAACGATGTGCTGAATGTCGGCGCCGAGCGTGAGCCGCGCATCCCATTTGAGAATGTCGTCGCCGAGCACGAGCGATGTTTGCGCCGGACGGAAGAAGATTTTGACCTTGCCTTTGTTCACGACCTGATCCGGATCGACGAGAACCTGTGAAGCGTCGGTCGTGGATAACCGGAACAGTCTGGTTTCGTCTTCGTTGTTCTCGCGAACGTCGATCTCGATCAGTGCCCCGGTGATATCACGCGGGAAGTTGTCTTCTTCGTCTACGACGAGAAGCTCGATCGTGCGCGAGCCGCCGATGACGAGCGCGCGGTTCCCTACCAGATCGTGACGGCGAGGCATCAGGCTTCCTCAATTTCAGAGGCCGTGAGCTTGCCGACTTGAACAATGTCAGGTGACGTGAGCTTGTCGACTTGCGTGATGGTCGCGACTTGCACACGCGGGATGAGATCAACTTCGCCGCCCGCGCAGAGCATCCCACCCGTGGCGAGCGCCAGTGGGTTTAGAGGACAGAGCATGCCCCCCGTTGTGAGAGAGAGACTCATGATGTCGGAGTCGGAATCTTGCGGAGTTTGTATTGATCAGGCTTGCCTTCGCCGGGCGTGCCGTCTTTCGGTGTGGCTGTTGATTCGAATGTTGCGATAGCGCCAGCATGGAACGTGTCGGCCTTGTCGGCAGCGGCGGCGCCAGCTTCGTTGGCGAATTTCGTGAGAATACTTTTTGTCAGAAGCTGCCCGCCGGCATCGAGAACGTACTCCTGCTGATTGAGAAGTGTGTTGACGAACGGGCCTTCATCCGGCGAGTAGCGAACGACGACGATGTCGCCAGTGACGGGAATGAACGAGAGCGGCGATTCAAGCGTCAACAAGGCGCCATCCTGACCGGCGACTGGCTTCGTGTGCGTCTTGACGATGCGCTCTTCCGTGACTGCGCCGGAAACGTCGGTCACGCGGATGCGCAAACCATTGAACGCGCCAGCCGGCTCCTCAGCAAGGATGAACACAGTTGACACAGTGCCACCTGAAGCCAAGAAGTTCTTACTAACGGCACCAACCTGATCGAGTAATCCGTTGAGGACGATCGAAATCGCACCTTGCTGGTCGAAAGTACCTACCCCTGCAAGGGTCGCGACCCCGTCGGTCGCCGTCGCTTCGAAGATAACCCTTCCGCCGTTCAAGGAGAAAATATAGACGCCGGAGGCCGAGGATGCGTTGCGCAGGAACATTTCGCCCATTTGATCGAACGCGAAAATCAGCCCATCGCTGTCGGCCATGTCCACGCCGTTCCGGCCGAACCCGATATCGACAACCGTGCAATCGGTCATAGCCAAAGCGTTGACGAACTTCGCAACACCAAACGTGATCAGGCCGCCAATGAGGCAGCGCCGCAACGTCAGGAATCCTGCGAACAAGATGCCTGCGAAGTTGACGAGGCAGTCCTCGAGAACCACACCAATATTGTCGATGGCGCCGAAGATTCCGTCCACGGCGATGCCGCGAAATATGGAGCCCTCGATGCTTGCAGTTACCTTGATGTCAACCGGAGTGAGGAAACTGATGCCCTCGAACGTCCACCCCTCGTGATCGACCGTGATATTGAGGGTGCTGTCGCCGGTGAGCCTGTACTTCCGTCGAGCGAAGAAGTCGGCCAACATTTTTGCGTCGGCCTCGTTGTTGACCGGGTTGCCAAGCGTACCGTTGACAAACGGGACAGCCCCCGGACTGCCGGCACCAATGTCAACGTTGATTGCCCCACCGTAGGCGACGTCGAACGCGAGCAGCTTCTGCACGCCGTTGAGCGTGATCGGTTTCGTGACCGCGCTTCCCGTTCCGCCGGTCGGCGTCATGACGGCGAGGAGTTCGGCCTCGAACACGTTCTCCAGGGTCGCGCCGCCAGCTAGCGGGATCGTGCCCGTGATAAGCGCTAGATCGTAGGACCACACGTCGGTCGCGCCTAGTTTTGCGGCAGCGGTCGAGGACGCCGTCAGAATTTCGTTGTCGCGAACGTTGTAGACAGCGACAGCGACCGACGCAGCGCCGGGGAACAGATCGCTTACAGCGGGGCGTTCGCCGTCGATAAGGGGGGTGAACCGAGTCATGGTTGGCCCACCGGAGTCAGGTTGCCTTGGTTGTCTTCAACGAACCGAGCAACCACCGCAGACCACGGAATCGTTGCGCGGATCGTGTTGGCGAACTGCTGTGATAGGTCCGGGTCCACGCGCGGCGGAAAGCCCCCGATGCGAGCAGCCCCGCTCGCGACCGCGAAGGCTTGCTTCACTTGCCGGATAGTTGGCTGGTCTGTCCACGAATCAATCTGGTCGATCCCGCGTTGGATGCAAGACCTTTTCGGCTCCGCAAGCGTTGGCAGCGCGAGCGCGGCGCAGGCTCGTGCCGCTGCAATGATGAGAGCGCGATCGACTTCGAGCATGTAGCAAAGTCCGAGTAGCCAACCGCCGTCCGGGCAATCGTCCCAGGTCGTGCGAGAGTTGGCACGCTTCCCAACCCACCGCCGGCCCGCGCCACAGGCGTTGATACCCTTCAGCCCTTTTGCGATCTTAGCCATCTTCGCCCCGTTTAGTCGTTCCTTCGTCGTCGCCGAAGATACTTCAGTTCGCTCTTGATGTCATCGTGGCGTTCCTTCTGGCGTATCTCCTGCTGCCCGATCAGGACGCCGAGTTCGCCAACGCTCTTGTCGAGGGCCTGCACCTTGTCTTCCAGCGGCTTGATCTCAACCTTCGTCACCGCCCCGGCGTGCGCAGACTTGATGGCGTGAATCTCGACCTTCGTGTCAACCGCCTTGATATCGTCAGCGTTGCTTTTCACCGCCCACTTGATCCCCCCGTAGGCCACGCCGAGCGTGAACAGCGCAGTAAGCACGTACTTGATGAGACCGGCGGTGACCGGATGCTTGAGCCCCTTCGGCGGAGGACTATTGCCGTTACCGTTCTCGCGCACCTGGGTGACGAACGTCGTGAGCATCTGGCGGAACCGCTCCTCCGGGTCGAGGGCTGCACCGCAGTCGGCGTTTGCCGCGAGGACATCGGCGACGAGTGAGTCCGTGTCCGCGCGGTGCGGCGGGTCGGGCTTCTGTCCGTTGTTCGTCGTCGGCATGGACTGCTACGGCTTCGCGATGATCGCGCGAGCACCTTCCCATCGAGCAATAGAACCGGCGACATCGGTGATCTCGATCGCCACGGTGAAAAGAGTATCTGCGGGCAGCGTGCGGGGCAGAGATGGAATGGAGAGAGTCTGCCGATTTCCACTACCGTCGGAGACGGCGGATAGTCCGAGCCCGGCGAACGCACCAGTAACCATGTTGTACTCGTCGAGTGTGACGGCGATCTTCGTTGGTCCTGTAACGTTGTCCTTGACGAAGCACTCCAGGGAATTCAGTTTCTCGCCCGGACGCATTCGGTCCAACGTGAAATGTGCAAGGTCGCCCGCGGTGGTGGCAGCAAACTGACTACCTCCACTTTGTGCGAAACCTGTCTCGTTGACGACAGCACTGACACCGTAGATATGCGTCTTCGGGCTGACGGCGACCGCCGACTCGATGTCGTTTCGGATCTTGTTGATAACGTCGATGAACCGACCTTCGCGCAGCTCGCCGAGCGTTGGATTCTGATCGATGAACACGTCGGCGCGGCGCGAGGCGTCGATGTCGGCATCGAGAATCTGCGTCTGCGCGTTGATGATCGTGATGTCGGCGAGGATGAGTTGGTCGACACGCGGTGCCGGCGGGACCGCGAAACCGATGGCAGCTTCAGCCGACTGCACCACGTTCAGCTTGAAGCTCTCCGCGCGCTGGAAGAACACCGTGTTGTTGTTGCCGTCGAGCCGGGGGTCGGAAAGATTGCGGTCGAACTGAATGAAGATGGTGAGGATTTTTTCGTTGCCCGGCGTGCCGACCGCGGTCGAAACTGAAAGCTCATCGACGGACATGTCGAGCACCTGAAGCACCGAAAAGAAAAGCCGACGACCGAGTTGATCGTAGGCATTCATCGGACCGGCAATGTCCACCGTGAGATCGGGTGCTGGGAAGTGTTCGGCCACCTCGCCGCCGATGAAGATCCCGCTCAGGAGTTGATCGGTCATGATCTTCTGATCGGCGGCCTCCATCTTGTCGAAGCCCTCGTCAAGCTCGCTTTCCGTCAGCAGTTGCCTGAAGAAGTAGTCAAGCCTATTGGCCATTGGCAGACCTCCAGTTGTCATTTCGCACAATCTTGGAGATCATGCTTTGTGTTACACCGAATTCAGCAGCGAGTCGATGCTGAGCGTCCCGACCACGAGCATATGGCTTCCATCGCCGTCGAATATCGGCGACCCGTTTCTGTGAAAGTTTTGCGTTCGCGTTCTTCTCGCCTCGTCGGCTTCCAAGGCGACGAGCGTCTTCCATGTTCGACCGATGATTGCCTTCGCGAAGATGATCAGGTCTGACGCATCCCGGATTATGGCACCGATGAAGAACCATGCCTCTCGGCGGCCGACCACGCGATAACTCAAACGCGAATCGGTGAGCCCTTACCATTTTCCCTCTCGCCAAACTGAATTTCCCGTAGCCGTCACTTGAATGGCTGCCTCGCCATCGCCAGCAGCCTCGACCACGAATTACCTTTGCGGCAAAACGTAACTTCGGATCTATCGGTTTGGGCGGCATATTTTAGTGCAACAGGAAGAGATCCCCGAGTCCTGACTCGCCCAACTCTACATGATCGATGACGGTCGTGTCCGGCTCGATTAGATCGACGAAGTGTTCGTGCGCGACTTTCATCAGGTCCACGAGCGATCTTATCCGCTTTCGTTGCTCAGCAGTCAGTGCAATCGGCGAGACGATGTTGAAGGCATAGAGGTTGAATTGGGCGCTTGGGCCAAGAATGGTGTCTTCGCCGAGTTCGCCTTCGCCAAGAATCCAACCTGTTGTATTGAACGGGACAACGATCACTTCAACGCCAATGAAAAACCGGATGACGTTGATAATTCCGACCGTGGTGCCCTTCTGTCTGTACATCTCGACAAGTACCGAAATCAGTCGGCGCTTGTCAATTTCGGTGAGATCGAAGTCGAACGGGTTACCGAGATCGCACAGCATTGCGTCAAGAAAAATCTCGGGCGCCTTGTCGGGATCGAGGATGTCGGTCCACCGATCGATGTCGAACAGCAAGAGATCGGTAATCTCCTGAAGGCAGGCGATGAATTTGACGAGATCCCCGGTGACGTCTTCCTCGCGGTTCATCTGAGGTAAGAACTTGATGATGTCGAATCGCCGGCCGGCAGGCTTGGGCGGAACGAACGCGGTGAAGGTGATCGTCGTAGTCACTTAGCCGCCTCCGGGTCCGGGCGGAATAACAATCGGCACTGGCGGGCCGGCTGTTGGATCAGGGAAATCTGGCGCTTGAACCAAGTAGGTCTGACCTGGAGAGAAATCGATGTCAACGGTGACGTCAACCGTTCGATCATCAACAGAGACCACACCCACACCGACCGGTGTGACAGCCGGGAAGGTCTGCGGTGTAAACGTGTATAGCAGCGGATTGAGGGCGTCGTCGGGCGCGGTTGGATCAACTTGCTTGACCGGATCGTCGAATGTCAGCCGCACCACGCGAAGACTCTGCGCAACCGCGCTGGCGAATGCCGGAGGAATGAAATCGACAACCGTGAACGAATAGGTTTCGTCGAGCGCGTTCGCGCCACCGGTTGTCTCTGTGATGACCTGCACGCCAACGAGTTGGTCGCTCGTGAAGTCGGCGTCCGGGTTGATGGTGATGCGCAGCGTATCGGGATCGGGATTGCTTGTGGATCCGCTGAAACCCGCCTGGAATACGCCACCGTCAAAGGCGAGCGTGCCGGCAATGAAGACTTGGGTCGCCGACGTGTCAATCCCGATGCCGGTCAAGTCGGCAATGTCAACGGAGACATCGAGATCCTCCGGCACGCGGATTTGTCCGTCGTCTGGATTGCGATTCAGCAGCACAAGCCCGCCGGGCTCCAGCATCTGAATGTCGTCGAGGTAAACGGCGGGCAGTTCAACAAACGTCATTGGGCCAACCTGTGATACTGCTGCACTCGTAGATGTTCCGGCGGCAGAGGCCGCGCCTCGGGCAACAGATTGAATTATAGCAGTCGCTGTAGACATTCCGGCGGATGCGCCGACCGAGCCTGTCGCCGCAATAGCAGCCGCCGTAGATGCGCCAATCGCCAACCCGTCTCCGTTAGCTGTGGCTTCCCCGATTGCCGCAGACGTTGCCGATCCGACGGCGGTGCCGGTCGATCGGGCTACGGATTCGCCGGCCGCTGCCGATGTTGATGTTGCCGCTGTTGACGCTTCGCTCTGAGCCGTGGATCGCCCTACAGCAGCCGCTGTAGAACTGGCAGTCGCTGCACCATCTCCGACGGCCGTGGTCTGTCCAACCGCTGCAGAGGCCGCTGAACCGACAGCCGAGGCAACACCCTGAACTATGGATCGGCCTACTGCGGTTACCATGCTCGTGCCGGCGGAGTCGCCGATCGAACCCACTGCCGCCACAGCGGTCGCAGTAGACGTTCCCACCGACGCTCCTGCCGCTGTCGCCGTGGATTGACCGGTCGCCGTTGGGATGGCTACACCGGCAGCGGCTCCGTCACCTGTCGCTGTAGATTGACCGACTGCCGAAGAAGTTGCGGATCCCGCACTCGTTCCATCTCCGCGACCCGTAGCAAGCCCATCTCCGGCCGTCGAAGAAGTTCCTGCAGATGATCCGTCTCCGCGGAACGTGGCGGCCCCATCCCCGACTGCCGTAGACGCCCCGGCATCTGCACCAGCGGCACGAGCCGTTGCTCGCCCGACCGCCGATGACGTCGAAGTCCCCGCAGAGGTTCCGGGGCTGCGAGCCGTGGATTGGCCGGTCGCTGTTGCCGTGCTCGTGCCCGGGATTGTGCCATCGGTCGCAGCCGTGGATTGACCGATCGCCGACGTCGTGCTCGTGCCTGGAATAGTGCCGCTGGTTTCAGCGGTAGACGCTCCATCTCCTGTGGCCGTACTCGTGCCAGCGGAATCGCCGACACCTTGGGCCAGTCCCGACGAGTAGGTGACATTCCATTCAACAGCGCCGACATCGACCGCAGCACGAACAGTCGGACTGCCGCCGGTCTTCGTGCCAAAAACTTTGAGTTCGACTAATGAACCGTCTGCCGTGGCTAGCTCGTTCGCATTCCAGACGAATTCAAAAACCTGCCCCGAGTCCGACGTAACATTCCGGTTGGTGCCGGCTCGGACCAGCGCGCCGTTCTCCCATAGCTCAGCGCGCGTCGTCGGCATCCCTGTGCCGCTGTTCGCGGTACGACGAACTTGCCAACGAAAACCCTGAAGATCGGTCCCGATAGTTGGATCGCCAGAAGGCGTCGGAAACGAAGTACGAACATCCGTGTTGGTGTTGTTGTCGGTCGCGACCATCCAGTTCGCATCGGGCGAATCTGGATCGTCGTCGATGTCGGTAACTCCCCCCGACAGCCCTGTCGAGGAAAGTACCGCATCTGGCGCCTGTCGTTCGGTTGCCAACTAACAACCCCTGCGCGGGCTAGTCTTCGGTGATCGCTGTCGCGGTCGTCAGCTCTGGCGTGACGCCATCACCTGTGACGATGTTCGGAGTGACCGTGCCGGAGTAGAGCAATTTGCCCGCACCGGAAGAGTCGGTTCCGACACCAAAATAGGTGACCGTTTCACCGCCAGCGGTTCCGGGCGGGAACGTGACCGCCGCCGCCGGGCTCACCGAGCTGCCCGTCACGGTGAAGCCGGCTGTACGACTGACGGCGACTCGGGCATAGCCGGCGTAAGCGGCTTCGCTCGTCGTCTGATCGCCCGCCTCACCGGGGTCGGCCGAGTGAAGCGAGAAGTAGAGGCTTCCGTCTGCCAAGCTTCCTCGCAGACCGCCGGCATCACCTACGAGAGTGAAGTCGACGTTGTCGAACAGCAGGTCGAGTAGACCGTTTTCCCAGGTGTCGCTTTTGGACATGATTCATTCCTTGTTGGTAAAGTGTTCGATGGCGTAGGCCATCGTGAGGATGTCGAGGGCTTGCTCCGTATGGGGCAACTGTCCCATCACGGCGATCACGCGCCGAGCACAGACGAGAGCGCGCTCCACGGATTCCGGTTTCAGCACGACCGGACCAACGCTCTCGAATTCGGGGAAGTGTAGACCCGGAGGCTTGGGCAGCGGCACGATGACCTCGCGCTTTTTGGAGCGACCTAGGCGGATGTCTTTCGCCTTGATGGGATCGATGCTGGCTTGAACAGTCTTGCCCTCTTCGCTCATTCGCTTCTCTCCTGTCCGATAAGCATCCATCATGACCTCAACTCCAGCCGGAAGGCTAGTGCGTGAACGCCTGAAAGCTGCGAGACGTTCGCCGCTATCTTCTGATCGATCTCCTCGCCGTCCCTCAGCGTACGTGATACCCGCTCTGAACCGTCGATGCGTAGCGAGAACTTCCAAGAGTGACCGACCGGCAACGCAGTTGCCCCACGCATCCGCACAGACACCTCCACGATCTCGATCGTGTCGAAGTCGCCGCTCTGTTCGACCTGTACGAAGTCGCCGATGTCCACGTTCTGTTCAAGTGCGGCGAGATCGCGGCCGAGACAGAAAACCCAGTCGCCGTCGACCGGATCAAAATTGACTGGAACAATGCGGCCCTGGGTTGTGCCTAGTCCTCGCGTCCACGCATTGAGGCCTGGGGCCGGAGCGCCTCCGCCACCAAACCCGCCGTGCCCATATCCGCCTGTCCCGAACATGGCTATCCGCAGGCGCCGCGCACTAGATTGCTGCCTCCTGCACCAAGAGCGAGGCATGCTCGCTGTCGGCCGCAGCCACTGGCCGGACTTGCGCCGTGTCGCCGGTAGTCCGCCACTGAATCTTGACGATTCGCGCGCCCGCCGGGACGGCCAACGCCCGAAAGATCAGGGCGGCGGATTCGACGTTACCCGCACCCGACGTGCTTACGGAGGTCGCGCGCTTGACCACGCCATCGACGACGAGGCGGAAATCGATCTCCTGCGCCGTCGCCGTCAAGGTGCTCACGGCGACGGAGAAAAAGCAGTCAAGCAAGGTCAGGCCGGACTTGGTGATCGTGGTGCTAAACAAATCGACGAACACAGCCGATACCGTAGTAGTGTCGGCGGTGACTTCGACGAATGCCCGCTGAAATTGCAACGCAAGCCCGTCGATGACGAGAAATATGTCCCCATCCGCGGCACCGACCTTCGCTACCCAGCCGATGTTTTGCATTTCGCCGGTAAACGGCGTCGTCTCCGGGGGCGGTCTGATCAGTGCCCCGGCGTTGCCGAGCACAAGCTGATCACTCAGGGCAAACGCTGAGGTGTCCAGGCCGGACAGCGCGCCGGCGACGAGTGCCGAGCCGTTCGTATTGTTCGGCAGGTCGGCGAGTAGCAGGCCGACCGCGGGCCGGAGCGCGGCATCGTCCTTGTCAGCGAGCGAGATCAGCGACATGTCCTCGGGTACGCTGAAGCCCGTCACGGTGACCGCATCTCCCCTACTGAGCGTTCCGCCCGTCTCATTGCGAACCGACACGACCACGCCCGCGGGCGTGATCCAGAGCGGAGGCAGCCCAGCCCCCTGCGTGATCAGCTGCTGGTTGGCGGCACCGGGCGCAAGACGGGTGACGCGCCCCGTGGCGTCAGCGTACCAGATGCTACCCTCTGCTGCGCCGTCAAGCTGACCGAGATCAGTTTTCTGGTTAGTGGTCGGAATGTTCGCTTGTGTCGCAGCTGAAATGGCGGCAGCGATGACCGCGTTCGTCGCCGGAGCCCAACCATCCGACCCGAACTGAATCGTCTCACCAGCTGCGATTGGACGGAAGCCGTTAGGTAACTTCGACGCTGCGCCGCCTTGTCCCGAGAAAAAGAAATCCTGACCGCCAAGCACGGCAAGAACACCACTGTTCGTACCGTCGGCGATGACTTCGACGAGATAAGTGCCGTCGACGTCCATCGTGAATTGCGCCTGATTCGCACCAGGGCCTGCCGAAATGACAGCAGCCGACCCTACGGGTCTAGCACGCAAAATAACCGAGAACGTTGTCGGCGCAGGGTTCGCCGTATCGATAACGGTGATGACTTCCGGCGCAACGAAATCGTCGCGTGAGTCGCCGGGCGTACCCGCGCCGGAAACTGAGCCATCGAGCTGAATGATCGGTGTCGCCATCAGTTACCCCCGATCAAAGTTGACGCGCAATTTCCAGATGATCAAAAGCGCCGCGCCGCGCGGTGTCTTCGACGCGGAAGGCGAACCCGACGCGACCATCTTCGAACGGCTGCGAACCGGAGTTGATGCCGAGCGCGTCGTCGAGGAATGCGCGGCCGGAGCCCGGATCTAGATCATCCATACCCGGGACTGTAGCGAAAACCGGAGCGCCCACCGGATTCGAATCAAGATCGTTGCGAAATACGTTGAGCACGACGTCGCCGTTGAGATTCACCACCATGTCGAGCCGTAGGTGAAGCCACGTGTCGTTATTGAAGGGCTCCGTGCCGATAGCGAGGACGCCGTCGACACCAATCGTCTCGGGCAAGCCCTCGTTGATAGCGCCCTTGCGCAGCACGATATGGTGCGGGTCGGCATCGCCGAGGCCGAGCAAATAGCCGAGGTCGGACACGTCGGGACCTTGAAGGCCAATGAAGAGGAACGGAGCGAACTTGGTAGCGCCGGCCGAGGGGTGTCGTTTGATCGCACCCTGGATACGACCACCTTTCGCCATCGGCGCGAAGTTGGTTTGGTTCGTGAACAGCCCGGCTGCCCCGTCGACGACGGCGAGAGAGTTGAAGCCGAAGACGAAACTCCCGCCCCCGTTCGGCCGGTCGATGCCCGCCGTTGCGCCGCGGTCAAGCTGCCCGGTCGCAAGGCTGTTAGCAAGGACGGTCCAGTCGGTTTCGCTCATGCTGTTCTCTCCTAGAAGGTGTCCATCAAAGTCCAGGTTCCGCTGAAGGTCTCTTCCCTCGCGGCGCCAGCATCATACAGCGCTGTCTTGATTGTACTGACTTGAACGTTCGGGGTCGCGACTTCGTCCACGACAACGGCGACAGTCATAACGAGAGCGGTGACACTTACGGGGGTGTGGATCCCATCGTTCAGGATCGAGTCGAAGACGTCGACCCCCGGTGCACCTTCAAAGCCGTCAGTGATCCAGCTACCGACGATACGCGTGATCGTGTCCGCCGTCTCCTCGAAGGTGAGGGTGCCGATGAACTCGGCGTGAGCGAAAGTACGGACATCGATGTCCCAGGATTGCTCGAAATCCTCGGCGCCGCCAATACCACCAAACGCGGCGGACGTGATCGCGCCAAGCACGAACTCGAAGTTCTCGTTGCTAAGCCACTCCTCTTCGAAGTCCTCGATGTCCTGCGGGGTCGAGTCGTACATCGCAACATCGATCCCGCTGAGGACGAACCCGAAGTTCTCGTTGCTGAGCCAACCCTCTTCGTAATCTTCGCCCCTCTCCGGCGCGATGGCGAGATCGTAGAACGCGTCCTCCGTGAGGCCGAGAGCGAAGACGAAATCCTCGTTGCTGAGCCAGCCGTCTTCGTAGTCCTCTTCTGGCCGACGACGCACGCTCAAGCTCGACGGACCATAACTCGCAAGCTCCTCCGCACTCGCGAGCTGCGTCTGGATCCACTCCGCAGCTTCACCGGGCTCAAGACCGGCGATCTCGAAGCTCAGATTCTGGAAGGTGTGCGCCACCTAGAACGAGCCTCCGGTGTCACCGTCAATCAGAGTGAGCGTCCCGAGTATCGGAAATTGCTTGTTCTGAATTGTGAGATCGTCGTCTTGACCGTTGAGTGTCAGGTCGTTGTTCTGATCGCCGATCTTGCGAACGCCGTCGGCCCGTCGCACGACGCCCAAGATGTCTGACCATGCGATTTCTCCGGCCGGGTTGCCGTCGACATCCTTGAAATTGAAGCCGAAGTCGACGTTCGTATTCTCGGAACCATCGGGATTATCGAGCGCGAATACTATTGTGAGCGCGGCGAGAATATTCGCGCGAACTGTGGCTTGCGCGAAGCCGGCTTTCTTGAACACGCGGGCGAAGACGTTGACGGTGAGAAAAACCGGATCGACGACAGCAACGGCGAACGTGGTCGTGTTCGGAAACTCGACCGTCACCTGATTGAGCACAGCATCCTTGATCGCCTGTGACGGCACACCGCCGCCGGCTGGGATAATGAACAGCTTGCCGGCATTCTCGTCGATCTCGATGTCTTCGTTCGATGTGAGCATCAACGCACGCGAGACAGTCGCCAACCGCTTCGCGTTGATCTCGTAGTCTTCGCGAGCCACCGTGCGATTTAGAGCGCGTAGTGATACCGGAGCAAGTTGGCGGATCTGCTCGACGCCCTGCCGATCGACACCGCCCGACGCCTTCAGGGGATTCGTGATGCTCACTTGTACCGGATTCGCTAGATCGTCTGTGAACGCCCCCTCGATGACAGCGATATTCGTGGCCTCGACGTTGCCAATCGAGCCGCCGCCGACCTTGTAGTCGACATCGATCGCGCCTGCCGGAATCGAGCCGTTGACACCATTGCCGAATCGGATCGTCGCGCGGTCGTTCTGATCAACCACGATCACGAAGTTCCGATCGCCCGCCGCCGAATCGAGGAAGTTGTCGACTTCGGTGTAGACACCGTCGGCCGCGACGATCGCAACCGAATCGTCAATGAACGGGATGCGCTCAAGCTCGAACTCTTGATTTGGTAGCGCCGCCGATTGGAATTGCTCTTGTACGGTCTCGGAGTTCTCGACCGTGACGATTACTTCAGGCGGATCAGTCAACGCCGGAATCAATGCGACCGCGAGTAATTCAAACTCGACCGGATCGGTAACCTGTTGCGTGCGAACCTTCTGGCCGATCGGAAGCGAGAAATTGCCGACCGGAGGTTCGGCGAGCGATATGGTGACGTCGGCAGTCGCCGCCGCGTTGCCAGACGCCTCGAACGAGATCAGCTTGGAGAGCGCGATCAGGTTCTTGCGTTGAGTCGCGACCGTGATACGCGACTCCTTTGCCTGATTGTCTTGGTAGAACGTGAGTATGTCGCCAATGAAGGCGTACATTTCCATCAGAATCACGCCGAAGTTCGCAACTTGAAAGTCGGTCCAGTCTGCGAAGACCGATCGAATGAGTTGCTCTAGCCGATTGCGCAGGCTGTCAAAGTCGCGATCGGTGTAGTCGATATTTTCGGGGAGAACCGCCATGTCGTCGCCAGTATCTCAGATCACGATCGAGGCTTCCAGATCCGGGAAGACCACGCTACCTGTGTTCAGGTCGATGAAGTTGAACCGGACGTTTAGTATTAGCTTCGTATCCTTGCGCTCGACTCTGACATCGGTGATCTTGACCCGTGGTTCCCAGCGCTGGATCGCCTCAACGACATGGATGCGCGCGAGATTTTGCAGCGTTTCGTTTTGCGGCTGATGCTTGAGCAGATGAATCGCCGACCCGAAATTCGGTCGCCACGGAACTTCACCTTGCGCGATCTCGGTTGCCGCCACCGTGCCGAGAATTTGGCTGACCGCCGACTTGATCAGCTTCGGTCCAAACTCGTTTTGGAAGTCGCTCGTGCGGTTCCGTCGGAACGGATGGATCAGTCCACGCCCAAACTGGTTGATCAACGCGACCATTAGCTGATCCCTCCGACGCCTGTGCCGCTCTGCGCAGTGGCGGTGCCCGTGGTCGCGACAATCGTATTGACGACGCCGGCCGAGATGAAGTGATCGATAATCGCCTGTGCCATCTTACGAAAGACCTCATCAGAATTGTTAATCGGGTCTGCAACACTTTGTACCGCAGTCTTGAGTGCGGGTCCGAGTACGGTTGCGTTCAATGCCATGCAGCCCTCCTATAACTTCTTCGCGAAGACTCGAACCGAAGCGCCTCCGAGTTGACCGTGCGTTTTTGCCGTAAAGGGATCAACCGCGCTGGCGAGAACGACGCCTTCGCCTGCGATCGGATCTTGATTCAAGTTGTCGCCGCCGAGAAACAGCTTCGGCGCATCCACGACGACGAGCTTGCTGTGCTTGATCGTGGTCTTGTCCGGCGACATGATCACAGTATCGCCCGTCTCCTTGTCGAGCACCGCGAACCGCTCTTTGCCACTGCGATGGTCGAAGATCAGTTGATAGCGTTCGGTTTCGTAGCCCTTAATCTTGACGCGATCCGACTTCGAAAGCCCACTCTCGTGCAGCGGCGTTTCATGCGCGCCATCGACGATCCCCCAATGACCGGAAGCGAAGAACAGCCGGTCGACGTCGCCGCGAAAGAACCACACGTCAACATCCGCGCCGATATCAGGCGGGTCAAACCATCCACGTTGCGCCTTGCCGCCGCCTTGTGTTCCGACCGGGAATGCCCACGCGCTCGCGGGCTCAATGATGCTGGGCACCCTGATGCGCACGCGGCCGAGCAGCTCGGGATCTTCATTGTCGATCACGGTGCCGGTGTAGAAGCCGACGTAGTGCAATTCCTCGGTATTGTCGAATTCAGTCGCCATCGCCCAAGCTCTCGCGCAGGGCGCCGACCTCGCGCTTGCGACGATCGCGATACTTCAGGAACTCGCGATCGCCTTCACGCTGGCTCGTTCTGAATGCTTCAAGCCGCTTTCGTTCGAGCCGCTCTGCCTCGGTCTGCTGATTGCCCGCGCCGCGCCGGTTGCTCTCGGTCTGATTGTTGAACTGTCCCGCCCTTTCAGCTTCCTCGGCAATGCAGATCCGCTTCGCTCTGCTGGCGCTTATAGAGAGATCGTGCGCGGCGAAGCCGATTCTGCCCAATCCGAGCCGACCCCCTGCACTGGCTTTCAGTGTTCCGTTGTTGAAGATTTCGATTGCCGTGTTTTGCACGTCGTCGACCACCGGGATCGTGAGCGTATTTGACTTCGGATCCTCGGTAAGTTTGGGTTGCAGCTCCTTGAGGATGCGAATGCGCGAACCAAGGAATTGCGATAGGTCGCCGCCGATGCCTAGACCCTTTTTGTGAATTTCGATGAAGACCTGATCGCGCGTGTCGACGAACTCGTCGATACGCGCCTGAACGTTCTTGAGCGCCGAGAGGCACGTCGAGGCACCGCCGCCGCCCCGACCCCCCGGAATGAATGCGAAGAGTCGCTCTTGGTTTCGATTCTCCTTGTGGCCGTCGCGCAGGATCTCGCACTGACATTCGTAGCCGGAGCCCGCGATCTTGTGCACGATCTTCTTCAGGTAGTAGTTCCCCGAGAGTCGATTGCCGATACCCTCGATTCCGAGCACCGTCTTCGCCAGCAATTCGGGATCGCCGAGAATGCCCATCTTCGCCTTGACGGTCAGGTGCCGACGCTTCTTTCCCCGGCCTCGCGCGCGCCGCAAACTGAGCGACGCGATTGTCTCGGCCGTCACATCGATCACGTCGCGCGCAACGTTCCCGAGTCCGGTCAGCAGCTCCGCAGTAACCTCAGCGTTCGGCGCGAGTTGTGGCGAGAAGTCTCTCGTGTAGTCGACCACGAATTCGAAGTCAATCTTCTTTTTGTGGTCACGTCCGCGCGTTGTCGAGCGCCCGGGGATCGGAGAGGTATCATTGTCGATGTCGAACGACAGGATCGACGCCTCGCGATTGCCGGGGCTCGCGCCGCCTGCATACCAGCGGAACGTGCGCACCGGCTTCTGACCAACCTGTCGCTCATGGAAGTGCAGGCCATCGAAATCAACGTAAAATTCGAAGCCTTCCTTCTGCGCGAGTCGGCGAATGAAGTGCGCATCGGTTTGCTTGGCCTGCGTCTGAAATTCGACGACCTCTTTCGTGTCTTGGATGAACTGCACGTCATCGCTGAAACCGTTCTCTTCGGCGATCTGTTTCACCATGTCGGAGCGTTTCTTATTCTCGAACACGCGGCAGCGATCGATCCGATCCATCAGGAACTTTTTAGAGAAGCCTTCGACCTTGAGCGTGGTGAAGCCCGTAACCTTTTTGATCACAACTTGCCGGGCAGGCGCGAGCCGGCCGGGGTAGCCCCACGTCACTTCGAGGATACCGCCCTTGCGCCAGACAGGTGTGTCGAGGTTGGCCAGATCCCAATTGTCGACGGTGAGCTTGAGCTTGTCGGCCTTACTCTCGTTGTCTTCGAACTCGAACGACTCGACGCGACCGGTAAGATCGACCCGCACACCTTTCGTGCCCTTCGGTATGAGCTTGACGAAGTAAAGCGGGTTCCCCAGCGAACCATGTGTCGAGATAACCGACATGCTACGGAGTCGCTTCCTCCGTGCGTTTCTCGCTAAATATTTCTTCGGTTACGGTTCGGAGCGATGGGATGAACAGCGTGCGGCCCAATCCGATCGAGATCGTCGGATCGTGAATTGGGTCGGGCTGAAAATCAGCGATAATCCACCAAAATCCTGACGGCCGATCCAGTCCGCGAAAGAACCGGTGCGCGAGCGTGAACAGGGTGTCGCCTTCGCGGGCGATATGCGTGCGCGTGTCCGGCAATTCCCGAAATACAAATCGCTCGCGGTCCGTGAGAAACAGGATCTCGGGCCTGTCGATGTCATTGAGTGCGGCCGTGAACTGGAAGCGCGAGAACTTGAACGGAGGCACTAGAGTTCTCCTTCGTCTTCGGAGCCTCGGATCGTTCCGTCGTTCAGCACGTCGTCAACGTGCAGCCGGAAATCGCGGATCTCTTCAAGTACGACTTTCGCGACGAACGTGATTGGCAGACCCGTCGCGGCGAACTTGGTGTACGTGAATTCGACGCTATCGATGACCGCGGTCAGCGAGATCATCTGCGGCCAGATAAACAGCAAACGCGGCGGTGCGCCGCCCGGCGTGTTGCCGGCCATCACACGCCGTGGAAAACAGATCGCTTGCAGGAACTTCCGCGCGATCAGGTTGCGTTCGGCTTGCTCTTGTGTCTGCGCGTCGAAGAAGAGACTGAATTCGAAGCCGTTATTCTCGGTGTTGACGTAGTGCAGCACTTTGTGCGACTGGCCGACGACTGTTTTGCGAGCCCAATTGACGCCGAGCTTTTCGGTGAACTCGGTCGGATTGAACTGCGGCGTGAACCGTGTGCGCGGATCGTCGATCTTTGTGATCGTCATCTTCTCCGCTGGCGACGTTACCGCTTCAAGCAACGACATCAGTCAATTCCCCCCGGCGTCGGCTGGCTTCGTCGCCGGCCATCTTCGGCCAGTTGCTTTGTCACAGCAGTCGCGACGACTTCGCCATCAAGCTCGATTTTGATGTTGCTCGTAACCTCGGTTTTGCCGCCTGCGACGGTGACTCTCGTTTCCGCAGGCCCGCCCGCGCCGGCCGTCGCGACGACCGGCGACACAGGCGCCACGTTGCCGGCGCCGAACTTGCCACGGCCGGCAGCGATCGATCCGGCGGTTGTTACTCCGCCTTCATCGCCGAACGCATCGAACGCGGCTTCGCCGATGCCGGCGCCGAAGTCGACGATCGAGCCGCCGATGTCGGAGACGAAATCGAAGACATCGCCCGCGATCTCCTTCGCTTTGATCAGGAACGCGACGATCGGTTCGAGCACGGCTTGCACGAGCCTGAACACAAACATAATCGCATCGCCGACAGCCGTCGCGACTTCGCCAAGGAACTCGAACGCGGAGGTAAGCGCGCCGCCGACTAGATCGACGAGCCCACCGATGGCGTCAACGATTCCACCGATCACGCTGCTGATTACTTCAAACGCGAAGACGAATGGCGCCGCGAGCACCGAGCCGATCTTGGAGACGATGGTAACGAAGCCGCCGATCAGGAACTTCCACGCATCGAGCCAGAGATTGAAAAGCCCGGTGAGGAAGGCGCCCGTTTCATTCCAAACGAATCGGAAAAATTCGGCGAAGTCTTCGATGACGCCGACCATAATGTCGACAGCGGCCTTCCATACAGCAACGATTTCATCCCAGAAAACAATGATCGCTATCGCCGCCGCCGCGACAGCCAAGATGACCAGCCCAACCGGACCGAAGATCGCCGCCCACATCGTGGCTGCTTTCGCTCCAATACCCGGCATCAACAATCCGAGTGCACCGAGCGCGCCACTGAAAAACAATACAGCACCGCCCACGGTCAACAGGATGGCGAGACCCGCGAAGATCACAGCAAACGCTTTCTTCACCGGGCCAGGTAGCTTGTCGAACAGCTTGAGCAGCGCCTCGGCTGCGGTCGCGAGAATTTTGATGAACGGGGCGAGGGCGGTGCCGATGCCGATCTTGATGTTCGTCCAGACCGCGCCCAGCCGCTTGAGCTGCCGATCGAGTGTCTCGTTCATTTTCTTGAACGCGGCGTCGGTCGCGCCGGTCTTGTTCTCCATGGCGGCCATGTTCTCCGTAAAGAACTTGGCGTTGTTCGCGGTGAGGGCAAGGATTGAGTTCACTGCCTCGATCGAACCGAACAACTTGAGAAGCGAATCTTCGTTGAATTTGGCGGAACCGGTAAGGCTGTCAAGGAACTTGACGAGCCCCTGCGATCGCAGCGCCGCCGCGTCGAAACTAATGCCGAGTCGCTTCGCTTCTCTCTCGGCGTCCGCCGTCGGCTTGATGATGTTGGCGAACGTCGCCTTCAATCCCGTCACAGACTCCTTCGTCGAGAGTCCACTTTTCGTGATGGCGGCGATTGACGCGTTCAACTCGTCGAACGTGACGCCAAGGGAAGCGGCCAACGGCGCCACGCGGCCAATCGTTTTCGACAGTTCGGGGATTGTTGTGACACCCTGCCGGACGGCGATAAACAGCGAATCGGATGCCTCGGCAGCACTGAGCCCGGATTTCTCGTAGACGTTGACCGCCTTGATCAGAACCGCGGTCGAGTCGGTCAAGTCGGCCACGCCGCCGATGGCGAGCTTGTTCGCCGAATTGAGCAGCTTCGTCGCTTCGCCGGCATCAGTGATGCCGCCGGAGATTGTGGCGTACAAGGCAGGTGCTTGCTTGAGCGCGTCTTCGCCGAACGTTGCGGCAAGGTTCATCGTGATGTCGCGCATCTTCTGTGTCGAGAACGTCGCTTCATCGACGAGCGTCGACACTTCCGCGATCGCCTTCTCGAAATCCTTGGCCGACTTCGCGGCGCCGCCGAGCGCACGAAGACCGATGGCGCCGGCCGCGAACAGACCGAGCCCGACGCCCATCTTCTTCATGTTGCCGGTGAACTTCGCTTGAGTCGCTTCAGTTGTCGCATCGAGCGACTTGAAGCGACGTTCGAGCTTGTTGATGTTGCGCGAAGCCAGATCCTTCGCGGTGAATAATAGTCCCATGCCGAGATTGGATAATGCCACTAGCGAATCTCCTTTGCATGTGGCACAATGACCGAATGGGTACTAAAACTCGGTGGAAATCGATTCCCGGCTTCGAGGGCGTTTACTCTGTTTCGCGTGACGGTGAGGTCAGGCTCGAAGTCGATCGGCGCAACAAAGAACTTGGTTCGCGACTCAGGCAAACAATGGATCCTGACGGATATCTTCTCGTCCGACTCAGTCTCGATGGCTCGCAAAAGGCTGGACGGAATCACCGTGTCAACCGGCTTGTCGGCGCAACCTTCCTCGGCGATGTCACCGACATGCAAGTCAATCACAAGAACGGGGACAAGGCCGACAACCGGCTTTCGAACTTGGAAATTGTGACCCCAGCCGAGAACATCAAACATGCCATCAAAGTTCTCGGGTATCGCCGGGACGGCGAGCACAACAACGCCGCCAAGCTCACCGAGCGGCAGGTTGTCATGCTGCGCAAAGCTGCGGCACGCGGGAAGACCTATGTCGCGCTTGGCAAGCGATTCGGAATTACATCCGTCATGGCATGCGACATTGCCCGGGGCAAGGCATGGCCCAATGCGCCCGGACCTATCGCCGACCGGCGAACAAGAGAGTACGGCCGACTGAGTGACGAACAGAAGCAAGAGGTTCGTCAACGATACAAACGCGGAGAGCGGGCCAAGCTGCTTGCTGACGAGTTCGGCGTCAGTCGGCGAACCGTCTACAACATCATTGATCAGTAGCGCCGCGCCCATTACCTGCGCGATGCTTTCTTGAGCGCCTTGTATTCGCGCTCGCGTTGATCGGCTTGCCATCTCACCCATTCTAGGAAATCTCCTAGCCCGAGTCCCTTTACTTCTGTGAGGGTGAGGTTAGTGCCTGAACCTCCGTGCTGTTTCCACGTCAGCTCACGGATCCCCCGCCAGAGAAGCTCCCTTTGCGGGACGTCCAGAACCCTGGCTATGTGGTCGAGCTGTTCGCTGTCTCCGCCCTCGCTTTCGCTCTCTTTTGCTTCTTCCGTTGTAACGAAGGGAAGAAAAACTCGCGATCCAAAGGGAGCGACACCTCCTGAATCGATCCACAGTCGGGACACTCGACTTCGATGTCGGTGTCGAGCCCGACGTCGGCTTCGTCGAACTGCTCGATCAGCTCGTTCGCCTGCGAGAGCGAAAGATTTTCGATGAACTCGCGCAGGTTCTCGACGCCTTCGACACTCTTGATGCGCGTGCGCAGTGCCAACGTCATCAACTGATCGCGGTTGTTGGCGCGCTGCTTTGCTGCCTTCTTTGTGTCGCTGTGCAGCGGCAACTTGAACGTCACGATCTCGCCCGTGTCAGGCGCCTCGGTTCGGAACTCGTTGCCTTCCTTGAACCGCTCGCGCTGCGCTTCATCGAACTTCTGGAGAGGAAGCTCGTCGACGAGATCGACCGCCCACTCGAATTGTTCTCGGCAGCTTGTGTCGTCGCACTGTGTCTTGAAGACGTACTCGGCGCCGTGCGTGGCTACGCGAATCATGACGAGCACGTAGTCGACATCGCCCTGTAAGACGGTGTCCCATCTCGGCGGGGCGCCCGCGTCCAGCTCGTAGGGGCCGGGATCCTCAGTCGAAAGCCAACAGGCTTTCAGAATCTTGGCGGCCAGCGCGATCCGATCCTTCTTCCGGGTCGCACTGGCGATCGCGTTCGCATCGGCTACCGACAGCCCACGAACCGTGCCCGTCAACCCTGACGGGCATTCCATTGTGTGTGTCTTGTCCATCGTCGTTCCCTTCGTCGTCGTCGTCGCCGCTATCTAGGAACGAGCCTAGACGCGCACGAAGAAATCGTAGGTCAGCGTGACCATCTCGATCGTCTTTTCGTCGGCGTCGTTGTCCCACTCGCCCGCGACGAACTTGACCGGCCACGCCTGGAAGACTCGCCAACGCACAAGCGTTGCTCCGTCACGGTCTTGCTGCACGATGTCGAGATCGCGTTTGAACAGCGGATCAAGCAGGCCGGCACCGAGCCCGGCACCCGCAATCAACGACGACATAATCGACGAGTCGGCGACCTCTTCGAACCAGGCGAACATGTCGTCGTCTTGCGTGGCGCCGCGTTCAAGGGTGACGTCACTGAACGTGAGTCGTCCTGGCGACTTATTCGGAATGAGCGTTCCGCCCTCGTTGTATTCAATCTTCGCGGCCTCGACAGAAAGCTCGCTACACTTGTTGAATGCAGCGGAGTCGAAACCATCGACTTGAACAAGGAACTTGAACTTGTCGTGGAAGGTTCGCGGTGCTCCGATTACCGGCATGATTTATTGCCTCCTGTGACTAGGCCGAAGCCACTTCTTCTTCGAGGGCTCGGGTATCGGCGGTCACCCGGAGAATGATGAATTCGGCCGGCTTCGCCATCGCGAGGCCGATACGGATGATCATCTGCCCTGCGTTGACGACCGACGGCGGATTCAGAGCCTCAGACACGTCCACGAAAAACGCCGTCGCCGGATTCCTGGACGCGAAAGCGCCGTTGCGCATCTGTTGCAACAGGAACAGCGTGACCGTTCGGTCGGCGACCGCTCGATTGTCCTCGGTGTTCGGCACATGCTTCAGGAACAGGAGCCCGCCCTTGAGACTCTGCTCGATGAAGATGACCCCGCGCCGCTCCGGGATGCTCGGGAAGTTCCCGTTGCCCTTGAGCGTACGTGAGCCGTCGATGTGACGCGGAGATCCGTTGATCGCTGTGATCGGATTGATGCGCTTCGGGTACAACAGATCGCGTTTCTTCTCGTCCAGCACCTCCTCGTTCTCGAACCCGACCATGCCGCGAATGACACCGTTCTCGATGTTGGCCGGCGCGATGTACACACCGCCCGGAGTCTGCGCATCGCGGCGCGCGTATACGCCCGCGATGTGACCCGACGGGGGAAGCGTCAGGTTTTCGGCGTCGCCGAAGACGCCCTTCGACGGATTGAGAATCTTGATCTGCGGCCAGTAGATCGCGCCGAACTCCGAGAGATTCAGAATCGCGGCGGTCGTGTCGACGTAGGTGATGATCTGCGTCGTACTGAAACCGGCGGGCGGATCGATGATGGCGAAGCATTCCTTGTCGCGGAACGTGTCGCAGTAGGTGATCATGCCATTGGCAACGGCTGCTGTTGGCCGATCTGGCGAAATCAGAACGCGGATACCCTGCGTCTGATCGAACGCATGGAAGCCGATGCCGCCGGCAGGGCTGCCGATGAAGTCATTGTCGTCGAGGCCGGCAAGACCGTCGCCGCCGCCCGTGAGTGGCCCGAAGGTGCCTTCGGCCGGGCGTGGATCGGCCGCCGTCGAATCGAGATCGGTGACGGCGATCAGCTTTGACCCCGAGTCGGCGTTGTTGATGATCGTCTCGACAAAGTTCGGGGCCGTGTCGATCATCGAAACGTTTGGGAATGTCTCGACAATCAGGCCGTCATCTTCGACGAGAAGGTTGAATTCGGTCGAATCTCCGCTCGTCGGCGGATCGATGATGGTCTTGATTGTGTTGGCGTAGGTACCATCGGTCTTGCCATCCACCTTGAGCGTGTTCGCCGCCGCGCCGCTATCGCCCGAGTGGGTCGCGTTGTCGAAGCCCAGCTCATCGTCAGCGGTCGAGCCGGCCTCGACCAAGATCGACGACGTCGGACCGGTCGTGTTGGAGACGATCTGTACCGCACCACCGACGTCGTTGACCGTGAGGCCGGATACAGCTGCCTCAACGATGGACTTGACCTCGGCGACCGTAACTGCATCGATATCTGCAACATTGCCGGTCCCATCGAAGGGGCCGCCGGCACCGAAGAGGGTCGCCAACGCCGTACCACCCGTGAAGTCCAACTGCGAATCGGTGCCGCGTTTGTCTGAAGTGAGGATGATCGAACCCGCGGGGGCCGTCGCCTGGACCCCGGTCATCTCGGCGTTGATGACCGCTGCGACTTCGAGCGCCGTAGCCGCACCGATGGCGACGAACTCGGCGGTGTTAAAGGTTACGGTCTGGGGCGAACCGCCGTCGACGCCGACGATCAATGTCTGGCCGTCCACGAGCGCGTAAGTCTCAGCCTGCCCCGTTCGCGTTCCGGCGGTCGCGTTGAAGGTCGCCGTCGCCGGACCACCCCCGTCGACGGCGATATCGAGATCGTCGGCTGGTTCGAGATCGAACGGACCGACCACCGTGCCGAGGATCGTACCCGCTGACGGGGCGCCCACCGCGGTCAGCAACGTGAATGTTGCCGCCACTGACGTCTTCGTCAGCGGGTCCGTGATGTCCGCGTAGTGAACGACGCGCGAGATGTGGGCCTCGGTGCCGCCGTTCTGGAAGAAGCCTTGCATCGCCAGCGTCAGATCGCCGTTGGCGGTGAAGCCACCATAGATCCTGACGTACTCTTCGAAGTTCGTCAGGGTGGTTTGCGTTCGAACCGGACCGCGTTCCGTGATGCCGTTCGCCGCGAGCACGGCAGTCGGCAACGCTTGGATCGATCGGATCCTTGGTTCTTCTTCTTCGACGGCGACTTTGGCTGCGAGCAACTGTGCCATTGCTGTTCACTCCTGCGGCTGTGAGCGATCTACTTACGCTTCTTTCGCTTGGATTTATCTTCCGCCGCCGCCGTCGCCTTCACCTTGAGAAAGGCAAGAGTGCCTTCTGCAATCGCTTGCTTGATTGCCGGCACCGCCAGAATTTGATCCGGCAAGCTGTGACGCTTCTCGCGAGAGAGCAACGTCAACACTCCGGGTACGTTCTTTCGAACGCGTTTGGGATATCGCCCGCCTTCACGCTTCTCTTCCACAACGATCACAGTCATCGCTTTCGACTGTGCAGCGAAGGCCGGGTGATCGAGATGGAAGGTTCGCTTCCGCTTTTGCTTGTTGATCAGTGTGACAGGCATGAGTACCTAGCAGTTCCCGGCCCCAGGTCGGTTCGTATTCTCAGGTGGCTGGATGATAATGCCATCCGTCTCTGTCACGCGAGAGAGTTCGACAACCAAATCATCGGCTACCCCCGCCAAATCCTCAAGATCGAAGCCTCTGATGATGATGTTTCCGGCGAAACTCCGCACGTTGGAGTCATTCAGACGGTCTGTGGAGCTGGGCTCACCGCCTTCCTCGGTGAAGTCCATCTCGTAGCGGATCTTGCCCAGTGAGGGATCTGCCGGGTCGCGATCCATCGTGATGAACTTGTTGCGGCCGATGAACTTCGTGAAAGCCGCCATCAAATTCAACTTCTGTGCCTTGAGTTCAGCAACGCCGACGACCTCGAAAAGTAGATCGACCGTGTAGGGGGATCGCCTGATTTCAACCGTGCCATCCGGCAGCTCGATCTGTTGCTTCTCGTTGGTAGAAAAAAACCGGTTCTCGTTGATGTCTGGCCCTACCAAGATCAGCGCGGGCAGCTTGGCAATCCGCGCAATATTCAGGAAGTCTTGGGTCGAGCCATCGAAGTCGGTGTGAGCCGTCAAGCTCACTTCGTCAATGACCTGCCGTTTCAGCTCTTGGATGAACGTGCGAACTAGGCGCGTCAGGTCATCTTGTGCCGTGAGGTTCGGGCGCCGGAACGTGTAGCCATTGACCTTCGTCGCGACCTCGCCCCCGATCGGATCGCCGTTGTCATCGAGGTTCGTGAGCACGACGTCAAACGCGCCGGGGTCGTGAATGGGCGCGAGGCACGTCACCGAGCCTTGCGAAAATACGCGCACGTCGGTCGCCTCGATACCGCCAAACTCTACGCGTACGGTGCGCGGAAAAGTTCCGCCGACGAAACCGGTTGCCGGCGGATCGGGAGGAAGCCGCGCATTGTTGGTTTTGAGGCGCACAAGGTTCCGACCGCCAGTCGGCCCCAACGTGGGGGTTACTGAAACGATCAACGGGACGGCCATTGCCAAAAACTATAACACGCGGCTCCTACGTGGGCGGTTTTCCGCTCGGTCTGCCGATGTTTCCTTTCATGATGATCGCCACCCGGTTCATCACGCGCTTCTTCAGTACGCTCGGTTTCGCAAACCGTTTGAAGACTGGCCCGAACACGGGGCGCGGCGGAATGCGCACGATGATAATACCGCCGCCGCCCTCGCCTTCCAGACCGCGTGTAGCTCGATGCGCTTCGAATGCAGCGAACAGAAAACGGCGCATCTTCGCCGTCATCTTGATCACGATCGGCTTGCTGCCGAACTCGTTGAGCCGCATGATGTCGGCGAGCAGGCGACCATCATCGGCGCGCACCGTTCGCTGCACGCCGATGAAAACGAAGTCGCGCTTCTGCAAGACGCTGATCGATCCAACGAGCCCCTGACCACCGGTTCGAATGAGCGCCTTCGTTCCCCGGAACCTGCGGAAGCGCCGTGTCGCAACCGTAGTCTTCGCGAGCTTTTTGAACTGCCGACCGCCCGGGGCTTGCTTGCGGATCCCTTGTACTAGTTTCTTGCGAAGGAACTGGCCCTCTTGTTTCATCGCCTTGCGAATCGCGCGGTTGAGCTGTGTCGCGTTCGCGAAAAACGTTCGCCGGGTCTTCGACCAATCGCCGGTTTTGACGAGAGCTGTCACTGATTGAGATAGTCTCGCAACACCATGCTGACGTATACCTCGAACGACAGGCACGACGGACGAAGCTCGATCACTTCGTAGACGAACTCCCAATCGAACCAAACCGACTTGCGAAGCCAGCCGACATCCCAGCCGCCATATTTGTTCGAGCGACCATACAGGTCGACGTCTTCGTGCGCCGGCAGCCGCGGGGAGCGCGGGCAGCCGCGGGGATCGACGTACCAGTCATCGGGCCAATCCCAACGCTGCGCCAGATCCCACGCGAGGAACGCGACTGCGACGTGCTGCCCGGTCGTATGCCGCAACCCTTCCCGATGCGGTTTGTGCTCGGGCAGAGCGGTCCACCTGCCGCGAACATAAAATCCGCACGGCGGAAGCTCGATGCCGACGTAGCTGTCGTTCACGTAGCGAGTCGGGAACAGGTGCTGCGGCGACTTGTAGTGCCAGTCACCCTTCCATCGCTTCACAGACATGGGCACGATGGGGCCGATCAATCCTTCGTCGCCTTGACCCTTGGCCTTCTTCCCCTTCGCCCACGCGCCGCTAAGGTACGCGGCCCGCTCGTGACCGGACACGCCGACGTGTGGGGTGCGAAGCCGATCGTCGGTGTATTGAAACAGCATGCCGTCGTAATCGGCGAGGTAGTGAACCGAGTAATCCTTCCGGGTGTAGTAGTTGCTCGCGTAGACGATCGGATCGGCGCCGGCATCGACCGCTTTTTTCACGATGGTCGAACCGGTCATGTGTACGACGAGCCCGTGAACCGGATACTTCCGCTCGCGCGCCTTGCGTAGATCGTCGTCGCCGTACTCTGTCGCGATCGGGCTGTCTCCGATGCGATCAGGAAAGACGGTGTAGATCCGGCTCTGCGGCTTGGCTATATGCGGCGTCGAAGAAACCCGGGTGATGCGTCTGGACATGGGCTCAGTCTACCGAGCCACTATGAAAACGCCCTCCGGCCGGAGGCAACCACCTACAGCCGGAGGGCAAATGTCTGGCAGGAACCACCCCACCTGACGCACGCCTACAGGCTAGACGAGCCACGCTCGATTGTCCATAGTCGAACCAATTTGCGACCATTATCGACACCTTACAGAAAAGGTCGATTTCTCGTTATTTTCCGTTGACGGATGCGAGAGCGCATTGCTAAGATGCTAAACATGGCGCACACGAACAAGATCGGCGGGAAGACCCCGAAGCAATGGCTCGCGAACTACGAGAAGATGGTCGACCCACCCGAATGCGAGAATGGTCATTTCGGCTGCTCTTGCACAGCGAAAACCGGCGGCCCTTGCATGAACGAAATGAGCCTTCTCGTAGAGCAACCCGATGATCAATAAGTACGCGGGCACCTGTTACGACTGCGGCGAGCGTGTCGCAGTCGGCGAAGGCTCGGTCGAGAAGATCGGCGAGAAATGGGAGACGCGATGCAACAGCTGCGTCGGAGCCGACTCGCCGACAATCCGGTTCGAACTGAAAGAGAATATTCGCAACACCGCCATCGCGCGCCCCGAGCGGTTCCTTGTTGGCGAGTGGTTTCAAACGTGGCGCAACGCATGCGCGCACGGAGGCTCGCGGTACTGGAAAGATCCTGACGGCGAAAACGGTGGCTACCTCGTGACGTTCGACGCGCTGCCGCGATTGATCAAGGAGCTGCGCTCAGCCAAGTTCGAGATATCGGTCGACCCGCTCGTGAAGAAGGCGATGACCGATCATGTCACTGCGGCGCAGGAAGACGACTCCGATGCGGCTGCGCGCCTCGACGAGCTTGATGCGAAGCTCGCACTTGAAGGCAAGGCCGCGTTCAAGTTTCAGAAGCAAGGAACGCGCTGGCTCGCTCCACGGCACGGCGCCATCCTGAACGACGACATGGGGCTTGGCAAGACGATGCAAGCCTTGCTCTCTGTGATGTACAGCGCGGCCGTCGTCGTCGTGTGTCCCGCGATCGCGAAGCCAGTTTGGCTGCGCGAGATCGCCAAGTGGCGCCCCGACCTGAAACCGGTCGTGCTCGATGGTCGCAAGTCGTTCCGCTGGCCCGAGCCCGGCGAAGTCGTCATCATCAACTATGCCATTCAGCCGGCGACTGCAGCCGAAGAAGACGTGCCCGCCGGCATCCCCCGCGTCAACGAAGGCGACGTCGCGACCGGCACCGTGATCATCGGCGACGAAGCACAGGCACTCAAGAACAACAAGAGTCAACAAACGAAGCGCTTTCGCGCGATGGCCGACCAAGTGCGCAAGGCTGACGGCCGCGTGTGGCTGCTCACGGCAACTGCAATCCTGAACCGCCCGCCCGAGCTGTGGGCGTTGCTGATCGCTGCCGGCGCGCATCACGACTCATTCTCAAACTTCGATCGGTTCAAGGATATGATGGGCGGGCGCGACGGTCGCTTCGCGATCGAGTGGGGCAAGCCTGCGCCGGCCTGCGTCGAGCTTCTTCGTCGCGTGATGCTTCGGCGCACGAAGAAGGGTGTGATGCCCGATCTTCCCGGCAAAATCTTGGCGGATCTCACAGTCGAGATCGATCGCAAAACAACAAAAATCTGTGACGCCCAGCTCGCCGAACTGGAAGCCAAGGGCATCGACCTGACGCGCGCTACGCGTGACGCGATCATGTCGAACCTTCGGAAAATTCACTTCGAAGACACATCGACCGCGCGCAAAGCGCTCGCCATCGCGAAGATTCCGGCGATGCTCAAGTTCGTCGAGCAGTGCGAGCAGAACGATGAACCGCTCGTTGTCTTCTCGCGACACCGTTCGCCGATCGATGCGCTCGACGGTCGTAAGGGTTGGGCAGTCGTGACCGGCGACACGCCGCAGAAACGACGCGGGCAGATCGAAGACGACTTCCAAGCGGGCAAGCTGCGCGGCGTGGCCGGCACCATTCAGGCCATGGGCACTGCCGTCACCTTGACCGCAGCCGCGCAGGAGCTGTTCGTCGACGAGAGCTATACGCCTTCCGAGAACGAGCAGGCGCAGGATCGGTGCCTCCGCATCGGCCAGACCCGCACCGTCAACATCACTCGACTCGTCGCGAATCACCGGCTCGATGAGGGGCTCGCTCTGCTGTGTGCGCAGAAGACCGAGATCATCGACGGCTCGGTTGACAAGGCCCAGGTCATCGACATCGAGAATCCGACCGAAGCACTCGCCGCTGCCGCGAATGCGGTGACGGAGTCGACCGAGAGCGAGCAGGCCGCCGAAGACCGCCGCCAACAGCGCGACCACGAGCGGGCCGCCAGAGCCGCCCAGATGGCCGCTGACGGCCGTCCCTCCGGCGTGGCCGGGAAGCGCCGGGAAGCTCTCACAGCCCGAGACAAATGGGCTGTGAGCGTGCTACGTCGCCTCGCCGCGGATGCCGGCTTCAACTCCCTCGACAACGAGTTCGGCCACAGCCTCGCTGCCCAGCTCGCTGCCGACGGCCTCACCGACATCCAGTGGCGCGCGGTCATTAAGCTGTGCTCGCGCTACGACGAGCCGCCGGCCGAGAATGCCGCCGACGGCCTGCCGTTCTAAGGTGTGACCACACGTCACAACTGTAGTGTGTGACTACACCCTATGTGCGCGTATCATGGTCCGGGGTGTGACCACACTGCGCGGCTCGCGATCTGGCCCCAGCGATTACGTGTGGCTACACCCGGCACGGGGCGTGCAGTAGCTAGGGATATGAGCAAAACAAACACCGTATTTCGCACTGTCGCAGAGGCCCTCGCCGCCGGCTATCGTAGCCCGACTCGCTCCGATCGTGACGCCTCCGGCCCGTCGAGCTATGGGTACGCATTCGAGGACTCGCGCGGTCGCCGCACTGTCAAGGTCTGGCTGACTGAGGCTACACCTCGATTGCGGTCGGCAGGTCCTGGCGCATTCGCCCCCATGTTTCCGCCGGAGGTGTCCCGATGACTCGCGTACGAACCCTTTCAAGCCTCGTGCTCCCCGACGGAGCGGCGATACGCTACGGACGCCACTATGATGGCCCCGGGCCAAGCCGACATGGCTGGTACCGCGAAAGTGCTGCCGGCGAATGCACGTACCTCGGAGCGTCCACCGACGAGGTAGTCGAGCGCGCGCTGCATCCGCTCGCGTGTGACCGAATTGCTCATCACGACGTCGTGCAAGCGATCCTCAACGCCGATCTGGAGGTGTCCCGATGAGCCGCGGCAACCCGATTTTCCGCCTCCGCCTCGCCCCCGAGGCGCGCGAACGCTGGGAGGCTGCGGCAGCCGATGTCGGCGTGTCGCTCAGCGAGTGGATCCGGCTCGTGATCGAGCTGTCGCTCAAGCGGCAACAAGGCTAGCGAGCTGCGCTCTGCGTCCCGAGTTCGCGCTCTTGGAGGCCGACGATCAATAGGTTCCGGCTACGCCCGATACCGAAGCCGGCGGGGGTGACGTCGTTGACGAACAAGCCCGGCGGATCGGGAATCGTCTCGATCAGCTTCTCGTCGCAGTCGTAGATCGCCAGAAGCCGGTCATGCAGGCGAATCATCGCCCGCCCGTTCTCGTCGAGCATGTTGGCTTCTTCTAAATCCTTGAAATGAAACACGAGCGTCATCTTCGAATCCGGGCTCGTGCCCCCGAGCACCTGTCGCACCGCCTCGAAAACACCGTCTTCGATCTGGCACCGCAGGCGCACGCACGTCTCTTCGCGCAGTGCTTCGCCCTTCACGTCGTCGGCGTCGGCCTTGATGAT